AGTAATCACATAGACTCACTGGACCATTACGTGGACCACATGATGATTGCCAAGCTACAATCAATAGGCTGTTACGCCGAAGATATATACGAACTGTTTATCTACATTCTTCAAAACATAGATGAACTGTATATTACCATCGACCCAGCTTCCATGGATGAAAAACGAATTGCCACTAGAGAATATGTATTGTTAGACGTCTTCAAGAAAATTAACAATTTCACATATTCGGTATTCAAACCATCGCATAGAGCCTTAGATGAACGAGCAATAAGACAGAAGCTTGCTACTAACATACCACGGTCAACTACTTTAGAAGTAGAACGTCATGGTGAAGTATCAGTTGTCTCATTTGTTGGTGATAATAAAATGCTTAAATATGCAACAGCAATGGTTTCACAAGTTGAGGCTACTGCAACAGGCAAACCTAAAAAGACACTAACAGACCCAGCTAGTAGATTCCATCCTACTATCATTGGTATATGTAGTCACTTGAACCAAACAAAACCAAATCCACCTGGCAAGGGTAAACTCAACCCGTGTGTGGAAATCGATGAATACAATAGTTTAAGCTATAGAAAAGAATTAAAGCCGATCTTTGAAAAGATCATTAAACAGATATAAAGGATATGGATTAATGCAACTCACTCAACAAGACGTAGATTACATCGTAGACTATGTAATTAAGCAGGCAGAAACACAAGACATATATAATGCCGCTTTTGATATCCTAACTAACGGAGGGAGATTTTCATCTAACCGTTGGGATAGAATGATATCTGCCATGCCTTTAGCTATTGGCTATTTCATGGACGTTGAAAGAAAGACTGAAAACGCAGCATTTGATGAAGCGTTACATTACGTCTCTTACTTCTCGTCTGTTAAAATCATTATGGAAGAAGTGTCTATCTCTGATTCCCTAAGTGATCAAGACTATAACGCCATGAAGATTGAGAATGAAAAACGTATTTCATTTGAAGAACTATTGATGGAATATAAACAAGCTGGTAATTCACGTAGTACTATCATGGATAGACGCGGTGGATCAAGTTCAAGTTACGGTGTCAACGAGCGTAACGTAGGTATGGGAATGGGTATGGGAATGGGCAACAGCAGACATGTTGAACCAGCCCCAGTTAGTCAACATTCGTCTTTTGGTAAGTCTACATCTGTAGCAGCTGCAACACGTTCAAATGTCAGTAAAGTACCTGAAGGTTTATCTGAAAACTCATTCAATAAACATGCTGAGCGACGAGCACCTAGCGTTGCTCCATCTAAAGTACATCGTGCTGAATGTAAAGAACCTGAAACGGTTGAAGTAATTAAGACGAAGGAATACACAGTTGTGAGTAATGAAAACTTTAATTTAGATCTCTATCCAGATCACTTCAAATTAGCGTTCAATGATAGAGAAGTTGCTAGAAACGATTCTAAGCGACTAGATGAACATCTTGACCGTTTATTGGCTGATACAGATAAAGTTGAACCAGGAACAAGTCAAGCGGTTCTAGGTATGAAAGTTAAAGCTGAGTCTCCGGATGTTACATTTGTACCTGTAGCACCTAGTCTTAAATATTGCTTAACAAGTGTAGAGTCAACTAAACATGGTCTTACTGATTTAATGGCTGAATCAGCTGACTATAAAGATGCTCCTATTGAAATAAAAGCAGTATGTTACAAACCGGTTTATACAAGTACTAGCGATAAAGTAATGACGTTCCTAATAGATAACTCTATTGGTGATATGGCAGAAGCTAAATCGTATCGTGAACTATTTAAACTAGTATCTAACTTACGTCAATACTCTTCAGTTGAACATGTTAATGTAAACAACCTATTAAGTCGCCTAGCTCAAATAGCGGTAGGTAAATTAATAAACAATGCAATACCTGAACAGATAACATCAAGTGACGTAATTGCAGACTGGGAAACTATTTATGAATCAGTTCTTAAATACGTTCAAGATTCTCAGTTATCTACTAAGCACATTTCTACTAGTGCAGAAACAGTTCTACATGAAAGTAAAACTGTACTAGACGATTACTTAGCAGGTTCTTTTGAGGAAGTACGTGATTTCATGGCTTGCCTTGAAACAGAAAACTCATTAGAAGATGAAGAAGTATCGACGATTAAAACATTGTGGGGAATTCATAAGCACGCAGAATCAATCTGGCAGTCAAACACAGCAGCGATGTTGTACCTACCGATATCTGCAAATGACTTAGGTCTGTATGTGAATAACCGTGAAACGTTTGATCTTCACCAAAGTAAAGCTGAAACATTATTTAGCATTATCGACATGTTCGCATTGCGTACTACTAAATATGAAGATAAGTTCAATCCAGACTTTATCTTCATTAGCTTTTCTGAAAAAGATATTTACCGCATAGCACGAATTAATATAAGTGCGACTGAATACTTTTACCGTCTAGTGTTAACTACAGATATTATCTAAACTAATTTGTACAGAGACTTCGGTCTCTGTACTTATTTCTTTTTTTTTGAATTGTATGATGAATTAACATAAAGGTTTCTAAGATGATTAATATACCACGTGCTAAACGCGCTTTACAGGAAAGTTTCGAAAGCGCAATAGAAGAAGCTCAAGACACTACCGAACAGCAAGAAATAGAATATGAGATCTACGGTCGTTATGTAAATTTAAACGACATTGTCTCTAAGTCAAATGGTCTTGAATTTCAAGAGCAATATAACATACAGCAAGAGAACGGTTCATTGCGCGTACGTTACGTTAAACAAGAAGATGAAGAAGCATTCATAATGACGTCTAAACGTTACGATGGTCCTGAGTCAGACTTAGGTGTTCCGGAAGTTAACATCCCAGTTAATGAAGGTATGTTCAATCACTTTAAAGCGATGGCTGTCAATGGAATGATAAAGAATCGTTACTTTGTTCCTATTGGTCATCAGCTATTGACTAGTGGTGAAAAAGTTGACATTCAATGGGAAGTTGATGTTTTCTTAGACGGTAAAGGCGAGCCTACAGGTTGGGTTAAAATAGATCTTCCAGTACTTGAAGAACTGAAAGAACTACCTGAATTGCCATTCGAACTAGAAGACAAGTTAATATTACCTCTCAAGTTCGCTGACAGGTCTCCTGAGGACAAAGCTAAGGTTCGTAAGATAATCGATAGCGTTGTTGTTAAAGGCGCTGAGGTTAGCTTAGAGAGCGGGGACATGATGGCTTACAAACGAACAGAGCAAAACATCAATGATGGTGAATTTGTTACTGGTATGGAAATGGAATTTGAATCAGACCGTTACACTGACAAAGGTCCATGTACTGCTACCTATATTGACAATGAAAAATCTTCTTTCCAATTCCAAGTGGGTGAAGATGAGTTTGAAGTTGATATCGATTTAGCAGATGTGTCTCTAGTTAAATCAAAAGATGGTAAAAACCTAATAATGGTTTCTTAACATGCATAAGGGAAGGGACTAAGTCCCTTCCTCTATGTTTAGTATTCCTGCGTGTCTTCTTCCTCAGGTTCTTCCCCATCGGTTTTACCCAATGAAGCATTGCGCTTAGCAGTGTCTTTAATGAAGTTATACAATGCAGATTCTAAACCAGTCTGACTAGTGAACTGATGTTCTAGATCTTTAAGTACGTCTGCATCGGATACAGATACAAGTTCTATAAGTTCTGGGAACACGTTATTCTTAGTCATGTACTGACGGATTAGATAACCGCTTGCCATATCACGAATGGTATCAGCATAGTCACGAGAGTCTTCGCCTAACATAAGTACAATACGGTCATTGGTTAATAGTTTCTCAACCACGGTTTCAACTGCTTGACTGTAAGATTCAAACAACTGAATCTGATTGCTTACTTTAGTTTCTTCTGGCGATGGTAGCTTACAACGAACCTTATCTAAGAAGTCTAGATAAAGAGACATTGTATTCTCTTTCGTTTTATCGTCTGCTTCTGTTTCTTCTTTAGTATCAAGCTTACGCTGTGTTGTTTCTTGATAATCGTCTACTAATTTAGAATCAGTAACAACATCGTGATTGGCAATGATTGTTAATAGCTCAGATGTTAATTTACCAGAGTTAATAACGTACTTAACAGAACTGTCAGTAATAGCTTCATTAGATATCTTCTGATACCCTTTAATTGTTTTACTGAACATTAAGTTACGGTTAGCTGCCTCTAATGCAAAGTCAACTGTACTGCCTGTATTGACAAGCTCTGGTATAAGTGTAAGACCTGCTGTTAAACGATCACTTACTGATTGCTCATACTCACGGTCAACTAATTGTTTCTCAGAACGTACCTCATTAGATTCAACTGTTGTATCATTGTACTCAGGATGACCAGTAACACTTATCTGTATAGCAGACATTAACATTGAGTTAACGATGCTCATTGGATTCGTATCAGAGAACGGATAACCATTAGATAGACCTACGCCTATATTGGTCATTATCTGTTCCATTGTCTTATCTGGATTTTCATCTGTTGGATCAAAGTTGATCTTATATTCTTTACGAGGAACAGCGTTATTCATGTTAGCCATCGCATTAGAGAATACAATAACAGATTTAAGACTACTTAACATCTTATTCTTTTCTAACAATGAAATGCCAACACCAATTTCATTATAGTTATAAGCAAGATAAGTCATTAACTGACTTGGTATATAAAGTATCTCAGTATTCGCATTTTGAAGAGTACGTGTAAACATGATACGGTAGAAATCATTCGTATCGCCTAGTTCAACGTTCTTATCGTAAAGACCATCGCGTAACTTACTAAGCGTATCATCTTCAACTGTTCGACTGAATTGAGTATATAGCTGGTCTACTGTACGTTCGCTTATTTCACCTTCTACAGCTTTACCAAACATCTGTTGATGAACACTGCTAATGGTTGCAGAGTTCTGAGAATGGTTCTTACGCATAGCTTCAAAATAATTACTACCACGGCTACGAGAAATTGGATTCTTATTCTCATCTAGAAGAACCAAGTAACCAACTGCATTTTCTGGATCACCTGGATTAACTACCGGTGCTACAGATTCAGGAGGCAGGTACATATGTAAAGGATGTCCGATATTAGGACGGTCAGTTTGATCGGTTGCCTTTATCTTAACGAACTGACTTTTACCATGTGTACGACGAGCATGGAACATGGCTGCTAAATCAGATTTACTTATCTGACTTTCTTTACCGTCTGTCTTGCCAAACGATAATTTACTACCATCTTCAAAACTAGAGGAGATGTGAGACGCTGTATCATGTTCACGCTTCATTATGTTAAAGTTACCGACCTTTAACTTATTAACGTCGCAGGTAATGTTAATGGTACCAACAGAGATTTTAGAATCTGCTTTACTTTTGAAACCCAACGATATATCAGATTCAAGACTGGCCGATAGTCTATTGTTGTTTTTACCTTTAATTTTAGATACTTGATTAATGTAAGTTTCTTTACGTTTAAGTAAGTTCTTATCTATCTCATTTTCGGCACTTTCAAAAGAGAACTTCAATGGGTTATGCGATGGACCGTTTATCAAATCATCTAAGCTAGATTCCGGTATAACACAGATTGGAAACGAACCTTGAGTAAACAACGCTTTATATATCCAATCGTTTATCTTATCTTCAAGCTTATACTCATCTCTGAAAAATTTACGAACATGCTCAATTAATTTATTCGTTAACTCAGCATCTCCAATGATATCTTCTGTTGTCCAGAATAGTTCAGTTGAAGTTAGATCGTTAGGCGATATTATGCAAGAGGTAAGTATTTTACCGGCTAATTCTAACTCTGGATTTACTTCAAGAACATTTTTACTATCGTCCTGAGCCTGTCTGTTCTTATCGATAATGGTTCGGATAGAAGAAAAATCTGGATGTCTTCTTTGCGAGGTGCTTCTAGATGAAGTTACTAGCTTAGTGGCAGCCGCCATAGCGTCTCCACTACGGACTAATATATTGTTAGAAGCAACGGGGGCACGTTTAATCATTATTCAATTCCTTAATTCCCGAGGTAAGTATGTTTAAAAATTTCATGAGTTCGGTTTATGCTTTAGCGGGCTCTATGGTCATAAAAGATCATAACTTTGCTGAGGTCATTGAGAACTCTATAATATCAAGTAAAATTAGGCTGGGTCTAGAAATGAACCCTAGTCATAGTAAATGGAAGTATTATCTAAATATATCTGGTGAGTACCATCCTACCGACGAAGTCATGAAGATTATCTCACTTGACACGCTGGAGGAGATCGACTTCACTAAAGCAAACATGGTTATTCATAGGTCGACTAAAAAAGGTTATGCGACAGAAGGAAAGTACACGAAAGAACTTCTGGAGCGTTATCCAAATAATCATCTATTAGTTAAAAGTATCTTAAACCCAGTCGATATAGACATTGCAATATCCGCACCTAATTACACCATAATGCAATGGGATGCAAATGAAGTAGAAATACAGGAAGTTAGTTTAATAGGTGAGATACAAGAACGAATAGATATCTTAGTCGATAACTGGTTCAATGCAGAATTTAAAATATTCGATGCAGGTTATGCCCAAGGTTTCTATAAACAGTTAATAGCCATGTTACCTTTATTCATAATTCAATGTCGTGAAGTCAATGAGTTTACTTATAAAGTACATAGTTATTACCTGTGGTCGTATTTAGAAACGAAAGCTGGGTTATATAAATACAAGAACTATTTGAACTTTCAACAGGCTAACTGGTTATATAGAAATATTAATTTCATTTTAACCAACTTAGGAAAGCAAGAGGTCTTAGATGAACTCATACGTATCCTACTGACCGATAAGAACATTCCGATAGGAAAGTACTTAACAGATCATTTAACAGAAGAGATGGATGCACAGCTCTCTCTGAAGCCAAAGGCAATTGTTAAAAAAGTACCGCTTAACTTACTCGATTTTGTTGGTAAAGAAGCGAAAGATAATAGTATCAGCTATTTGCTGAAAAAAGAAATATCGTTAGCTAGAAGTAATGGCGATGATCTAGACGCAGTCACATCTGAAACAGAAGAACTGCTGGCGGGTTATATAGGTGCTCCTCTTAAAGTGCTTGAAACCGATGTACTGAGCTCTAATGAAAATGCAATCTATTCATTAGAAGAAACACTTATCTATCACTGGGCTTTCTATAGTGACCAGAACATCTATCTATCAAGGTTCTTTATTAGAAATGGTAAGACAGGTGGAATGATGACCATGGATGCTAAAGAAGCATTTGTCCTTTACAGTTATCTTATCGCACTTAAATCAGGTCGTAAGCCAACTACCTTTCCACACATTGAACTTAGAGACGTTGTTAATCCTTATTTCGATAAAGATTTACCAACCTACCTATTTGGAGAGGAGATCGATTCTAAGTACATAGATCTCTTTAATGATACATATCCTCAAGTAACTGACTTTATCAGCTCTGAATCGTTCAGAGAAGCGTGTGTTGAATATCACCAATGGCTTGTATTGATGAACGCAGCAGTTGAGTTCCCGGAGAACCATATCGTTAGAAATAGATACGACGAATACATGCATCGTAGATTATTAAACGGTATTTTAGATATGTCAATTGGCAGTTATACTAACATTCAGAACTGGATAATTGGTAATAACTGGGATTTAGAAGATCTTGACTTTGCCTCTATAGAAGCAACTCTTCTAGAGATAGAGACTAAAGTACTTGCTATCGATAGCGGGATTGTAGATTCGGCTACTATACAGAAGAAGATGACTCAGTTACTTGATGAACTAACTAGTTACAATATCCAGATAATAAGTTCTGGCAACCTCGAAGACGCTAGGTTAAACCAAACTGTCGTTCCAGAGATTGGTAAGTACTGTGTTAAACAACATCATTTAATGTACTCAGAAACATCTTTAAATACATTCAAGTTGATTAAGAAGAGTACCATTAAGAGATCGGTTGAACTAGATCCAGGACAGTCGGACGTTTCAACTCACTCCACTTTCAATGCAGCCGTAGAGCTAGACATCAGTCCGGCAACGGTCAGTCTAGTATCTAATTTATCTAGCGTTGATATATTTTAAGGTAGGATAATGAATAAACTTTTATCTAAATTTAAGAAAGCACTATTAGATTTAACTTCTGAGAATATCAATGACTTCGAGTTTAACTTTTTTCACAAGGTACATCAGCCAGAGTACATCTTTGCCAAAGCAACTAACAGATATAGAACATCGGAAGAATATGTTTTAAAAGTCGAGAAGCTCAACTTGACTACATATAGCAATCTAGTTAGTTGTTGCATTTCTAAACGAGTCACATACAACATCAACGCACTTCGTGAATTGAATGATCAATATGAACTCTCTATTTTAGAATCGGACGTAGTCCCTCAAAGAGTCGAGGGCGATGAATTTGAATTAGTGGCTAAGGCAGATTCACCTTTCTATTACGGTACTCTAAAATGTTCTATACGCTGTCCTAGACAAGACCTGATAGGTTTCTTTGATAATAAGACAGAGATCCGTTACAAGGCACCTGACGGACTCGATGTTAAACATATGTTAAGACATCTAACGTTTACTTATATGTCAGATTTCCTAGAAGGTTTGGAAGTAGGTAAAGGTGTAGATAATAGAACATTAGATCTCTTACTGAGACGCTTACCTAATTTCAATGTGTCTGAAAAAACCTGCGTCAATAACTTAAAAGGATCTGTTGTGGTCTCTAATATCGCATGTGAACTATCGTTTACTAAAGCTACTAGAGTACTGAAACTAGGGTTAAATAAAAAGTTATGTTCTAACTTAAAGGGCATAATAGAGATTTATTATTAATAGTAACATAGGAGGACCCTATAGGGTCCTCCTTTATTTTTTAGCCAGTCTATCGTATGAATAGATTTTGAGGAGTATTAAATGAGCATTAAAGTGAATATGAAAACTGTCTCTGTATCCGCAGAGGTGGAAGACGATATTTTAACCATGATAAAATCTGATGGTTCTAAACAGTTAGTTGGAAGACTGTCGGGTTATTCTGATTCTGAGTTGGTAAATCCAACAATCGATGAAAACGGTTTTTTGATAACATACGGTCCTGAGAGGAACGTTACTTTAAAAATCAAATTTAAACCAACGGCTTCTCGAATAGAAACCACTACTCAAGTGAAAGGTTTTGGTACGTACGAAGACAGTACAGATAAAGATTTTCTATCAGAAAGAATGGAATCTGGTGGCGATTTGTTAGGAATGACGAATGGTGAAAAATACCTTTACGTTAGAGATAGACCTTTAATGACTAGGGAAGGCGTCACCGCATATAGGAACGGCGTCACATGTTCTATTTCATCAGCTACGACGACTTACCCGTACGTACTATCTGAAACCAACAGTACTAACGTCTCTATCTACAGTGCGGAGCACCATGCCACTTGGATTTTTCCACAGCCGATTAAATTAGCAGGCTTTGTACTTTTTAGTTACCACAACACCTATTTGAACGAAATCTACGTTGAAGTTACAGACGATGGTGTAAACTGGTACGAGTTAGGTAATTTCAGACCTGGATATAACGGTCGACTAGCTGACCCTGATAAAATTAATTTCACATTAGATGCCGATGGAAACGCTGACGGTATACATTTTCTTGAAAACGTTGTAGTGAGGGGATTGCGAGTAACACCACGTTACGGAAATATTTACCTTATAAAATTTAGCCCGTTTGTGAATGTTACCGATTTCATGACCGTTACAAACCACAACTATAAAGAAATTAGTATTGATGAAAATATATTTTCTTTAAACGAAACTAACTCAGACATTTCTATAAGTTACGCAGATGTAAATAGTACACCGACAGATCTTGGAAATTGTAAGAGTGACGCTAGAAGAATATCTTTTAAGTTTAATAAAGGACAGGTCTTAAATACTATCTCTGCAATAATATTTGATCAGTTAAATGAATTTGCACCGGGCAAGTCTGCACTGTTTGAATACTCTAATTTTAGAGGGCGCATAACCTTAGAACCAGGCGACTATCTAATAGATCTGAACCTAGAAATTGTCTTCAGTAACGATTTCAGAAAAAGTAATGAAGATGAGCCAGCTTACTGGCTCATGTCCATACCTACGGCGTTAGCCATAGAAGATGTAAGTTCAGGTGAGTTATTAACAGATGTTCGTTACACTTATAGTAGAAGCTCTAGTCAATTAACCAATTTCGTCGACAAAATAACATCACCAGGGCAAAATAGCAATACGATAACGAACATGCTTCTAACTCACTCTAAAACTACGTCATATACTACTCTAAACTATCGAGGCACAATGGACCTACAATACGACCTGAAAGAGGAACTTGCGCTCACTGGGTTCGTAACTAGAAATCCACTTAGATACAATGGTTTCACGCACATTGAAGTACATGGAATTAACTCTACTGGTGAGGAAGAAATGCTCTATCCTAAAACAGCGAGGAATACCGCCACAAATGCGATTGAGAAAGTGACATTCGAAAATGAAAAAAAATACCTTAGTTATAAAGTAAAATTTTATACTCCTAACTCTAATAATGGAATTCTACATTGTCTACCATTGTTTTTAGACGAAAACGAAGAGCCGGTTCGCTTATCTAAAACCTTTGAATTGAGCTTAAAGGAAGCGACAACTATAGCTGTTCGCCCCATTATAAATTCAAGTGCCACTGCGGATAGAGGTACGCTAGATATCTACAAACTTAACTACGGTGCATTCGATACATTTACCATGATAAAAGACTTTCAGTTGCCTATTGCTAAATATGAAGAGCTGACTGAACAATTCACTGGGGAAGTCAGGAAATATAATACATATATAAACATGAATGAAGAAGACCTCGCTGAAAGTACCGGTTTTAGTAGGTTTTTATTAAATCATGAGTATCCTCTTTACATAGAGTTGTTTAAAGATACGGTAATATGGCGAGAACCCGATGTCAATAATCGCATATATAACATGCGAAATATAGATATGTATAAATTAGAAGATGGCGAATTTGTAGATAAGTCTGATGATATATTCATTGAAGGATATAGTCCAATTCCAGGTTTATCTCTATATGACGGAATTAGTCAATATAGTAAAGTCGACACTGCACCGACAGTGACTACTAACGATTCAAATAAAAATATAAACTATTTGGTTTCCCCTGAAAGTTCTACATATAGATGGTTTTCAAAGTCGCAGGACGCTAAAGTTACTTTTTTAATTGTATACGATGAACCTATCGAAGTTAATGGATTCTACGAACAGAGTCCGGATAAGACCTTCGAACATTTAGGTAAAATGTCTGATAACGTATCTGTCTCATATTACGATGTTGAAAAAGGATTTGTAGATGTTGGTAAAATTTCTAAAGATGAAGTATCTTTAGACGGAAGTCGAAGAACGTGGAAAGAATCAATAACTAATTCTGATGGTGAAATCATTCTCGCGGCTGACATTTCTGAGGAGGATAGAATCTGGGATGAAAAATTAAGATTTTATCCTTTAGACTCAACGGTTACGTCTGATAGATTTCTCTTCACTCTCGAAGGCTTTCAAGGCAACCCGCTTGCCGTATCTAAATTGGGAGTTTTTTTAGCAGATGACTATAGTAAGACTTCACAGGTCCTTAATTTTAACGATCTGACAAATCTTGCAGGTGAACAGGTAGGTAAAATCATGCCTATGACAAATATCTTAACCCCAGGTATCTATAAGTTCGATGCCGCTCAAGGTATGAACTATAGAGTAGAGAAACGCTGGTTCTTAGAACAAGTTTTAAATGAGGATTGATGATGGAAACAGGTAAAATGAGGTTGTTGCCAGACTACCTAATCGAGAACGATAGCAATGTAAATGAGTCTAGAGATAAATCAAAGGTTCTTCACTTTGATTACGGTACCAACGGGTCACTTGTCCGTAATCAAAATCCTTTAGATTCTGGTGACTATCTTCACACTGGCAGAAACGTAAATCTCGCAGTCGACGATGACTGGGACCAAGATTATACATTAGAGGTACTTTATATAGGTTCTGTAAATATACTTAATTTCAGAGGCGATAATAAAACTGTTTCAAATACCAGCATAACGGTAAGTAGAACCAGGCTAACTTACCGTTACTGGACTAGTCAGGTAAATATAGATATAGATCGATATATGACTGACCCTGATTCAGACGGATATACATCACTAACGGTCGTCAGAGAAGGTAATTACGTACGTTTCTATCAGTACAATAGACAAATATACGGTCTTGCTGTAAGTAATAGATTCACTAGTAAAGCTGTAACTGCTCTATCAGGAAGCTACAATATAAAACGCTTTTCTCTTTCAATGGGCGTGGCTCTTCCCCGTGAATTACATTACGATAAGGTTGAGCGTTATACTTCACGTGGCGCTGCTAACATTAAACTAATCAATCTAAATGAAGATGTTTATGATTCGTCAGTTTTTGATACACGAATGGTAAAAGATGTTTATTCATATACCCAGTATATCTTCGTTATCTATAATAATGGTGACGTCGATGCTGCATATCGACCTAGAGGACTCGATAGCGGTGAGAGCATCCGCAATGTTAGCTATGACTATGAGACAGGGACGTTGTCCATGGGTCTTACGATAGATGGTGCTACTAAAGGTTTTAGCTTTAAACCTGAAATCATCTCCGCTGAAACAAAAGCGATACCTGAGGGTAAAGGAGTGCTTTCCCAAGAAGGTGTTCATAAACCTTTGCAGTTTGGTGAGGGTTTTAATGTAAGTGATTATGAGGGCGATGACGTTCGCCTCGCCCTACCGTCAGAAATACAACCAGTCGTAAAAGAAACGCCAAGTATCGTAACGTCTACTGACAATGCGTCTGGACTCCTAGACTATAGAAAACGACTTCTAATGCTAAGAAGAATTGTTCCGGGCGACGGTTTCCATCCTAAGTTAAATCAGCGTACTGAAACCGGTGAAGAGAAATGGGAAACATTGATGTATGAAACTAATGTGACGACCATGCGTTACTTCGACTACATCGACGGTAAATGGATAATTAAAAAGGGTAAATATTATCTGAAAGGCGACTATCCGATATACCGAAACGATAGACGAACCCATTCCTTTAGAATAAAAGTAGGTAATGCTACAATATTTTCAAGAACGACAGCGACTGAATATCTTGAAAACGCATATGTCTGTAGCGACATAGCCTTTGAAAAAGTTATTTATATTCTAGAAGACGGCGAGATTACGGTTGAAGAATTTACGCCTGATTTTGGTGGTCTATCTGTCACCAATATAAGTGTCCTGATATCTAAAATAGAATTCTTTAAAATTTAAGGAACTAAAATGTCAAGTAAAACAAACTTAACTGATTTTGACCCAGAACTATTGGGTGAATACTCAGATCTACATATAAAAAATATAGTGACGGTAAATGACGGAGATACGTTAGCGATAATCGATTCTAACGACGTCGTTAAAGAAATGGGAGACCTACTTCCCGTACCTGCAAAAAATCTGACAGATATAGAAGTTAACGAAGATGGCGACCTTATCTTTACTATGGATAACGGTGAGAGTTCGTTCAATGCCGGAATGTTCAATGTAGTTGAGGACGTAGAAGAGAACTTCCCTCCAGGAGCGGGGGTACTTACTGACAGCGGTATTTTAAAACAGTTCGTCGACACAGATATCTTCAAAGTAGAAGAGAGCGACGATAAGTTTACAGTTTCTATTAAACCCAATGAAAATGCAGTCGAGATAGACTATGTTAACTTCGAGAATGTTAATAACAAAACACTTCTAGAAGCGACGACTGAAATAGAAACATATACTGCCACTCGTTTTATTAAAATAGAGGGCAGTAATTATCTCTTTAAAGAAAAAGTTAAATTATTGAAAGGGGATAATAAATTTACATTAACCCTAACCTCGTCTGATTCAGTCACTGTCGATGTACTCTTCAAGAGAAGTGGGACAGATACTCTATTTAAGAACTTCCCAATATCAGTGGGAGTCAGCGCTATAAGTGGCGGCAGTCCTATTGTCAGGTTCTTTAAAGTCCCTGAAGATATGGAAGTTGACATCACTTTCAGATACTCTAGTGAGAAAGGAACTGCACTATATATAGACTATGATGAAACTTACGCATTTAAGAAAATACAAGTTGCGACGATGTTGATTGAAAAAATTGATATCGATGTTTCCGATGTTCCACAGTTCGTAGAGCCTCAAGAATTTGTAAAAATCAAGGAGGACATAGAAGCGGTTGATGCTTATTATGAAATAGCACCAGTCGAGTTTGAAGCAGAACAGGTACTCACCGGCGTAACTAAGTGGGCATATCGTGAGATGTTTCATCATGGTGATAAAGTATTTTTTATGTGGCATAACGGTGACGATATACACGTATTAGATACCGTCACTGGAGAAACAGAGAACATACCGGTCGATGAAGCTAACTATATTCCAGGCAATATGTTCAAGAAAGGAAATTTAATATATATCATTGAATACAACAAAGGTAAGGTGAGGACCTTCAATCTCGATACATATGAAATTAAATATACCGACTATAACCGAGCAGGTGGTCCGGGTTTTTGGAACTATGCTGAAAATACACCAAGTTACTTTTACTCTTCTGCTAGTGACAATGCCTACCCTTATTACTACAGCCTCGATCCAGAGACAGGTGCGATTGTAGCTAGAAGTAAAAATGATATTATAAACAACGCACTGAATCGTGAGGCTCTTTTATACTCTGATACATCGTTTGGAACGTCATTCAATCAGTTTCCCGTTTTATATACCGTTGGTAACTACGAGTTCGTAGAACGTTGGTGCACTATGGGAAAACTATCCGACGGCTTTAACTGTAACTTTCTTTATGAAAACGATACTGAGATTGGAGTAATTAAAACCCTACTTCCAGCACCTAGACATAGCGGTAAGAATAACGATGACTATAATTTACATGGCGGATTTACATTTGAAGGTAACGGTGCTGGTTATATTTCCCCAGCCTGTGATGTATTCACTAGAGAAACTTACGTAATCACTACTAGTGCATATACACCTGATGACATCCATTGGTGGCGAACCTCAACCTCAGATAATCGCGATATGGTTATAAAAGGTTTTGACTATAAAAATACCATAAGTGAAGCCTCGGCTCGTTCTAGAAATACAGTTAAGGAAATGGGGATATATGTAAGTGACAAACCCACCCTTCTTTCTAGTGGATTTTCAATAAGTAGAGGAGAGGGTGTTGCAGCTCCGGTTGGGAACAACGCTGAAGAAAACATGTTGGGCGATTCTGAGCCTTTAGACAATAGAGATACGTTTGCAGTCCTTAGTGGGATGAAACCGGTTGTGGTGAACCTAAATGCCGACATATTGGTTGAAAGTTTATCCTTCTCCTCAGTCGATGTCGATGCCAGTAGATATTTAGGAGGACCTGATGACTGTATCGTAGAAACCTCATCTGACGGTGAGACGTGGGAATTTCAAGAATTTGTGAAAGAGTCCGGAATCATTACTGGCCATCCCGCTAGAAATAATTTCCCAGAGATTGAAGTACTTGGTCTTCGAGTTACTAATTCCGATAGTTCATTGAGATTTTCGATGACAGGCATATCTCCAATTGAAGTAGTCGATGGCGTGTCTAAGAAAAGAAACATCTTCCCTATAAAGTCGTTTGAAGATACAGTGGATGGTGAAGATATTGAAATGTCCGACGGTTCCATTTGGAGCAGTAGTCTTGCCCAAGGTCCGACATACGGTATACATACTTTGTTTTCTGATAAGAAACAATTGTTATTAGCAAGAAATGGAGAAGATCCGGACTCAGTGCATTTGAAAATAATGTATCCTGAAAAGAGAACGCTGAGTGGAATTTACATCTCTGCTTATGATGATTATAATCTAGAATATACTCTAGATGGAGAGACGTGGGAACAGTTTCTTGTAACCAATGGGAGCTCAAATAGTAGAAACACGTATACGTCTGCTATGGGGAACAATACACTTGAAAAAGGACCTGGCGTTCCTGACGATGGTTTATATAGAACAATCACTCTTGAAAATAAGGTACTGTGTTCCCACATAAGACTTACCTTTATTAACAGAGCTGGTCGTTCTGTGTTTATTTCACGGTTACGTGTAAATAAACCTAAATTCTCTGACTATCGCTTAATCGATACATTCACGTCGTCTAGAACTACTTTAGATGAAGGACCAGTGACCAGACATTTGTTCGACGAACCCGTTGTTTGTAAATCAATGATGCTCTCTGTTTTATCTACGTATGCTCCAAATATCAAGAGCATACACATTGGCCAATATACACTCCTATCAGACGAGTCTGTTAAATTCACAGGAACTATTTTCAATAAAGAAACTTTCGAATCTAGAGAGTATCTAAAAGAAATGTCAGTGAGTGAAGAAGGGATTAATATACTTTCAAGCTATATGGTAGAAGGTTGGCGAGGTAATTTCTATAGTTTTTTTGTAGATGATTCAGATAACTTAAAGGCGATATTAGATTATCGTAATCGCGGCTTAAAAGTTGTTGAAGGAAACTTTGAACAAGTAAGTCAATTGCCCATGGCCGCTGTAATTTCGCAGAATACTCGACTAATTGTCGGTGACACTGTCTATACAGGAGGTAGTGAACAGGACATCATTGTAAGTAAAATGAACGGTTACTATTTTCAGTATAAATTCAAAAGGAAGAACCTGTTATCGCCCTGGGGAAATCTTTCAACGGCCACTGTAACTACTGTGACTGAAGATGAACTCAATCCAGGTAATTTTTTAATAAATTTAGGTTCATCAGACTTAATCTACGCCAATCCAGTTGAAAATACCATACAACCTATAAACAGGCCAGTGTCGGAAAACTCATTGGTATGGCAAGCATTTGCTTACCTGGAACCTATTTATGATCATGTGAGAAAGATATACGTCTTAGCGCCAAGGTACGACGAAAGGCTTGTAGCCATCCATGAAATAGGCGTTGAGGCTAAAAGAAGAAAACGTATAAATCCAATAGACGGTAGCGTAGGATATATGGCGCTTCCTGACTCATTAGATTATCCAGATTCTTTTGTGCAGATGTTTTTCAATCGACTACAGTACTTAACGTCACCATTTTATGTCAGTAAGCCATTGAATAGAACCGTGCACAACAGTCAGCAATATGGGGAGAACTACGGCTTCGCTAGAAGATATATATCTCAACCTGAGTTAATTTTGAAATTTGCTAAACCATTTACTTTAAATGCATTTGACATATTTTCAGAAAAGTATATCAGCAACGAACGGTTAACGCCTACAGATTTAAAAATCTACTCTTCAATAGATGGCGTGGACTGGACTCTATTGTTAGATCTCGATTTAAAAGCCATGGGATATAACAATGCCGCTATATGGTACGAAAGACAGAATGTCCCTAGGACGACTGTAAAATATCTTAAACTGACTAGTACGACTTCTCAATACGCTACTTCAATTGACTTTGGAGCCGTAGTACCATTGATAGATGAAGAAATGTTCATAACCGATGAATACAACAGATCTACTATTTACGGGGATGAGATATTGGAAGAGAACTTCCCTAATGGAGCGTTCCCATCTAACAAAACCAAATTCAGAAGTGTTTCAAAGGCATCGGATACTAAATACATACTGAGGGGTCCGATAAGTGCCATATACGACATTGAAACCGGTCTATTAAGTGAATTGTCAGACGTTGACGCAAAGCCTGATATTCTGGTAATAAAAAGCTTCCAGGGCACCGATGGTAGAACTATCTTGCTAGATAATAACGGTTTTCTATTCTATCAATTAGAGAACGGTTTACTTGAGAAGATAGACATAGAACTGCCTTATGATCTGTATAGAGTAACGCCATTACTATATGGAAATTATTTCTTTACAGGCCACAGCAAAACAGATGCCTTCATTATCAATTTTGTTACCGGCGAGTTAAAAAAATTCACCATAGGTGCTGCCCACATACCTAAAAATACCGGACCCGTAACCTATGTTTCTGGCGATGATGTTTACGCAATACCCATGAAGTCGATTGGTACTGGTGGTGACATTTTAAAATTTGATATCTCAGGTGGTCCTAGAGTTGAGACTTTAAACGCCATTAACGTATCTAACCCCTATGGATTTAACTTTAGTAGAATATTGTCAAATGGAGATATTTTACTCATTACTCACGTAACCAACTCAGTTCCACTCGCTAATAACTACATTCTAAAAGCAAAGGACTATGTTTTACCGGAAGGATATGAAGAGGTGATTAAAAGAATTAATAAAATGGGGTCTTAATGACCCCTTTCCACAATACTTAAAGAAGAGGTAGTCAAATGGCTAGTATAGATACAACTCGTTTCAATGAGGCTATGGATAGAATAGAAGCCGATGAAGCAATATATAGCACATATCTAACTGGAAGTAGAGATACTTTAATTCCAGTTGAAGGTGGGAACTTAATGACACTTAAGGGTGTTGAAGCAAGATTGTTACAGAGCGAATTAGATGCCAATCAGTTCGTTGTCCAGATATCTGAAAAGATGGACGGTGTAGTAATTACAGAAACAGAAACACCTGACGCAGGTTAATTGGAGATTCCTTAATGTCATTAATAAACGAAGAAAACAAAACTAAGTTTTTCTCATCTTTTCAATCGCTTGTCGATTACTTACTAGAGAATTCAGGAATTCAAGAAGAAGACTTACCTCCTATTCTTACGGCTTTCTTAACGAGTAATTTGGCAAGTGAAGAAGATGTTAGCAACTTTACCAATGTAGATAAAGTAATTACTGTAGCGACAGCTCAGCAATCTGCTCGTAAAGCAATTGAAGAATGGGTACAATTAGCACCTGATTCTCTAGACACTCTACAGGAGATTGCAACGGCTTTACAGAACGATCCTGATATCTTACAAAAGATGTTTGACTTAATAGCTGGCAAAGCCAATCAGTCTGATATAGATAAGCGTCAAGTCTATTCTAATATAGATTTCAGCTCAGCTAGTTGGGATGCGTTCTTTACATTCGGGGCAGGTGGTCTATCATCTAAGCCATCAGCGATATACCACGGCGTTGCTACTACTAAACGTCTTAGAATTGCAGATCAGTACCCGAACGTTCCAGAAGCTGAAAAGTGTAATGTTACGGTCAGTATTTCTACTGAGCAATATCGAATACTAACGCTAACCGAAGGTAATGTTATTGGTGACGCTATACGTTTGCCAGTAAATCATTTAAATCAAGTTGCAAAACTTCACTTCGTTAAGAACGACGTACTTTACCCAGTCGAGTTAGACGCTATCGATTCGTCAAGTGAAACTGAATTATTAATCACCGGTACGGATTGGATTGCAGACGACGTAATTACAATGATTTTCATTACCCATGTAAATATGGAAATGACAAAGCGCGTATTCGTAAATGTTGCGACTCAAGCTCAAGGTGCTGATTTTTACAGAACTGCTAAGATCCATAACGGTTCTTTACAGACAGAGAACATCCTTGAAGCTAACGTGTGGCGCAGTAGTTCACTTGATTTATCGTATACGATAGAGACGATAATTTCTGCAATCAACGAAGCCATCCCAGACACGGACGAACCGACTTAATTAGGAGGTAGACCATGTCTAGTAAATTAGATTTATTGAACATAATAAACCAGTTCCTCATTCAGAAAGGAGAAAGTTTACAGGAAGAAGAAGTTACATTACATCCTCCTGTAAAGCTTTCTGAAGTAGTGGCTAGAGCGTACGATAGAAATACCAGGATTAAAATTTCATCAATTGCTGATCCGGAAGACGTCGCTGTAGTCTACTATAATCGTTTAGATTTACCAATTTTATTCGGAGCTGAACAAGTTCCCGTAGATATAGATTTTTATACAGTAGAGGAAGCAGTTGCAAGACTCAACTCTCTCTACGACATTGAAATCGAAATGGGCGATTTAAAGAATTTCGAAATGCTGACTGGTTACAAAGCAAAAATAGTCATTGGCCAGTCATATAAGTTCATTGAAGATAGTGAACTCATAATTTATCCCAAAACAGATTTAACATACATTGAAGACTTCTCTGATCGTTTTCATAACTATATACATTTTACCCTACCAACTACTCTAGAAGGAGTTCCAGATGAGTGAACCAATACTCAACGATAGAAGCCCAGTACAGCAACTCCTGCATAGAGAGCTCGTTGAAGGTCTGAGTCGATTACTGCAAAAAGCAAGCGATAACCAAGATGCGATAGTCGGAGGCGAAATAGATGAACTTACTCGTGAATTTCATTTAATTACTAAATCCGGCGAACGTCAGTACGTGGGCATCATAGCCCCTAAAGGTGAAGTTGGTGACGACGGTGTTTCAATCATTGATGTACAGTTGGTTGAAGATCCTGAACAGCCAGGTCGTGTTTTCTTTGAGACCGAGTTAAGTAACGGTCTAATATTACAAACACGTAACTCGATTGAAGGTTATCACGGAAAATCAGTTGAAGCAGCAAGCGTAGTGAACGATACGATTGTCTTTACTCTTGAAGGCGGCGTGTCTCTTGAACCTATCCCTGTTTCAGGTCTTACGCCAATAAGCATTAGCGGTGCTAGAATAAATCCAGAACGAGAGGTGATCGTATCTCTTACTGATGGAACGGAATTTGAATTAGGTCTTGCGTCGGATCTGAAAGGTGTCGGTATTGCTGAGGTTTATCGTGAAAATGGTAAACTTTACGTTAAATACGACGAAGAAGGTAATGGTAAAGTAACTGATCTAGGTCGACTAGTCGGACTTAGATCAATGTCTATCGTTGACGGTAATCTTGAGTACGTTAACGACAATAGCGAAACCAACACCATTGGTCCACTTACAATGGTAACGCGAGGAGCGGTTGAAGAAAACCATCTTATACTTTATACCAACCAATCTGAAGATGGCGATAATTATCGCTGGGACTTAGGTCCGGTTGAAAATCTTCGTGGTGATGATGGTATCGATGGTATCGATGGCCTTGACGGTGCCGACGGTGCCGACGGTCTTTCTATAGCAAAGATGGCTGTTGAAGACAATATTATCAAGGTAACGTTATCCGATGATAGTACATTGCCAGAAATACCAGTAACCGGACTCAGACCAATACACGTAATAGGCGCAGCTTATATCGAAGAAGAAAGCGAACTTTTCTTCACGTTAAGTAATGGTGATAAAATTTCATCGGGAATTGGCGCTGACTTTAAAGGCGTGGGTGTCGAAGATATTGTTTTTAATGCAGAGACCGGTGAAATAACGTTACAGTATTCAGATGAAGAAGAACCTACAGTCATAGGTACTATCCCTACCTTGACTGGTTTCTCTGTAAGTGAAATTGGTGAAATACAGGTAACATGGTCACATCTTCTAGAACCAATGACTGTCGGAAACATGCGTTCGATACAAGGCATTGATAGAACCGAGCAGGGCATCATTCAAGTTACGTTTAACGATGAAGAAATCGTTGAACTAGGTTCTATTAAATCGATTGAAGAAATTAGCATTGATGGCGACAATCTCTTAATCCGACTTACAGGTGAAGAACCTTTAATCGTAGGTTCTCTACGCGGTGAACAGGGTGTTCCAGGTAGAAGTATTTCGACAGCTGGCGTTAACGATACGGGCAACCTTATCTTAAGCTACGACGATGGTGAAGAACAGGATGTTGGGTATGTACGTACTACCATTCAAAACTTCTTGGGTCAGACTAAAAGTTTTAAATGGTCTGAAGGGCCTGAATTCCCAGCAGCGCATATTGGGAACGTCATTGTCTTCATTGGCGATGAAGTAGTTCCAATGTCAGATCTTGACTTAAATGTTGGCGATGTTGTTAAATATACCGGTGATGCAACACACGAAGATGAAACCTCAGTGACTATACTTAGTTTCATTATGGCACCTGTAGATGAAACCAGTCGCGGTGTTTTTGAAATAAAAGCCGTTTCAGATACAGCTTATCAAATATCTTTAGAAGACGGTACTCTATTTACACTTGAGACAGAGACCCCTATAGATTTAGAAGCACTGCCTCCAGGTATTGCGGACGCGGCTATTGATCCTACTACTAGTGTATTGACCATTACTAAAACCGATGGCGAAGTAATAAACGTAGGTAAGGTAAACTCATCTGATAATACCGAGACCGTTTACATCAGCGACAAAGGAGAGCTACACGTAGTTCTTAACAGTGGTTTGGATTTAAACGCCGGTAGTGTCGTTAGCAACATGACCATTGACGACGTTTCTATAGACCCTGACGGTAATCTTCTCGTTTATCTTAAAGGTGCAAGTGAACCATTCAATGCTGGTCCAACTGCTAACTATGTTACAGATAGCTTTATAGATGACAATGACCGTTTAATCATACAGACGTCTGATGGTCGTGAAATCGACGCTGGTGTAGTGCGTAGCCCTTTATTAGGTACTATATATGAATTCACAGGCACGGCTGGACAAACACGTTTCAGACTAGACCATAGCGAATTTAAAGTTGACGTATCGCTTCAAGGTATCGGTTTATTTGACGATCAAATAATCCTTACCAATCCTCAATATGTTGAACTAGTCAATCCGATAGTAAGAGACGGTCAGCGTCTTAGAGTGGTGTTATATTCTAGAGGTACTTTCAAAGTAACCGGTTTAGACTCTGCTAAAGATGCGCCACCAGATACTTACTACGGTATTGATACAGATGGCAATGAAGGTTTCCATCCTAAGTTCAGTAAACTTGCAGGCATGCCGTTAGACTTAGCTGTTAGAAATAATGGCTCGACGGAACTTTCACATGCTAACAGTGGTCTCATAGACGTATTTGTCAATGGTAAACTATTACATGAAGGGTATCGCAATAACGATGACAATACAAAACTTATATTTGACGAACCTTTAGATACAACTGACAAAATACGAGTAGTTGACTATAGTAGACCTCAGGTTGCAAATGGTTTACTCGCTGCTAACTATGGCCGTGTTATCTATCAGACGTTATCTCCAGGCGGTACTTTCTCAGCTGGAGATTGGAGAGTTCGAAGCGTAAATGCAATTTTAGACAATCAAATAAATGTTGACGTTAGAAATAACAGAATCATTTTACAGCCTGGGATTTACTACGTTAAAGGTTATGCTACATGTAAAGGCGTAGGTCAGAACGTATTGAAGCTTTACGATCAAACCAATCAAATGGATCTTCTAGTAGGCGGTGCGCAATTTTCACCACTTACCACTGGTAGACCATATCAGCAAGCGGATGACAAAACCGAGATCTCTGGCTATTTTGAAGTGACTAGCCTTACAGCGGTCATTCTAATGCATAAGGGAACTATTTCCAGTTCTGCTTACGGTTTCGGTTCTGGCAATCCGAATGGCGGTGCTCCAGGTCGTTTCACGACTAGTTTCAACGTACCTGGACGATTAGTCGACCTAGAGTTTTGGAGAATGTGATAAACTAATAGAGGGGAGGTTTTCTCCCCTCTATGTTTAAAAGGTAAGTTTTATGAATACAGTAGAAAAGTTATTTGCTCACATCGGTTATGTGGCAACAGATAAGATAGACGTTTCCAAAATCATTATCAGCAAACCTGCAGAGTTGGCGGGTTTGAATGACATGATAAATACTCAAGTGGTTGTAGAAAGCAACATTTCTCAAGTTATAATTAACTACGAGCGAATAGATATAGGTTCTCTAATAAAGTTTTCTTTCTCTGCTCTAGAACAGATAGGAAGAAATAAAGAACAGTTTCAACGTTACGTTAGAGAATTTTACGACGTGGAATTGGAACTTTCTGATTTTGAGATAGTTAGGAATGAAGTAATAATCGATCCGTTGTGCTATTTGTATGTTGGAAAAGCAAAGCTGAAAGCACATACACAGAGTATTCAGTTTAAAGTTAATTATGTCGACTATTGTAAGATTGGAACTATACTTCAAGAAAACAATAACTCTATTCTCTATGAAACGTTAACTGTTGCTATCGAAGATTTTAAATCACTTGATGTAGGTAATGTCAATGAGTTGTTCTCTTTTAATATTAAAGACGACTACATTGAACTTACGTTAATGGACCATACAAAAATTATTTTATCAATGGAGCTGTAAATGGCTAAGAAAATACAAAGAAGCTTAACGACTAATGACTTGATTGTTCATCAGTATTTAAAGCGCCCATATCCCCTTTACGAAAACAGTACAATAAACCAGCTTTTAAAAATTCAGGAAAATGCTGAATTGAGCGATGGTGAGTACCCGTACATTAATGCTATTACCATTGGTATTAAAGGTCATGTAATTGAAACAAGTACAGCCGGAGGTGGTTATCCTAGCAGTCGCAGACATCAAGCTACAGACACTACACTTCGTCAACATATTCCTTTCGTTCTAAGAAAGCTTAACGATGACTTGTCTGAAGAACAGCGTCGCTTCTATGGTCTGCGTCGTATTGAAAAACATATGGGTGAAGATCACGTTGCGTACTATGCTAAAGACTTAGATCTTAGCGGCGTTACGGTTCAGAAGAAAGCACTTAAAATGCGAGAAGGTAAACTTGAATCTGAAACAACATTCAACTTCTCAAGCGAAAACCAATCTCCTGCTATTCCAGAAGAATCACTTGACCTTATAGATGCGCTTAAAAACGGCGACTCTATCAGAACATCGGGCATGACTAAAATCGTTCTTGATTCTTTTGATCTATCTGAACTTATTAATGTATTTAAAATTAAGTTCGGTGACGATGAAGGTGCATTGATTTCTGAAATAGGCTACTGCACAAGTGTTCGTCGCATCGTATCCGTTCCAGGTGCTGATGGTGAAAATATTGCGTTCAGTGAAATGGTTGGTTGTCAGGTGGGTACGTTTGTGTCTCAGTTCCACAAAATCGAATCTAAAGATGACATCATAGATCTATCAATGGACTTTGGTGCCACTGCTACCAGAGCCACTGTTAGTGAGTGATGTGTATCGAATAGTTGCCATTGATCCAGGGACGGTTACATTAGGGTTTGCAGTATTGGATATCGACATGGACGACCTTTCTATAATCGTCCAAGAAGTCTTTACGTTCAATGCAGGTAAACACTTTAAAAACAAAGATCAGTTTAAAGAAATCTTTGGTGCTAGAACTACTCGATTGAAATTCTTATCTGAAAGAATCTATGAAAAACTAGTTGACTGGTCTCCGGATTGCGTTATTGCTGAAAGTTCATTCTTAAGTAGAAACGTCATGTCTTTTGAATCTTTGATTGAATGTAAAGTTTATATTCGAGATGCGGTAACTAGATACGATGAAAGCTTACCACTTACTTTAATAGATCCTTTATCTGTTAAATATGGAATAGGCGCATTAGTAAAAGGCGATAAAAAGAAAACCAAGCGAGTTAAAGGTAAACGCGTTAAAGGCGTGGATAGTAAACTGGCTGTAAGAAATAAAATAAATTCATTAGTCGATCTACTATGGGCTGCTGGACTACCACCAATGGATTACTTAGACGAGCACAGTGTCGATGCAATATCTATTGGTTATTGGAAAGCAAGTCAGATAGTGGAGTATCTCAGATTCGATAATCAGAACTATATTGATTTTAGAGATAGCTTAAAAAGGTAAATAAAACATGAGTATCCCTAGTCCGTTTTTAAGAATGTTAGGTGTACTTGAGGTTAAAGAAGAAGGCGAATATATTACCGTATACAACATACGCTCTGATATGTTCGCTAACGACTTAAAAAAGGTATGGAAGACAAACCGAATCTTTGCACATATGTTTACAACTGTGTCGCGTAACAAGATGGTGTTTAATAAATTCTTTGCTATTGAGTTTTACTTCTTACTCAGGTCATTAAGTAAGTCAAGAGAAAAGCGTTTCATTAAATCAATGGTTTGTGAAAAAGTAATTGAACTGATGTATGAACACACGTGGTTAAAGAATGTGCGTTATGTATTTGGCGATGTTATAGATAGAGTAGTGAATGAAGAAGTTCGATTACCGCTTAACTATAAAGCGTTAGATAAGTTCAACTTTAAACCATTTCCACATCAGTCTAGTTTCTTTGAAACGTATGCGCTACACAAAAAAGCATTCGACCTTCGTGGTTTCTATCTCACGGCTCCTCCAGGCAGCGGTAAGACGTTATCTGCGTTAATGTTACGTGAGCTACTCGGATTAGAGAAACTGATTGTAGTGTGTCCCAAGCCTGCTGCGTTGGAAGTATGGACTAAAGATACACTTAAGCATTATAAGAAGCCACCTAAGATATGGGACTCAGTTACTAACTCAGGTCCAATTGATGTAAGTGCAGATATCATCATTGTACATTACCAATCACTTAATCGTCTTTTAGATGCGGTAGGTAAACTTAATAAGTTTAAAACAATGGTTAATGTTGATGAAGGACATAACTTCAACGATATCAAATCTCAACAAACTCAAAACTTCATTGAGTTCTGTAAACTCCATACTGGCACTGACGATATCCTTTGGGGTTCAGGTACTCCGATTAAAAGTATTGGTACAGAAGCTATTCCATTTATGAGCACAGTGTGTGGTTCATTTGGTAAGCATCTAGTAGAACGCTTTAAAAAGATGTATGGTTCTTCCTCTAACGCATTGTCAGAGCTTTTAGCTAATCGTTTAGGTCTTAAGGTGTTTACAGTTCCTAAGTCCGATGTAGTTGATGGTACGCCTATTGAAGAAGTTATCAAAGTTCAGATGCCTAACTCGAATAACTACACATTAGAAAGTATTCAAGTTGAGATGGTTGACTTCATCAAGGAGCGCATTGAGTTCTATGAAAAGAACGCACCTAGACTTAAACAAGAATATGAATTCGGCATTGCTGTGTTTGAAGCTAAAGGTTTAGACAGTCGAACCCAAGAAGCGTACAAGCAATACAAAGTTCATATCAACACATTAGTCAAGTCTAAAAGTTACATGCACTTATCTGATGAAATGGCTTACTGTAATCGTTTTGAAAAAGAAAACATCGAACCATTACTATCAGGTGCTAAACTTAAAGAGTTTAGAAATGCTAAGTCTGCTGTTAAATATACCTTGCTTAAGATTCGTGGTGAAGCACTGGGTCGCATATTAGGAAAGCGTCGTGTTGACTGTCATGTCGATATGATCAAGTACGCTGACCTTGCTGAGATTGTTAAAAACTCTATCAGCAAAACTATTATCTTTACGGACTATGTTGAAGTTGTTGATGAAACAGTTGACGTTATGAAGACGGAAGGTATGAAGCCATTGCAGATTACCGGTAAGAACTCTTCTAACCTACCCTCAATCGTTAAACAGTTTGAATCGTCTAAAGAGTTAAACCCATTGGTTGCAACGCTTAAAACGCTTTCTACAGCGGTTCCTATGACGATGGCTAATACAGTTGTCTTTACTAATAAACCATTCAGAGTACATGTGCTAGAACAAGCAATAGCTCGCGTATGGCGAATAGGTCAAACAGAACAGGTGTACGTAGTTCATCTAGAATTAGACACAGGTGATTTACCAAACATCAATACACGTAATGCTGATATCATGGCGTGGTCTAAAGAGCAAGTCGATATCCTCACTGGGGTTACTACAACCGTCAGTATGGAAGGCGAGCTTTCTTTAGAATTTAAAGAAGATTAATGAGAGGGCTTCGGCCCTCTCTTTATGCAAATAACTTGAGTTATATATCATTAACACGATATGACTTACAATAAACTAAGGAACAAGATATGTCACAAATAGCAAAAGCAGTTATCGGTACAATCGAAGCACAAAAAACACAAATCGCATTAGCAGACTGTTTCCATAGCTGGGACGGTACTGTTGATATTGGTGTTATCGTGTCTGGTTTATCTGATCGTTTCACGGCCATGGGTAAAGACGTGGAAGAGATTTCTTTCGAACGTAAAGAATTGAAATCATTGACTGTCTTAGTTGATGGTCGTAGATCAATTGTTTTAACGAAGACTGATCAGTACATAGGTGGTGCTGGTTATGACTTTAAGAAAGACAATGTCTTTTACACATGGTTCTCTGCAAAGTACGATAACCTCTTCAATAAAGAAGAGAAAGAGTTAATGACCGAGTGGTTAATGAATAACATGCATAACCTATAGGTATAATTAACCAGTGCTAAAGCGGCGCTGGTTTTTTTTAAGGAGAATCAAGTGGCTAAGCTAGTTAGAATTATAAATTTAGAAGACGATACAGTTAATGAGTTTCTAATCGAATGGCCTGTTAAATCATTGGAAATATTAAGTCGTCAAATGGCTTACTGTTTATCCAATGCAACAGAACATTTATTTGACTTCTCCGACTTCGTTAAATATAAAGCGAACATTAATAACCTTTATCTCTATAAAGTAATGGCAATGCAAAACTTCAAAATAGAACTTGAAGATATAGCAGATGAGCCTTGTTATATTGAGATAAAAGTCCATCCTAGTTCGCCACCAATATACAGAACGTTAAACGATATGTCCTACCAGATAGAAGACATCGTGAGACTTCCTGTATCGTGCGACATGACAGATAAAGATCAAATCAATACAATGATAACCAATTTCCTAAACACCACTTACATTGCGTTACAGGGCGGTTCATTGAGTTTAAACAAAGTTGGTAAGACACTGTGTGACATTACAGTGGTTCCTAAATTAATTACTAAGGTTTCATAATGACTAAGAAAGTATCTCTCATCGAATATCAAAAAGACTTCTTCCTTGGAATGGATCATCTGTTCCAACTGTCTCCAGAAGAGATAATTGAAGAAGGCGCTAACCATCGCCATATTGCAGTAGACTGTAAAGTAGATGTTAAACCCATGGCTCGTAAAGTTAACTACTCAGTTAACCTAGTGCTTAATAAAGACATTGACTGGTCAGGTCTTAATTTCATTAAGCTGGACGTACCACAGTTTACTCAAGCATTGCGAGCACAGTTTGCTTATTCTTTTACACCAGCTGTTCTAGAGAAGTTGATTCAGAGCATTGAGTCATACTTTGAAGAATCAATTGAAGACATGCCTATTGACTTCATCGAAGGTGTATTCCGTATACATTCTAAAGAAGGTTACTGGGTTGTTATAACCTCTCCTAAGTACTTAGAATTTTAATCTACGTCTTTTCTTTAAATGGAAAGATTTTGAAGTATATATAGTAAAGGTGAGATAGATAACTTAAACACTTTAACACTATAGGAAAATAGATTATGTCAGCGTTCAATAAAGGTTTCTTAATCGGTGCAGTTGTTACAACTATGTGTGCACCTTTCACGTATAAACTCTTCAAGTCAATTGGCGCAGCAGCCGCAGACATTGAAGCAGAAGCAAAGAAAGAAGGAGAGAAGTAATGGGAGCACTTAGATTCATTGATGGTTACATGGCAGCGGGTTTAGTAATTGGTCTAACTGTTCACTGCACTGCCGCAGTTGTCGGTTTCAAATCGGGTAAGAAAAAAGCTAAGAAAGAAGCTGAGATTCAAGCCAAGTAAACAATAGGGACTCCGGTCCCTTTCATTTTTAGAATACAAAACATTTTAACAAAACTTATTAGGAATTACATTATGAAATTAGCATCAAAAATAGCACTAGGTTTAGCAGGTATCACAGTAACAGCAGCAGCAGTAGTAGTTGCAATGTACTATGGTGAAGACGACAACGATACAGCAGTTGATTCAGTTGTTGAAGATGTTACTGAAACAGTAGAGTCGGAAGTTGAAGCGACTGTTGAAACTAAGTAATCAATCGGTAACACCATCTTAACGGATGGTGTTACCACCTCTTCTATACTTTATTTTTTTGTAACTTTTCATCCATCTAACATATTGTTTGAAACTAACCTTATTATGGAATTTATTAATGCAAGCAATATTAGCTATATCGCAAGACGGAGCCATTGGTACAGATACTGGTTTACCGTGGAAATGTTCTTTTGATTTGAAATACTTCAAACACTGTACGGAAGGTAAGACCATCTTAATGGGTCGTAAGACGATGGATACATTAGGTACTCCTTTACCTAATAGAACAAATCTAGTACTGAGTAAGACGTTGCCAGTTGGTGATTATAATGGTTTCCAAATCATCGGGTGTCCTAGTCAGTTACCAGAAGACATGAGTGAAATCGTAATCATTGGTGGATTAGAAATATATAAACTGTTTAGAAAAGACATTAAGAAGATGTCCGTTTCTGTCATCGATGTTTATGACACAGACGCTACAGTCTTTGCAGACATAGCTGCTCTGACTCAAGGTATGAAGTTAACAGATATGGTAATGCACCGTCAACGTGGTTTCACTGACATTGGTCGCTCTTTAGGACTAACTAAAAAACAAATCGAAGACACCAACCTTTATTCAATTAAAACATACGAGCGTTTCTAATGTTAAGAGTCATAACCAGAGAACAGGTAATCCGTGTACTACAGCTAGAAGACATCGCAGACGATCTTAGCAATGCAAAGCTTGAAGAACTATATTACGATGCAAAAGGTTTACCTACCATCATCGGGTCGCTCTGTCCAATCACTAAAGATAAAGTACGTTACACGTTAGCGATGTCAACTGCACAGTTACCACTTGATATGCAAACAGCTATCTTAGATTTACCAGATGAACTAAAACCTAAGTTTGTTATGCGTAATCCTGCTACTGAACAAGTGACTATTGAACAGTCTATCTTTTACATGTTCTTAAAGAAAGTTGTTAGCGGTAACTACGAAGGTAAGAATCCAGAAAAGACAATGAAGTTAATGGAGCAAAGTAAAATACTTCGTACCAATATCGGCACTGATAAAATAGAAGATGAGTTAGTTGTTGTCTTCCCTAAAAACACAAAGCGCGTAACTGATAGATTCTTAAGTGCCTTTGTAGAACAAGAAATCAAAACTATTAAAGTAGTTAAAAACGGCAAGGTCATAAAAGAGGTTAAACACGATGTTGAATACTAAACCACGTTTAATATTTGTAGACGGAATCGATGGAAGCGGTAAGAGCACAACTGTCTCTCAGCTAAAGGTTATATTAGGTGGGGATAATCCTGAGAACATTAAGACGTGTTCATTCCCAGGACATAATGACTTTGGTCAGATGACTCGACCTTGGTTTGTTAATGACAGTCAACCAGAACACATTAAGTTATTTGCTATCCTTACTGAGTTCTCCATTTTCATGGAAGACTACTTAAACGGTAAGTACAACGATTACACTCACGTTATCTGTGACCGTTTCATTTTATCTACTATTCATCAGACTAACTCAGATAGTCGTTTCATTGAAACAGTGAAAGAGATAGTTAAACATTACGATTTACATTACTATCTATATTTCATCACTACCCTTACATCTGACGATTGTCTTAAACGTTTAGAGCAGCGCGGTGATATCAATGGGGGCGATAGAAAGGCATTGGCCGAAGCAGAACGTACCAACTTCATTGATTATGCTGATAGATTAGGTTTCCGTTGTTCTCTTGTACAGTTAGAAAACTCAGGTACCAAACTAGATCTATTCAATCGTCTAGATTCATTCTTTGAGCAAAATCCAAAATAGAAAGAGAGGAGCGCAATGCTCCTCTCCTTATGTTTGTTTCTTTGGTTGTTCATCTGCTTCTGTGACCAGTAACGTTTTAGTATTAGAACGATTCTTCTCTCTGTAGCCAAACGTAAGTACCGCACCGAACGCTAGATGGATTATACTTCCACTATCTAGCGTAATGGGTATGTAATTCTTACGTCGCTTTAGAAACGCTATCTGTTCCTCTGAGGACATTAGTTTAATTATCTCCATCTCATCATCACTGAATGTTATCTCTCTATTTTCATAGTAGAAAGGTAACACCAGCAAGTCAAAGACAACGACCATCGTATAAATAAACGCAACGCCTCCAAGCCACTTCTCAGTCATCCAATTAAAAACATTACCCTTCATTGACCTCTCCAGTAATTGATCTGTTATATTTATCAACTAACTCAAGATAAAGTTTAACTGTATTTTGACAGGCCGTTAGTTTTTCAACGACTCCGTTTGCTGCGGTTGCTTCTCTGATAAGGAATCGAGAAGTTTCTGTAGGAAGATAGGTTGTTCTGTTTCCATCATCGCAGGACTGGGGAGTGGTAGATATAGCGGTTCCTGTTTCAATGGGGTCTCCCTCACCGATGTTGACTCGCAACCTAAAATTGTCAGACTCAAGACCGTCAATAGCAGACTCATACTTTTCTTGCTGTTCATTTATTCTCTCCTGATATTGTTTAGTTAACAGTTCACTTGCAGTTATACCTGCTTGGCGTTCTTGTGCAAGGTCATTCTTTAATTTAAGTATCGCATCTTCTTTTTCTGAAACCATTTGGTTGTATTTTAAAAGAAGTTTATCTTTCATGGTACTGGCACCGTGATTATAAATCAGCGTAGTGTATATACCAAGTACCACTAGCGTGATAATAGATATGGCCAGACGACTGCTGAGAAAGGACTTTATCATTCTATTCTCCGTGGATTAAGTATTCGTAGAGGTGTTCAGTGTCGATTCTATCAACTGGCTTCTTAACCATTTTAACTGTTTTCTGCAATTTCCATCTGCTATCAGACAAACGATAATCTTCTAATAGACAAGTTGTGCTATATGCTATCGTATTTGCATTGTCTTCTTTTCTGTAGATATGCTTTATTATCTGACCAGTGGCATTTAGTATTGGATTGTTTAACTTAGTCCCTATAAAGGCGATGTTAGTATTTGCCATGTTTTCTAACTTACGCTTTCTCACATAAACAGTTTGTCTGTTGATATAGCCAGCAAATGTATGTGGTAGATCCATTACACGTTTAAACGTATCGTCCGATAATAATTCTTTAACTGAATAAATATCGTTATCGCCAATTGTCAAGCCTACATCTTCTGGTTTTATGATACCGTCCGCAATGGCACGTAGAATACGTTCACCAATGTTGTCTATATCTATTTCGATATATCTATCTGCCACTAGCTTTATAGATTGACTATTTTCAGTTAATATGAACAATTGCCCCAAGATTACAATAAACGGAGTAATTCCTTTAGTCACTTCCTTACCTAAACGATAGTAGCATGTGCCGTCTGATATGTTCGATACATTCTCCGATGTAACGTCCGTCAGTGCAATCCCGCCTAAGTTAGTGAAATCTAAAACATCTAAATCTAACATACCTCCTTTTAAATAAGAACGGTTAGCTCCTAACAGATATAGATAGTCTGTATTGCTAAGTTGTCTGTGTATATATCCGTTTACGCTGAACAGTGCATTGTTAGCCACTTCCTGAGCAATGTCAGGTAATCTCATTGCAATGTCATCAAACAGCTCAATGGGACGTTTGTCTTCAATTGAACCGGTTGCATTGGTAGGTATTAGTAAATGCATTGCAGTGCTTAGGTTTTGTTGTTTAACGGTCTTAGTAGTGACAAGCTCTGGATCAGCAACTGTATCATAACCGTCATAGGTTCTATCCGCCATCCATTCATAAAAAGGAATATCTAACTCAGTTAAGTTAGGTAATTTCTTAAGGTTGAGATAACGATGGTCTTTACCAATTAATACCTGAAACATACATACATCGTACTGGTACAAATCCTTTAAAGACGTCCCTACGCTAATCGTATAGAATTCATTTTCTTTAGGGTCGATTACGTGAATTGCTAATAACATATTTTTACTTCCTGATTTTATGACAATTTGAATATAAGGCATCGTTATGAACGACTTACTGATAATATATCCATACGACCCTAACGGTACAATTTCTGTAAACTTCATTAAAGAAGAAAAGCATAAATTAACAGCGTCACAGGGTTTGGATTACGCGTTCTTGAATTTACGTAAAGGACCTTTCCATGAGAAAGATTTATCAATCGTAGATCAAAGAACTCGAAAGAAATTAATATTGAATGAAGATTATAAATTAACCCTTCCATTCATCAATGATGGTACTAGAAAAGAGTGCTTTAGAATTGTTGAGATTCTAAATAAATCTTACTTCGATTCCATCTTACTTGTAGATTATCGCACGCTAGGTTCTGATCTTGTTTTCGATGAACTTGAAATAATACAATACCTAGCTACGAGAGAAATCAGTCCAAGAGAAATACTTTGGAGTGAGATTGTAGAGAAACCAGGTCGCTACGATGTAGAAGAACATTTACACCACATCAAAGACTTTTTTGGCATGAATGAACTAGTCACTGCTTTAACTAACCGAGTAGAGTTAGTTAAGGTTCAGTATCAGGATTTAGTCGACAGTGTGAATAATCACATTTTAGAACCTAACGCTCATAACATAACTTTAATCGATCTAAGATTACAGCGTTTAGCGAATCTTTTTCCTTCTGAATTATCTTACTTTGCTAAAAGTAGACTGACTATAGTAGAGAAGCTCTCATACTTAACACCTCGCGTTTTAAATGATTTCCTTGACCAAACGTACCTTAAAATAGAAGAGCTTGTTAAAGTACATCTAGAAGGTCCACGACAAGTAACGCAAGCTTCTGTTGCCACATGGAGAATTACAAACTTCGATTCGTTTAGCCGTTATTTAATAGAGTCAACTGCTGGAACGTTTACTAGAACTGATGAGTTCATCTACGGTGAGTTTTATGTTACAGATTCTTTAGGTAAGAAAACATTTACTGTTTTAAAAAATGATATACCTACTGAGTTTGAAATAGACATTAAAGAAGCAGGTATTGAAGCACCTATAATTGCAGGCATAACAAATAATGCTAAAGGAGTATCTCTATCTGCTAAGTTTAACTCTACTCCTATTAGAACAGTTCCAGTTAATAAAGATGCGCTGAAAGAATGTATCTATCAAATATCGACTGAACCTACTTTTTCAGACATTATTTTCTTCAGTACAGTTACTTCAACAGACGACGTTCAGACAGCTAAATTGAATAAGTTAAGTACCTACTATATAAGATGTAGACACGTAGGTACTATCTACAGTTCTCAGTGGAGTCCTACCGTTAAGTTCACTACCATCGACATTGTCGCACCGTCAGTTGTTTTCAATCCTAGAACTACCATCTTATCAGGCGGTAGATTAGCACATGATTTTGTGGCAGGTGCCAGTATCTTTAGTGAATATGCAAATGAAAGAATTATATCGGGGATAGAATATAAATTAATGTTGTCTGTACCTAATTCAACTCAGCGACCAGTAGTCGCTTACAGCGGTGTTAAAGCAATTGATTTTTCAGATATAGTTAAGTCGATGGCGTGGACTCCTCTGTCTTCTTCCGAGAATGGGGACTATGGACAATATGGACCAGGTGGGTACAATACGGAAAATAAACATTTTAAAGCAAGTACGTTTTATGAACTCGTCTGTAGGATTCGTCTGGGTAACGATGACTGGTCAGATTGGTCAGATCCTAGGTCTATTAAAACATCGCTGGTTACTAATAAAGTAATTCAAGAATCAGAAACAATAGGTGAGGGCGACGGTGCATATCTTCGCTATTACGATAAAGAAATTCAAATTTACAGCTAAGAGGTGACGAATGGCTACTGTATATCCTTACGATATAAACGCTTCGCTCGATTCAAACAGAATCGTAAATGAAATACAAACATTTCCAAGTGCAAGCGCTAAAGGGTTCAGCGTAATAGCGCCTAAGCTTGCGCCGTTTCATAAAAAGACGTTTGAACTAAAATTAACAAACGGTACTAAACTTATTCCTAATGTAGATTATGAATTTGGCTGGTACTACGATGGACTTTCTAACCGTGCTGATGCGCCTGAAATATTTATGGTCATCGTACTTAAGAACGTGTCTTACATAGCTCAGAATGTTGTACTGGCTTACCATACCGTTGGTGCTGAGTTTACTATGGAAAACGCTGCATGGCAAGACTTTGCTCGGTCACAGCCAGTTAATCCAATTGATTCGGTATGGGATGTACTTGACGACCGTCCAGGTTTATATTCTACAGACCCTAACCTAGTACTAATGAAAGATGCTGTTGGTTGGGACAGATTCATTTCAGTTACCAAAGAACTGGTTGATGAAGGTACGTTGGTACATAATCGCATTCGCCGAATGATCGATCTTCATGTAAACAATGAAGTAAATGCGCATGACATCGACGTCGGACGTTTAGGTCTAGATCGTTTCTTATCATTAAAGAAAGCAACGTTAGCTACTCTAATACAAGGTACCGATTCAAATCAGTATCTTGGAGTGATTGAAACCCGCGCTTTCCTTAAAGAACGTTACGTAGAACTTGGTAAGGCAGCAGTAATAAATTTAATCGGCCCAACAGTAGCATATCAAGGCTCTAGTGCCAGCTGGGTTATTTCAGATTACGATTCGTTTAGCACATATGAAGTTTCTGCTAGTTTCTTAGACATAACTTTGAGAGACTCTAATATTGTCACCACCGTAAAGGACGAAGCTCCTATAGGTAAGTCTATAATGACCATCTATAAAAACGGCGCACCTAGACTCTTTGAGATCAATATTTTAGGTATCGGTATCGGCCAACCTTCTATTATCGGCATAATGGACAATGAAAGCAATGTAAGTCCATTAGTATCAGTTAATACATCTAGTTTCTTTACAGAACCTACTGGTGCAGATACATTTGCCAATGTTCAATATGAAATATCAAGAACAGAAACGTTCTCTGATATCATCTTTAGTTTCACGAGCAATTCGACAGGCAGTGTAACGACCGACCTTCCGGATAGAACCCGTCTCTATGCTCGTGCTAAACATATAGGTAAATCAAACAGATCGTCTGCATGGTCTCCTGTCATTTCATTCATTACTGGTGATAGACCAATTAAGGTAACTAAGCCAGTGAGAGCATCCATTGGTTGGCAAGATAGAGTTACTATATTTACTGATCAAACAACGGGCAAGAAGAGCAATGCACAAGTTGAAATGGCAATACGCGTTTCTTCATTGTCTCAAATGTCTGATGAGACACTGTTCTTGGAAGTTACAGATGATTCACAAACACGTACCGTCAGTAACAGAGCGTATAGCGGTGCGGTGGCTAGTAACCAGTCACTCATCCTATTCTCCTTCACGGTACTCGATCATTTACGAGGTCCTCGTGAGGCGACCTTTAAAGCTCGTTACGGTAGAGATGTGGACGGTGTCATTACATATGGCGATTGGTCGTATGATTATAACATGGATACCATTAGCTACATGGATTAACATAAATAGGAAGCACGGACGCTTCCTAAATCGTATGAAATAAAGATTATATTCAACCTGAGGAAATGACATGAGTGAAGCTTATAATTATCCCTATGACCCAACTGGGGCTAAGGTGTCTAATTTAGTCAAAGATTTTCCTATTACTTTAGATAGAACTAAGGCAAGAGCATTTGCTTTATCTGGTCCATTTTACGGAAAAACATTAAAAGTTCGTAATACACTTAATCAATCTATTGTTTTAGAAGAAAATAAAGATTACCGATTACTATATATACATGAAGAATTGTTTGGTATTACAGACGGTCCTGTATTCAGCATTGTTCATTTTTACAACAGTGAAATTAACGGTGAGTACCTAGCCGATTTCCAAATGTTAGGCGGTAACAACCAAGGTAACGCGTCTATAATCGATCAGATGATTAATAACATCGAAAACGATTCACGTGATGTTTACCTAGAAAACATTATTGATTTCCCATCGGTTCTTCCACCAGAGGGACATTTACATCACATATCTAATACCTACGGGTATGAAAATGCAATTGATGTATTTAAACAAATACTTGCATATCTACGTGCGGCGGATGTTGACTTAGGCTTAAATATCACTAACCAAGTCAACGGCATTAATGATAAGTACAATTACTTAATACAGTTAATTTCAGATCTTGAACAAACCGGTGATGATTCAACTCAGTCAGTTAGCGAAACTATTTTAGATTTACAAGAAGCAATAACTGACCTTACTGAACGCGTCGCTACACTTGAGCGTGACACTGTTAACTTTAAAACAGTTACTAATTCTACCTTAGATAAGTTTAATTCAGAAATAAAAGCTAACCGCGATAACCTAGCTACCTTTATAGGTACTACTAACTCGGCTATAGAGAGAATCGATGCTGTACTGGAAGTCTTTGCAAAGCAGTTCAGTGATCTGAACAAAGACCTTGCCAATATCTTAATTACGCTAGATCAACATTCTAGTACGTTCACTAACCATCAAGAACAGATAAATGCTCTAAAATTAAAAATAGAACAGAATGTACAGGCCATGGATGCTCTAGGTCAGCGCATAGATGAGAACGAACAGAAATCACTATTAGTTACCTGGCTTCTAGATAAAGCAACGGTACTCCCTTTGACGCATAGCCATTTCGTAGCAAGGCACCGAGGGAACCATACACTTCCGGATCTAACGGCAACACCTACTGGTCATACTATTCGAATAATGAAACATGTGGGCATCGATCCTATTTTCGTTGTTAAGAAAACAAGTAGCGAAAGAATCCAATATCTAGGTCAAACTGATACCTCTGTAAAATTAACAGATGTCTATTCAATGACTTTCGTTAAATTATCATCCACTATCTGGGGACTATACGTATGATTACTGTTAGCGATTTACCAGGGCTAGCCAAACACTTAGAGGCTAGAGACCCGCACGACCTAGGAAAGGGCGATGTTGATTTAGAAAACGTACAGAACTTCGCACTTGCTTCCACTGCCGAAGCTAGGGCTGGTTCTAGCAATACGAAGTACATGACTCCACTGCTTACAAAGTATGCAATCGAAGAGCTAACAAGTGAAGAAGGTCTTGCTAATCACCTTAAAGCTTCTAACCCGCACAACATCTCTAAGAGCACCATTGGTCTAGATAAAGTACAAAACTATACCATGTCCAATGCAGTGGAAGCTAGAGCGGGGACACGCAACGATGTTTACATGACTCCCCAACGTGTTAAAGAAGCGTTTGAAGCTTTAGTGGATACAGATGCGCTGGATAACCACCTTAAAGCTTCTAACCCGCACAGCATAACTAAGACAACCGTTGGGTTATCTGATGTACAAAATTATGCTGTGGCGTCGACCAGTGAAGCTCAAGCAGGTACTCGTACTGATCGATATATGACGCCTCAACGTGTTAAAGATGCTATTGGTGCTTTAGTAGACACTGATAAAATAGATAACCACCTTAAAGCCTCTAACCCGCATGGCATAACTAAGACAACCGTTAAGTTATCTAATGTGCAAGACTATCCTATGGCCACACAAAACGACGCTACGAACGGCACTAGAACGGATCGTTACATGTCTCCTAAGAGAGTCGTTCAGGCGGTTGAAAAGTACATTAATTCTAATAAGGAACCGGCAGAGAAACCTTGGACATTATTGAGGAGTGGTACAGAGTCAGGTTCTTTTTTCTCATCTGTTGACTTGCGAGGGAAGGAGGTTTGTTTCATCTCAAGCGATGTGAGTAACATTGATGAAATTGCAGTCGTCAAAGGTTTCATACCTCTTGTTTCAGGGTTCTCCAATGATCTGCAATGTTATTTTGCAAATGGTTATAGCGACATCGAATATCGTTATTCTGATCGTAGGATAAGTACCAATGGAGACCTTGGAAATAGACAAGTCTGGTATCGAGAAGCTAGTGAAAACGCTTACCCTCCTATGGGAACTATAAAAGCTTAATTGGTGAACCATTTATTCACAAAAGGAACATGAATGCAGTTATATAAAATCAAACCTTCTGAATTGGCAGTACAGGTCATTAAAGAATGTACTGCTGTTGAAGCGGGCTGGGTCAACCACAAGGATGATCTAGGTAAAGAAACAGCTCACGGCATTACTTACGCTACATCGCGTGACCATGAGTTACTATGGCCTTTATATAACTGGGATGGTGATATGAAAACCCTTCCAGTTGAATTGGCTTATCACATCTACTACATTAGTTGGTGGCGTAAGATGAAACTAGATAGAGTTGCAATATACTCTCCTAGCCTTGCCCGTTTAATGTTTGACTTCGGCGTAAACGCTGGTCGTACTACGTGTATTAGAGAACTGCAAAGAATTCTAACAGTGCACAATCGTAAAGGTGAGTTATACGCTGACCTTGAACCAGATGGTTATATCGGCGGTTTAACGTTAACTGCTGTTGAAGAATATCTACAACAGAACTATCCAAAGCAGAAAGAGAAGTTATTGTTTCACATGCACAGTGCCCGTGACTATCACTACCTCTCAATCTCATTGGAACGTGAAGATAATGAATCATTTACCAATGGTTGGAGCGACCGTGCTTACAACATGGCTAATCAAGATTCTAAGATAATGTTTCCATAATAAACATAGCTGGAGGGACTTGTTCCCTCCTCTATGCATGTTTATGCAAAATGATATGATGTAGTTTAAAAGGGAGGAAAAGGAGATGGCACATGAGACTAACATTCAAACGTTAGACGCCATGGTACCACAACTATTTAGAAGTCTATTTAGAACAAGTCATTATAATCATGTTATCGGAGAACCCTCTGGTAGAGTGCTTAATTTAAATATGATTTTAATAGAAGATGATGCGTCTAGTACAGATGCATTGTACTACATACGCCCGTTAGGAAAGACGGTCAGAATGATGGACTATTCTATAAATTTAGTTATAGGAGAAGAGTATGTAAAGCACAATAAAGCAAAACGTATATATCCAGAAGATCTCTCTTACCATATACGTAGAAAATTTGATTTCATGAAAGAGTCGTGCTTCGATTACCTTATGGAGTTATTCAGTCAATACGCTCAACGTAATGCTTACCAGTGTGAGTTGTATGCTAGTTCTAGTTCAATCATTGTAACGTCATGTGAGATGACCCTCGTCGTTAAGAATAAGTCCATCGCAGATTAGCAATCAAAGTTTATTGAAAACTATATCATTAACAGGATAACAATAAACTAAACACTGCGAACTAAGGACTACTAATGAACTCAGAACAAATTAAAGTGCAACTCACACTTTTTTGCGAAATGTATGATCTAAAGCCAACTGATTTCCTAATCAAAGGCGAAGCTAACTGGACTCTACGTGGAGAGATATTCACAACAGATGAAATAGAGTTAGTGGCTAGTAAGAAAACAATTGATAAGATGTTTAAAGAGCACGGTACTCTTCGTCGCTTTGAAACATTTTCTTCTCCACCAGTTAAAGCATGTAAAAGCATTTACTTCACTGGACTTACAATTGAAGTAGGTACAGTTAAAGACTTTAGTACAGAAGATGGTATTCAATTACTATTGACTAAAGAAGAAGAAATTCAAATGGGAATGACATCATGGTAGATAGACCTAGTTTTAGACATGAATTGAAAGAAGCAGATTCTTTTCAGTTCATTTTATTATTCAGCCCTTACGGTAGAGACGGAAGTGAGTTCCGTCTTCTATGTCCCGATTCAACATTTAATTTACATACTCGTGATGGTCAATACGGTTTCTCAATAGCTAGAACGTTGAGGTTACACATCGACTCAATGAAAGAACTAGATGTCGATACAGAGGCTCTAGAATCGTTTCTAAGAGGAGATATTGATAACGTTACTCAATCCTTCTCTAAACACATTTCACACTGTCACGGCTTCTATGGGAGCGGCGACAGTAACTATGAAGACGTACCTAAGTTTCTCAATGAACATTACGGTACAAAACTCAATGAAGAACTTGATGTTACTTCACTAATCATACTCTAAGGATTCACAATGAATAAATTAATACTTGTACTCAATGCACCTGATGAACAGTTCTTTCTAGAAGAGATCATTCTTGATAAAGACCGTTCACCTAAAGTAGATCAATTACTTAACCAGTTAAAGCTTTCATTTGTCAATACAGATAAGAACATTGAATCGCCCAATGAAACAATGGCTTTCAGCGTAAACGCCTATAAGAACACTACAGCTAGTTCTTTACTACGTGCCATGAAGTCACTTTACATTGTCTTAACTGCGATAGTGTCTGTTCGCGATGTTAAATTCAATATGGTGACGGAGGAAGATAAAGTAATCATTTCTTCTTCTACGCGTTATGGAACTCCAGCTTACCCTAGAGTTCCACTTACTGAATCTGGACTACCATTAAACTTCCTTTCAAATAAAGGACATTTAATGTTACCCGTTGGCAATGAGAAATTTAAACAATTCTTTATTGGTGGCAGATGTCCAATAGAAGTGACTTGCATCAATGAAATCTTTTCATATAGCACAACGCCTAGAACTGACCTAGAGCAAAGCTGTCTATCTATCGATGATGATAACATAACACTTAGCTACAATACAGATGCAGGCTACACTAGCATTGATTATCGACGTGACGTACTGATTCCTTTAATGGATCTTGACAAAAACCTTTTTGCTCTTGATGAAAATGCAGCTGTTCATGCAAATGCACTTAAGACAATCCACTCTACTCTATAAGGAGCCCTCATGGCTTTAGTAAACGAAACGAAAACAAGCGCTCCTCCAAAGACCTCTTTATTAAAAGAGTTCTCTCCGAAATTATTGAAGGTGGTACTTCTCAATCCTATTGGTGAAAGAAGTGATCTTAGTGCTGAGACTGCAATTAGCATCCCACTTGACCGTAAATTAATGAAAAGACAAACCTCTTTCTTACATCGTCTCTCTGATGTGTTAAAAGACCATGTTGACTATGATGACATACTTGGTTACTTTACGATAACGTTTGAAGACTTTCGCAGACATTATCAAGTAAGTACTTTTTACAATCCTATTTCGTTACTTGAATTGTTTCTTCAAAACATATTGAACAATAGCAGTGTCGGTACTTCAGTCATCGGAATTGAAGGTCTGAGTGCTTTCAAACTTTATGACATTGATACAGGTAAAATAATCACTTACGATACACGACTAGCTAACCGTCTAATGCATATAGGTGCTTTTAAATCTCAGAACTATTATAAGATTCCTTATAATTCAGTAGATGGATTAATTGACGTTATCTCTAATGAAACAGGTACTCACAAACTAATCATTGAAAACGGTGAAGTGGTAGACATTGAAATGCTATTCAATACCCGTTGCTCAATGAATGAGGAAGGTTTGACTTTCCCCACTGCCTATGGTGAGACGTGTATTAAATTTGATGATGAGTTAGAGCTAACGATGGGTTCGCTTCGAACGTTATCTGATAATCGTCTCGTTAAAGACTTTGTGGAATTATTGAAATACGGACTGGTTGAAAAAACAGTTGTAAGTGGTCGTTACTGATAATACGTAGAGGGGATTGATTTCCCCTCTTTTATCAATGTTTTTTTTTCGAAACAATTTAACACACATATCCTAAACGTGAATTTAAACCAACTAAGGAATTAAAAATGGTAAATATAAGTTTAGAGAAGTATTCAGAGCTACAGAAAAGATACTTGTTAAAAGGTCTGGTTTCAGGCTTTACAGGTACGCTACTGATTGCTGTTCTAACGATGGAGATAGTAAGTAACTTTTCAACAGACATTATTCTACTAAAGAATTATCTAATGAATGTTCCAATGATACTAATCCTAGTACCTTGTATAAAACACCTGATTAAGAAACATCCGATTAACTGTTACCGACTAAAAGGAATACTGAGCATAGCAGGTTTAGTCATGCTTGTGTTTGTAGAGATCTTTGGTCTAAGTAAGAATTGGTATTTGGTAGATGCGGCTATCGTTAGCCTAGGAGGGTTGTTAATGATGACACATAACAGTTACTATAAAGCATGTGTTAATAATAAATGTAAAGACTTCTCTGAGATGTGTGGCTATGTAGAACTATTCACTAATCTTACTTATGTATTTGTAGGTGTTGCCATTGTAGCTATGGATATACCCACTCTAGTAATATTGTCGCTAGCCCTTCCATTGGAATGTATAGAACGTTATCTAGAAAACAAATGTGCGTATGAGGTATATACGACTAGTTGAATAAAGGGGCATTGTGCCCCTTAGTTCTTTTTTGTTTAAATGCAATTAATTTGAGATCTATATAGTAAATATGAGATAACTAACTTAAACAACCTTCTAAGGAATATAACATGAAAGAATTTAACGTAACAGTAGTCGTTGGTAAAGAAAGCGAATTTGGCGGTCAAGACTTTGCAGAGTTTAATATTCCACTATTACTTATAGATAAACCAGATGACCTGTCTCTTTATCTTACGAGCGTTGACGTTGCTTCTACCTGGGCTGCTAATTCATTCGACCCTGATATGCTAGGTTGCTTACGTAAACAGTTACGTAAAGTAGCTAAGATAGATATCAGTGAATGTACTAGCGAACAAGAAGCGCTTGACGTTGTAGTTAACCATGAAGACTTCGATGCCATATATGAATATACGTTTGACCTTACCATCACAGCAATTAAATAATACTCGTAGGGTGACAATGGTGTCGCCTTACTTTTTAACAAACTAAGGAAATACCATGAACTTATTTAAACAACTAGCAATCGCAACAGTAGCCGGTGCAGTAGTAGGCGCAGTAGTAGCAGGCGTTTATAATTCAAAAGCAGAGAAAGCAGTGGTTAAGAAAGATGAACCAGCTAAGGTTGTTCGCAGCCTTTTACTTTCAATAGATGCCGAGACTATAGAAGTTAACTATAGCGTCGACATTACCAGAGACGGTACTAACATCTCTGTTATTAAAGGTGATGAGTTCAAAACTACTGATGCGGTAGCATTGCGTGAAGTTGCGTTAGCGGTAATGAGCTTGGACGTTAACTACGCTAATTACATCGGCGAAGGTTCAATAGAAGACCGTACTCGTCGTGCTAAGTCTTATAAGTCAAGTACTCACTGTACTCTACGTAGTGGAGTTTCTATCGCTGTTAAAATGGGATAATTAAAATGAGCTATACCCTAGATAAGATCAAAACTAAAATAAAACAAATGAGTCTTATGTATGCAGTTGACGATTTCAACATGGTACTTCTAGGGTGTTCATCTAACGTGATGAAGGAGCATCTGGAAGACTGTGAAAGAATTGAGATCAAACTACCTACAGACGACTACGACCGCTTAAAGAAACACAGAGAGTTCTCTAATGGCATTATCATTGGAGACTTCGAATACATGACCTCAACTAAATTCCCTGGGGTTGTATTCTACCGTGGTTCTGAAAAGTACACTAGCTATGTTAAGATTTCTAGATGTAATGAACTATACTGTTACACCGAAGAATCAAACTGTAAACACACTAAATTAATTTCTCTAGTTCAACAAAAGATTAGAGAACGTCGCAAAGCTTCTAAAGCATAAGGAATTATCATGTTAAAATTATTCACTTCTAAAGTAACAACTGTAGCACCATCTGTAGTAACTGGCTCTTTAAATATATCTACTGATGAACAATACAGCTTCATCGTATCGACTAATGCTTCTGGTAAATTAGAATCATGTTCTGTAATAGGCAATCTTACGGTAACTGCTGACATTATCAGACAGCAGTTAGAAATAGCTGTAATGTCCGGCGCTAAGAAACTAGGTGACTTTATTACTATGGAGTTAGCTGTTGGTTTTGATGTTCCAACATCTGCAATCACAATACACTAAACATAAACAGCTTCCGCCATGGAAGCTGTTAGTTTTATTTTTTTTTATGTAATACATTATAAATCTATATTATTGATGTAGTATATAACCACTAAGGACTAAAGGATGTGCATACTTAGACCAGTAAATGGTCAGGACGATTTAGAATATGTAGTTATCGTAACTCAGTTCACGCAAGAAGAATATGATTCTTTCTATAAATCTGGTTCAGTTACTTTGTTTATGATCGACTCCATAGAAACATTAAAACTGAAGATAGCTAAAATTTCTAAGATATTGTCAGATTCATTCACTGCTACATATTTCGGTGCAGATATCTTTCACTATTTACTATTGCTACCTTGTCTAGTGTCTAAAGAAGCAGAGGACCATGAAGCCAGTATAGTTAACATGACTGTTATGTTTTTAGATTCTGTGCTGAGAATAAGAGTGTCCCATAACGATGAAGAATACCAAGACATGACTGTCCATACAAGAACCAAAACACTACACTAATAAGGAATTGTGTAAATGAGTAAAATTTCTGATAGTTACATTCTATCAAAACTCCACCTCAATAAACATAAAAAGAAACTTGACAAAGAATCTTATCCTTTCAAAGGAACCGTCAAGTTATTAATAGAAGATATTTTTGAAGGTAGTTCTACTAAATTCACAGATCGTTTAAATGAATACATCGCTGTTGATCCAGTTCTGTTTAGTATCTTCTACGCATTCCATTTAATAGGTAGAGAAAATAAATACCTTTTCATGGAAATTCTAATAGAAGCGCGTGAAGATAAGTCCACTTTTAAAATGGAGAAGTACCGTAAAGATCATAGAAGTGAAATATCGAAGCTATTAAATAAGTCTGTGTCCGCACTTCATATAGAAGGACTTGGGTTAACTGAAACTCAAGTCCTAGTAACGTGTATTTCAAAACATGCTAGATACATAATAGAAAAAATAGAAGAGAGAGTTTAAGTTATGAAGAAGTTAGTCATCTCACTTGACATGGAAACAAACAATCACAACAAGCCTCGTTTAGATATAGGCGGTAACGTTGAGATAGGTGTTTTAAAAACAGCGCTATTGGAAATAGGCTTTATAGTTTATGAACAAGAAATACAAAACGGTAAAGTAACACTTACTGAAGTATTGCGCCATCAGTCTTATATATATAACCCCGCTCCAGCAGTATGGGTAGAAGCTCCTCCAATCGTTCTAGAGTTACATACCAAGTCTGGTTTCAAGCCATTGTACGATCAGTTCGTTAAAGACTGTGAATATAACTCAGTTGCTAAAAACACATACAGCGAACAAGTAGTTGATGAGTATGCTGCTGCTATATTAGAAGATTTGTTACGTACTAAATATCCTAAGTTATTTGATCGTGCCCTATACGAATCAGGTAATCTCCACGCACTGACTGTCGTCGGTAAAAACGTCCAGTTCGATATCGGTTTCATGAATACAAGATTGCCTAGAACAGCGATGTTCTTTAACTATCAGGTAATCGATGTGTCTATGATGCGTAACATGCTCAGATCTTTGGGTAACGATAAGCTAAAAGGAATCAGTAAAACTAAATCTACTCACTTTGCAATAGATGACTGTGAATCGGCTACAGCTGACTATAAAGCTACCTTAGAAGTCTTCTTAGAGAAATTCCCTGATACTGTGGAATATTTCCAACAATACAAACAGAACCAGGAACCGCTATGAGAAATTTCGAATATCGCCTTCACCATGCAAGTGGTCGAGTTACTAAGATCGTTTTACTTGGCAACACTAAACGTGAAGCAGAAGATAAGATTAAAAAGTTTCATCCTAAAATAGCAGAAAGTAAAAGCTATTGTTTCTTAGGTGAAATAACACTTCAGTATTCGACACAGTCTCGTCGTCGTTAAACTAAACTCTTTAAAGGAAGGCGAGTTGTCTTCCTTTATGTTTGCTATAGGAGCAGAATATGAAATTTGAAGTAAGCGATACAGAAGGAGAGTTGGCTGTAACATTTGAATTAACGTTACCTCAAAATCCTAATTTAGATGTTGTTGTAAAGAGACGTATTAAAACCCTCACAGAGCTTCTAGGAGCTACTGTACGCTTCCCATACTTCGATACTGGTACAACTGAGTTAGTTATACCTACCGACTGGTTACGACGCTATTCAGAGTACATTGAGATTCTAGTACTTAACTGCTGTGATTTTAAATCAGTAGATGGTGAGTTCATTAGATTGAACAATCCAGAATTACAAACTCTCCAATTCCTGATGAAGAGCGATGTTCCTAGGAGTTGTCTTAACACGGAATACTTAAGAGATAACGGGTTCTTTATCGTAGGTTTCTCAGAAGATACTATAAGCCCTCATATGTACACACTAAGGAACGATAACGTATTACATAGAGCGTATGTATTCGAAGAAGGTGGCGTTACTTACATTGGCTTTAAGGAAGTTGTATCGTTGTCTATAGAACCGAGTATGTCTAATTTCTTTAACCATCGTGAGTTGGTTGATTTATTAGAACAAGCTACTGGTAGGAGTTATTACCCTAAGTCATTTCCTAATGGCTACCTTACAGCATTAGAATTGTTTTACTAAAAAGTATTATTTTACACACCCTCGATATAGTTTGAGGAATTTATTTCTCCCCATTGTTTGTCAAAACAATGGTAGAGGGAGGAGCGAAGCGACAACAACAGAACTAAGTTAACACTTAGAAGGAAAGAGTTATGCTAATGATTACATCTGCTAGAGAATTAAATGACATCAATATCCATTTATCTATAGCGAGACAGGTATTGAAACTATACCTTACTGATCACAATGCCCATGCGTTATATGGTAATCTAGCTTACAGTTTAGCTAAGATGGAATTCCCTCCAATCAATAAAGAACAAGGGAAGAGTAAATTCCTAACAGAAGAAGAACGTTCAGGTTTTAAAGAAGCCGAAGGGTATACGTTAGATATGTTTAAATCTCACTATACTGGCACTGTAGGTCCAAACGCTATGTACAGTTATATCGGTACCTATGTCATTACAGATATGTTACTCATGGACTATTGGAATAACCCAGTAACAGGTGAAGGGTTAGCTAGTTACATACAGGATACATTTTCATTGTCTACAACAAACTATGGTGATGTATTAGACGAGCAACATGAGAGTATTAAATTTGCTATTGCGAATGACAATACTTCATTCACTATATACGAGCCATTGAAGTATTTTATCAATGGGCTAATAAAAGAAATTAGAGGGAAGTAATATGTATCAGATAGGTGAGAGAACAGCAGGTGCGTATGTTCAAACTTTGCAAGAGAAAATTAAATATCTTAAAGCAGCTAAAGAAGAACCGTTCGTTATTGAGCCGCATTTCAAAAAGATCTGGAGCGAGATGCAAACGCTTGTGCCGTATCTTAAGATGATTTCATCTTTCTCTAAGCGTTACTGTGGGTTTGTCGAGTACGGCTTCCCTAGCACGTTAGAGAGATCAGAATGGGTAGGTTATTGCAATACAGCAGATGAGGGTTACGGCTTTCCATTTGCAGATGGACCAGCGAGACGAAGCGCAGGGGTTTATATTAAAGTACTGATGAGTAAGATCGAGCAAAGAACCAATTTAAGATTTCCAGTAAAATGGGGAGATAGAAAGTGGGTATATGAAGATCTATACTTCGATGTTTCTAGTGACTTTAAATACACCTATGAAAAGTTCTTAGAAGATAGCGACTTAAAGGACGAAGCAACCGCAACCATCCTTTATGATTTCATATTAAAGAATTCGTGGGAAGAGGATTACGTTAAAACCCTAGAGCAGGTAAATAAATTCACCCTTGATATCATGAATGAAGACGATATAGACAGAAAGATTATGCGCATTGAGAACATGATTTCAATCTTTAAGCGAATGAACAAAATAAGAGCAATGTCAGTAACACTTACTGCTGACCTTGCTAAAGAACTTGAGGGATTTATAAATGACTAGACTATTAGATAAATTTGCATTCTTTACAGGCAAGGCTGTAGAGTCCGTAGAAGCCATGGAAAATAAAAAGGTAATAGAAGCTATCTTAATTGAATCGGAGACGGTGGGAGAACGTACAGCGCTTTCTTGTTCTATTAACTTCCAACATCGAATCAATGTAGCTATAAACGATGCCTTGCGTTTAAACTGTATTGAAAAAGGGGATAGTAAACATCTTGCATTGATAGAGATGAGAGATAGAGTACTGGATTTGGAAACCGATTACTTCTTAAGCAACGTAAAGGACTTTTAAAATGGAACTGATCTTTACACCAGAAGAGTTAGACAACTTGCTAGATAAGGTTATGCTATCTGTCTTTTCAATCTATACTCGCAACAGAGAACAGCCCAAGGTAAGTGATTATGGTTTTGCTATAGATCAGTTAACTAAACTCACTAAGAAAGTTACACCTTATCTATTACAGTTACATTGGTATCAGAACACGGCATGTAACAATGCTAACTCGTATGCAGAATGTCATGAACATATGAAATCAGAAATTGAAAACATAATAGACATGGACATCATTTGCTATACAGGTAAGTTCTTTAAGCAAAAACCTGAACATATGTATCGCATAATGGGCTTTGGTTTATACCCAAGAACTCATAGTGAATTCAGTAAAGAAAAAATGCTTTCTTTATTTGAAAATCATACGGCTATACCAGAAACAGTATTTGATAAAGTAATGTGTGCGAACGTACCAGCCGACGAATGGGTTGACGATAAAGTAATCGATGCAATGGGGGCTGTTAAATTATTTGACCTAGCTCCAATAGAGGAACTAGTTAAAAGACTTGAGAAGTTAAGAGAGTTTAACGTTTCAATAAAACTAGACGAAGAGTCCATTAATTTAATTAAAGGAGCGTTGGATGAAATCAGTAATTGATAATATTAAAAGTCCTCTTTTATTTAACCATGAATTTAAACATGTTTTAGAGAAGCTACGAGATTCACTTAACTGGGCAGCTAACTATGAGGTAGATGAAACGGGTTCTTATTTTTCAGATATGATAACCAATGTAATGACTTTGTTCCAAGGTAGAATAAACGATGCTGTAGAAGCAGGATGTTTCAATGAACAAGACGGTACCTATCTCGCCGTTAGAAAAGAATTCAACGATTCACTAAAACGTATCATCTCAGACTTACTGAAAAAAATACATGATGAAAATAAATGAACTAATGTGCACACTGAATGCTAAAGCAGAGAAGTGTGCTTTTTTTAAAAATAGCAAAGCTGAATGCTTAAAAGCGTTAGAAGTTACATTCGGATGCAATAGTATAATAGCTAAGACTATTTTTGAATGCTTTTATAAAACTTACTATCTAGAAATAGATGAACTAAATAAACTTATCTCATATACGCTGAATATACAAGCACGTGAGATAGTACACTATTACGATGAGGATTTCGAGAAGCTACCAGATAAACAACAAGTACTATTCTTGTTATACGTAGCACTGGAATCTAATCTAGGAAAATAACATGACTACTTTAAATACATCAAGAATTATCTTCAACCTATATGCCAAGCGCCTGGTTGCCAATTACGGCACAATGTCAGAACACATTGGCTCTTTAACCGAAGAAGAACGTTACGATGCACTGCACTCAGAGATTATGGGCAAACATAAAACGTTACGTTACATTCGCAACTTAGTAAACGCGGAAGTTAAATCTCACTACCCACGTTGGTTAGATCTAGCTGATGACAGTGAGCTTAACAATGAAGAACTTAAAAGTACTTATCTTTATTATCTAACCACGCAAGATCCAGAGTTTTCAATTGATCTTAGAAACGAGCGTCGTAAGTTTATAAACGATAGAGAGATGGCTAGCATTGTAGATAACATGACGGGTTTACGTTTACCTAAGAACAATGTATCGGCAAGCAATGCTTTATATGACTACGCAATGATAATCAGCGAGCTAGATGTATTAGCAGCAGGTGAATCATATCGTGGCAATGCATCTCTTATAGATTCTGCTCAGGCAATGTTTAACAACATGAGTACTGAAGATCCATTAGTGAGTGCCGTTCCATTACCTTTAAAACGTCACTTTAATAAAGACATGTCTTATTTTGAAATAGATAAGAGTAAACTGTCTAAAGTCAAATGTCGTCTAGAAGGTAGTTTTGCAACGGTTAAGAAAGGAACCGATAAAATGATTGGACGTCCTCACAACAAGGGACATACATTCGTAATTAAAGATATTCATTTCGTAATTGTTAATGAAAAACCAGAAGGTAGTCTGATTGAAGCTGACGATATTCGTATTGTTAGAAAATCATTACATGCAACCATGGGTATTCCTGGTAAGAACCTAGCTCCTTGCATGGCTATCTTATTTTCTGATTCAGAAATAGCAGTTAAATCGACAGCAGCTGAAGTTGAAGAAAACTACTTAGCATTGGTTGAATACGTATTGGGATTACGTGAGATCTCTGACGTAAAAACAGATACCCCATTCGGTAGAGTAAGAGCTCGTTTTACTAATAAACGTTTATTACCTTACTTTGATTTTTACGCACGGTGCATCTAAACTACTATGACTCTACTCCGGTAGAGTCATTTATTTAAGGAAAGATTATGGAAATGTCAGTTACCATCAATAAAAAATATGTAGAGAATTTCATTGACTTGCTAACTCGTGAAATGGAATCACATGAAGAAGTTCCTAGTATATCACCTCTTGAGTACTATGCTGTTATACGTAAATCTCTAGAAGAGAAATTCATTGCTTTAAGTAATTTCAATAACAGTATGCGAATGTTTGAAAGATCCATTCCTTCTGATCTGACGGACGAAACATATGTAGTCAGACGAATTGAAGATATGTTGACTAAGAAAACCGGTTTGATACTAAATAAAGACAAACCGGCAGGTGAACTTTCTACTTTAAAGCTCAATGGTAATTTTTACACAGTACCCGATTCAGCAGCCATTAGTCTTCCATCATTCCTAGAGTCGGCTAAAGAAGTTATACCGTATAAGAATTGTTCTCTAGAAAGTATCTACGAATACACTAAAGATACATTCGAAGCTTTTCTACTTAGACCTAACGCAACACATGCAGAGTTTAAAGCCTCGGAGTCTAAGATTAGCATTCTACCTTATCTAAACAACAGTACTAACTTCTTTGACGTTGAACGTCTTAAAGAACTTAAAGATATGTTATTAGTTGGTTTAGATGAGGCGATTGAAACAATTACTTTACCTAGAACTGTTTACATGGAGCTCAGAGACCTATGAGTCATATAAAAGAAGTGACTTCTCTTTTAAGAGAAATAGATGCCTTAGTACAGAGTAAGTCTAAAATGCGTCGTAACGTAGACGATATTGAATTATGGCAGCCGTTGATGAATGTGGATTACTACCAGGTTAATGGTGAACATCAGCTAGTAGATTTCTTAGCTGAACTCAATGCGGCTTATTACGCATTCTTATCTAGCACCTATATTAAAACTGAAAGGTTTGGAAAAATCTTAGCTAAGATAAAAGAAATAATTACCTTAGTTATTGAACACGATGCTTACAGTCCCCTGGCTAAACTTAAAGGAAACGTATTACCATGGTAAATGAACAATTAGAAATGAGTGAAGCGCAGCTGGTAGACTTGAAGCGCCTGATAACAGAAGAAGGTAAGTTGACTTATGAGTTTTTTAATCTAACTCTAACATTTAACTCTCCTATTCTAACAGGTGCTTTAGAGAAGATCATTGAACTGGAAAACATTTCAGTAATAGATGCTGACTATGTTAAGAAAGCGTCGGTGATTGAAGAATACTTAGATGATAATTATGGCATCGAAGTAATGAATGGTCAAGTACTGGGTACTGAACATGCGGAAATGATGTCAACTGGTAAAACAACACTTGCTTTCAAAGACAATGGTTTTTTCTATAACGAGCTTTATAAACAAATACGATCTAAGGTTTGTTATTCTGTTTCGCCAACCGCTCTGTATTATGTTTACTTAGCTTTCTTTAAAGAAGCCGTCGTTAAACAAGTGCCTAAGATTGATGTTATCAATTCTAGACATCGCGATTACTTTGAAAAGTCATTTGCTGAGCTAACAGGGGTAATGATACTTGAACTAGATAAACATTATGAAGGTATAGCTTATAGAGATTTGAAGACAGAAGAAGATCGGATGATCAAAGAAGTCATCCAGTTATATAAAGAAAACAACGGGACCCTATAGTGAAGATTTTATACCTATTAATAATTGCCATCTTAGCATCTGTAAGTTACGATTATTATACTCGTTACAATGAACTGTACGACAATGACATCATACGTTTCTATATAACGTATGACATTATCTCAGTGGAAGACTGTAATGAGAAAGGCTGTGAGGCGATTGTACAGCAGTCAGGAGAAAATAAACAAGAGTTACTTTTTATCAAAAGTCTATCTTCCATGCCTTTTATTATACGCAAGCCTGTCGTGCGTCAATGTAGCAATGTAATCTCCACTAAAGTAGTGACGTGTGAAAAAGACTTACGTTCTCTAGAAGACCTAGAACTTAAGTATGCTAAACATAAAGACTGGGATCTTCGCCCAGCCGCTTCTCAGATAATTTATCAATAAGGAATAGAAAGATGGAAACAGAACAACAGAAGATTCTCCGTTTGCTAGGTGTGAGCGCAACATCATTTTATACAGATGAATATCAGCGTATCTTCACCACCTTATCAAATAGTAATGTTGATGTGGTGTTCTCAAATGAACATCAAGGGTTGGGTAATCGTGAGAACTGCATAAATAAAGGCTTTGCTTACGTACAGCTACATTACTTATTTTCATTAGTGATCAATGAACAGTTCATTGAAGAAAATGCAATAGAATACATTAATTGTGAAAGAGAGTCGTTCACAATTGCTCTTGTGTTCAATGGTCAGTATGTGACCGTAACATTTAAAGCAAATGTCGACTCCTGATAGACGAAGGTATAGAGGCGTCACTAAGTCATTAGGTGGCGTCTTATATACTGGCATTTCACCAGAGATGGGTAGGGAACTATATCTCACGGTAAGCGCGCGGCTAGAACTATTCAATGAAGATCTATTTTGGTACGATAAACTAAATACCTTTCCTTTATGGAAGGCTAAGTTTAAGACCATCAAAGAAGCATATATCCAATTGGATACAGAATACGTTAGAGACAAAACATTTTTAGGTTCTTCTAAAATGGAAAGACAGTTAACGATATCTAAAATCCTAAACCAGCACTACTCTAAAATATTTAAAGTTGAACTGTCAGACAAGCCATGTCAAAACGACGTACATGCGTCACATGAATATGGATTAGCAAGCTATCTTCTCGAAGCGAAAGAACACTTAAAGTTACCCGATAAGTATATCAAATTAGCTAAAAGTTTCTACTCTTCATCGACATCCACTGACAACTTCAATCAACCAGCAATCGTAGCTCTTTCTAGATTAGAAAATGGTTTTACTTTAGGTAAATATCAAGCCCTTAAAACTTTAAACTATAGACTTGAGGCTCTGGCTAATGGGAGACTAGAAAATCTTCTAATTGAAGTCAAACAGCTTGAGATGATAAGAGGATGGAAAGATGGAAACAGTTCAGTCTAAACTACTCAACGCGGTTAATGTAGCATTTAGTAACAATCCCCTTCCTTGGCTAGCGTTTCATAAACGACGTCAGCGAAAAGAAGTGCTACGCATAATCGATGTAAGCTATGAAAACGGTTTTCATGAATATAGAACTTCTCTAGAGGAACTACATAATCTAAATGAACTGGGTCACTTCACTAAAGACTCTCGCTCATTTCAGTCAGTCATGGCGGTCATTGAAACGGGCGTTCAAGGTACAGCCAGTATCTACTAACATAGAAGCTCCCATTATGGGGGCTGTCTATTTTTTTATTTTTGTGTAATAGAATATTTTTTAAAACTATATTATAACTGTGAGATAGAAGTCTCATTACTGTTTAACTTAAGGAGAGTTCATGTTATACCATTTATTAATCTAGAGGAATTAATCCTCTTAGTTTGAGGAAACGATTATGATACAACAACACCAAGCAAATAGTTCAGTTTTACAAAATGAGCTATGGAGTAAAATAACACATCTAGTAACTGATTTAGATGTTAATCCATTAAAGCGTTCTGACAGTATTTATGAACTAGCTTCCCTTTCACAGCTTTACCATGAAAGACAAGCTAAAATAAATACAGTAGACGTTACACGATTTAAAGATAATGAAACATTACTTAAATCAACAATGCGACGTAAGATAGTTTTACATTATTCGGATAACCCTGCTGAGCAAGGTGAATGGATAGTGGACTTTCTAAAAATTAACCGTAAACGTATATCTACAACAGAACTGACTGCTAAGAAGTTTGACTTTAAAAAGCAACTAATAGTTGAATACATCTTTTGTAATATACAATCACTTGACGTTATACCTGAGTTGTTTAATGTGTATGGAACCGAATTTAGCAACTGTGAACTCTATCTTATCATTGACGATAAGGTACAGCCAGTCTATAGTAAATATCGTTCATTCACCGTAAAGAATGCAGGAGACCTAGTAAGGAAATTTAACTAATGAAGAATGCCTTAACCAGGGCGGAACTGAAGCGCAGCCGCGCTTCAGAACTCACCATAGTTTTAATAGTGGGAACAGGACCAACGTATCAGCAGAGAGCAGCAGTATCTATCATTGAAGCGTTGATAGCAAAACATGAACGTACTACATTCAATACTCTATTTGACCCAGATGTAGTTAATCATTTATTTGAATTAAGACGACAGGCTATATTGAAAAGATTCTTAATTGTTCGCGTTGAAGAAAACATGTTGGAAGAAGCTATCCAATTCATCGACCGAGGCTTTGTAAACTTTAAAAGTCAAATAAAGCAGTATAAAGATATTGATATACTGAATAAAGTATCGTTCAATCGAGACCTTGCAAGAAAAGAAATCCATAGCAGATAAAAACATTAATCGAAAAGATTTCATGTATTTAATATTAACATGGCGATGATGCCATTGGGGGGTACCTTAAAAATGAAAGAACCAATGACTCCGTTAGTTAAACAGCTAATGGTCTTCGATCACACCTATCGGTACAGTGATTCTTTATCTACTTATAACCATTGGGAAGCAGTTGAACGGAAGCTTAAAGCTAATATAGCTGAGATTCCAGATAAAGCTACTCGTGACATATATACAGCAGCCCTGTGCGGTAACGTAGAGCCTTTAATAGCTAAGTATGGTACATTGAGTCAGGAGACTGTACGAGTCTGTCAGGAAGAACTACAGGAACGATTAAGCACTATAAAAAGTTATCATCTATTCTTAGCTTTTCTAAATGATCTTGCAAACATCATGGGAAAGTATATCCCACCACAGCAAGGTATCGTTTATACCAAATATGCTCCAGCAGCACAGAAGATTGACGGTAAGATTTCAATACCTGAAAGTCAGCAGTTGGAACTAAATGATTTAATAGAGAGAACGAACACTACCCTCTTTAGAGACGTGGAGAAAATACGTTTCAAATTAAAGTTACCATCGACTACTGTTTCATTATCCTGTTATACTCGAACAGATAATTTAACTCATTTCAGATTCATAACAGCAGAGAATAATACTCATGCTGACTTTGAATTATATTTAAACTAAGGAAACAAAATGTATATACTTAACAGCATCGATTTAAATGGAACGTCACTAGTTAGTCTAGCACTTCGTTTAGAGGATTCAATTGAGAATGTTCTACTACAATGGGTAGACGAGGACGACGTTACAGAGGACATGGTCTGTTGTCTTTTCAATGAAGACACTAAGATGCTTGAATCTCCAGAAGGCATTGTACTGGCAGAAGTTATTAGCGTTACAGAAGATGATGGTACTTATCATTTAGCATCTGGCGTTTATCCTGGTGCTGGTTTGTTTTCAGTGGTTGAAGAACTTAACTTCACATTCTGCACTCACTTAGGGTCTCATCTTCCATCTGATGTAAAGAGCATTGACTGCGATTACTCGCCAGTAACGATGTCACCATTAGCTTACACTGAAACACTTGAGTGTAAGAAGTTGATGGATGAAAGTACAGAAGAGTACTTCGCTATTTCTTTTGAACCAGCTACTCGTAACAGCATGAGTTCTGAAGACGCCGCAATTAGTATTGCGTTTAATAACCATATGTTCTATCAGTATTTTGGACATGTGACATTACCTGGCAATAGACATCGCTTTGTAAGTTTCGATGTGCCGATATCTGTCAACCAAACAACTGCCCTGCTTTCTTTGCAGAACGATGCAGAAATATTTGAACGTAAAGCAGACATTAAGATAAACTTCATTGCCGAAGAACTCAAGGTAACTAAGTTGCTAGATGTTTATACGGTTAAAGCTACAGTGATGTTAATCTATCCATTCGTAGTAGAAAAAGAAATCCTACAATACAGAAGCCTAGACGATATTGTTTCTAATCCTTTTGAGTTGGATGAAGATATAATTTCTATACTGGTAGAATCAGCAGCAAGTGAAAGCTTACATTCATTGAAGTCTGCTATCCATGAAAAATCAATTGATAATTTATAATGCAAATTAAGTAAGGTATATATCATAACAGTGAGTTAATTGGAAATAACAGAACCAATGTAACTTAAGAAGCAATTTAATATTAACTTATTATACAGTTTCCGCAAACAGAAAAAAGCTAAACAAAGGCAGGGCCTCCACTCTGCCTTTTCATCTCTCAATTACTAAGGACGTCCTCATGACTCTTAAAGAAGAATTAATCCGAGCAGCAGCAAAAACGCTAGTAGTAACAACCGTTGCCTTTACAACAAAGTTGGCATTAGACAAAATTAAACAAGCAGTAGAAAAAGATAAAAATAAATAATTCTACTGTAAGATTTTCCACCTCGTGTACACGTGGTCTTTTAGGTGGGGAGGAGTCCCCACCATTTTTTTATTCCTTAGTGTTTAAAAGCACCCATAGAGAAGGACATTAGTCCTTCTCTATTTTTCTTTTATTTTTTTGTACTAGATTGAATCATTAGGACCCTTGATAGGTGCCGCTGAAACAATCCCGTTAGCAGTCATAGGTGCAGAGAATGTAGAAGTGCCCATTACTGATAATGTACCTTTAGATTCCATGGTAGCAGCATCGACTCCCTTAACGACAGTGACAGCGCCAGTAAACGTAGTAGTTGGAATATCGAAAGTACCTTTCTGAGCAGTTACTTTGAAATCAGCGTTACAGTTCATCGTAAAGTTTTCACATTGAACAATGATGTCTTTATCAGCGGTTATATCAATATTCTCAGGAGCGTAGATCTCAATGTTCTTCTCATGCAATACAACTCTAGTCTCATCTTTATTCTCTAAAAGAATCTTAGTATTGGCTGAGTCTATTCTTATTACGTTACCTACATCATCAACTATTGTAAACGAACCCTTTTCCGTATCGAGTTCGATCGTATATGTAAAAGGTTCACCGTTAAGATTAGTCGTTGTGAATCTGACTATTCTGTCATGTGTTGAGATGTGTAACGCATAACTATTGTCAGCGTTCCTAGGTGTGTTGCTAGTGCCGTCTGGATCAGCACTGAATAGTAACGTACGGGTTTCAAGTCTACGTAGATGAGAGTCTAAATTAGAAGGTACCCAATATAGCGTCTCACTATCTGCCCATCGATAAATAAACACGCGTTCATTCTTTCTAACGTCTGGTGCATTTTCAGACCTATCGCCCATTGGCAACCAGATTGCTTTAACGGCAGTTGTATGGGTAATCTTAATAGTTACGTCATTTTCTTCTTCATCTTTAAAGGTAACTTCTTCTTCTCTATCTTCAACACTTCCCTTACCTGACATTTCAGCCATGTGAGTAGGAAGGTAAACTAATATGTCATTTGTACTTCTGGATTTGTTTTCAGCTACTCGACCTATGTCATAGAACTTCCAATCATCAACCATAGATTCGAGACTGGCTATCTTCTTTAACATCTGTTCGAGAACGGCTGCTGTTTTCTTTTCCATAATCTTAAGTCCTGTGTTTTTTCAAATACCCTTCATATATAATGAGAGACATTCAAATTGAGATTCACTAATGCACATACTAGATCTATATATCCGCAACAATAAACGTTTGATGGATAAAAAAACTAACGTTATTCATTGGACTATACATAGCGACGTACAGCTTCTAATTGGCGGTAATGGGTTTGGTAAGAGTACGCTGCAAAATGAGTTCAGTCCTCTTCCAGCTAATCCTAAGCACTATTTGAAGACAGGCTGTAAGAAAGTACTTGTTGAACATGAATCTAAGCGCTATCGTTTGGAATCAGATTTTGGTAAAAAGCATAAACATTCATTCTTTGATATTGAGCAAGATAAAGAATTGAATGATGGGGGTACGGTTACAGTACAGATGGATTTATGTAAACGTATTTTAGGTTACGATAATGAAATACATAACTTCTTAAAAGGTAAAGTTAAACTAACGACTATGTCTTCTAAGGAGCGTAAAGATTTCTTTAGTAAAGTAAGTGATGTTCCAATTGACTTCGCTTTAAAAGTGTATGATAGTTTGAGGGTGGAAGCTAGAAACTTAGCAGGGGTACAGAAGTATAATAAACAGAAAGTATTCGATGAGACTAAGAAGCTGTTATCGGACGAGAAGAAGAAGGAGTTCCAAGATGAGATTGTTGATTTAAAAGCAACGGTTGCAGAACTCACAGGGGCTAGGTTTAATAATCACTCACCAGCTCCCGTCCATATCCAAGATCTACATTCTAAAATAGATAAGATGAGCGACTACATCGTATCTAACCATTTGACCTACACTGGCTATTCTTCAATAGCTGAGTTAGAAGCTGAAATACAAACAGCCGATAAACAAAAAACATCGTGTAGTGATAAGTTACGTTTCTTATTAGAGAAGATGGAATTACATAAACGTAAGCTAGAGTTTGTTAATTCAGTAACTGAGTATCCAACTGCTAAAGTTAAAGAAGATCTATTTGAATTAAAAGAACAGATAGAGACGGTTGAACATGAAGAGTCTTTACATGACCTATCTTTAGTTCATGATTTTAGAGACAAGCAACAGATTGAGATCATTCTACGTGCCTTTGAAGAAGCTAAACGTACTCTTCAAGAATCCTTAATTACATTACCTGTGAATGTGAATAAGAACATGGCAGATGAATCTCTTTATATTCATGTCCAGAACAAACGCAGTCAAGCTGTTACTGCACTCAATGAGCTAGACAACGAGATTCAAAATAGACGCGCTACCATTACACACATCGAGTCTCACGATAGCGTAACCTGTGAAGAATGTAACCATGTCTTCACTCCGGGGGTGGATGTTAAAAGCATTCCTAGACTTAAACAGACGAATGAGCAAGCGGCTGTTGAGATGGAAGCATTTGAACTCAAGATAAAGAAATGTGATGATAAACTAGCTGAGTTACGAGATTACAGAATGAAGCATGAGAACATCTTGCGTTCACTTAATCATTACAACTTAGATCAATTATCATTAGACATCGACAGTAATCCTTGCAGTGTACGAACGTTCATAACGACAGATGAGTTATACTTCACTTCTCCTTCTAGTTTAGCTCCTAGACTAGATAAGATACATGAGTTAATAAAGGTTAAGGTTAAGTGGTTTGTCCTTAAAGAGAAACATGACCATATAGCGTCTATACTTCAACACCGTGAACGTTTAGGCATAACCGATGAAGATGCTCAGTATACAACAGAGGTTGTTAAAACGCTTGAGAACGAATATCATGAGACAGCTAACCTACATGCTAGTTTCACCGATACTTTTACTCAACTGACCAAGATGAAGAATCGACTAGGTCAGGAACGTACTCAACAACAGCAATTGATGGAGATGGTTAAGAAGTTAAATCACTATTACGTAGACTCTGTTAAAAGTAAAGTTAACAGTGGTATAGATGAGAAAGTAAATGAACTGTCTATGAAGCTTTATCGTTTGAATGAAACATTGACTAGCTGTAGCATTACAGAAGGAATAATAGATCATTTAGAAAACGCATTGAAGCAAGTGGATGATGATATTATTATCTACGCTAAACTGATAGAGAAGCTAGGTCCTCAAAAAGGATTGATTGGTAAAAGTCTAATTTCATTTACTAACTATTTCATTGAACGAATGAATGAAGTAATCGCTGCTATCTGGACTACACCTTTGTCAGTAATGCCCATGACTGTATCAGAGAAAGGCTTTAGCTACATGTTCCCTGTAGTTACCTATCTAGAATCTAATGCATCTGAGGATGTGTCTGGAACGTCGTCTGGCGAAGCTGAGATAATAGACTTTGCATTCATGTTAATTACGGCAAGTTGTTTAGGTCTTTCAAACTATCCACTATTGCTAGATGAAGTTGGGAAATACTTTAAGTTAGAACACAAGGTAAGACTTTACGATTATCTAAAGCTTTTGTCAGAACACAATAAAGCAAGTACGATAGTATTAATCTCTCACTTTAAAGGTACGTACGAGGCACTTACTAGAGCAGACGTTTGTAGAATAGACCCAACCGGTTTAGAGATACAAGACCATGAGAATAAGTTCTTCAACATAAACCCAGTAGAAGCATAGAGGAAGGGACTTCGGTCCCTTCCCTTATGTTTGTTATTCTAACGTATTGCTTTCAAAGAAACGAATGTACTCTTCTAGTTTCGCCACTTTAGTAGTAAGTTCTTGAATAGTTTTGTAAGGATTGATTTCAGCATTAACGTTAATCAATCTTTCCTGCTCTAGCGTGTCATGAATCTCCTGAGTTATGAGCTCAACGACTTCCCCTTCAACAATAAAGCATTCTAATTCTTTCCCCACCAACTGAGAAGCCAATGTCTTCATCTCATTTAAAACATGTTCAGTACTTAAAGACTTAGGTATAGCGCCTATATCGATACATAGCGTTTCTGTTTTATATTCAACAATACTTGATTGTACATAGCTAGTAAAATAGTTTACCGGTATATAGATTTCATTACCGTCGCTCTGAATCATCAATGCAATTTGAATGTCTTTCTCGGAAGCTTCGTCATAAACGTCTTGTTCTAAACCAATCTTAGCGTAAACTGATTGTTGTACGTCTATACTGAAACCTAACTCTGATAGTCTACTTACACGAATACATTCAATGCGAGTAGTTTGTAGGTGTTCGTAGGGAGCTTTAAATCCATAGAAACCTACATCGCCAACTTTAGGTAAATATAAACCCATCATTAGTGAAGTATTCCGTCATTAGGATCGTTTCCACCATCGTTTCTTCGATCAGCAAATGTTCCAGCGAACGTACCATGATTAGAAACGTAGTCACCTAATCTGGCAGTCACGACTACCTCATAACCGTTATAAGGAATGCTATACTCGGCGAACATGAAAGCCGCGTCGCTACCCGATGAGAAAGCTGTTTCTACAGCGGTTGGTTCACCTATCTGAGTTAAATGAGCGTACCAGTAGATGGGTCCATCAAAAAAGTATGCATCCATATTACCAGTTTCCGGATTGAACTTCACCAATCTTACAACCAGTGAGTTTGTATCGTACTTATCTGAACCAAATGAACACTCTATCTCCGGCAATCCTATGAATCCATCTCCAGGTCCTGGACCAATAACAGGACCGTCGTCATCACCGTCTCCAGGAAATTCAGGAATGGGTGGTTCGATTATTACATTTGAACGGACAGATATTAAGTAATTTACTTTCTCGTAATTAAATACGATGTAAGTATTATCACCTCGCTCTACTGTACTGAAATCATTTGGTAGATTGACGTATCCATCACCGTCCCAACGTTCTGCGTAATAAAAAGCAGATGTTAACTGCTGCATGAATCCGCGAGTATAAGGTGATAGGCGATCGTAATAAGCATCTAAGGTAGATACAGAAGCAAACTCTGGCATCTGATCTCTAAAGCGCGTTATGCCGGTCTGGTTCTTTTCATTACCAATTGCTACAAAGCCAATGGATTTAAATGTGAATGCGCTATGTTCAAGATTATTGTAGACATAGTCTATATCTAAACCGTGGAACGTACTGAAACCATATTTAAACATTAGCTCCATATCAGCAGTAGGTGAATAAATACCGAAGATAGACTGTAAGTTTTCAACAGATATCTCATTCCACATTGGGCTGATGTAGAACTCATTAGGTAGGAACAGTTCAGGTAATATCTTTTCCCATTCAGATCTTGGGTATTCAGAATTGGCCAGTATATGTTCAACTAAGCTATTTTTAATAAGATCAATGTTCTTACCAGCGTTACCATATATAAGCGCTGTGAACGTTATTTTGTGAGTGACCTCAGGATCATTCTTATCGACCCAGTCAACTTCGAGCGGGTACTGATGAGTAAAAGGCACTTCATTGCGAACGATATCAATACGATTGAATATATCAGTGAGACTAATATTGTCTAGTGTATTGAATACATTGGCTCGGGTTTCATGGAGTTTATCTAAATCGTCCAAGGGCATGATGGGGAATAATTCATACTCAGGATATTCTTTATCGAACTCTTGATCAGAGAACCATAGACTAACTAAGTCTCCATCTGCACTAAAAACTATATAAGTAGGGTACCAAACATCACCCACTTTTTCCATTCTTCCAACTTCTTCAATTTCTAAATCGGAATATTGAACTTGGAAAAGTTGCTTAAAGTCTGAGTTGTCGCCAGTGTAACTGCCATCTTTCGATGTGTCATAAATCCACTGTGCCATTTCAAGTATTGCATTTCGCATGCCGAGAGGCAAAGCCATTTGTACATCATTATTTTCAGATTGAAAAGTTAATATCTTCACATCTTTAAATTGTGAGCTTGAATAATTACCAATCTCTCTGCTAAAACTTGCAGAGTTAGGCGATAACTCACCGATGGGACTGACCTGCCCAGGAGTATTGTTTATTAAAGGTATTACGTTAACAAAAGAATGAACGATCATAGTCACCTCGTTTGTAGAAAAGGAATAAGTTATGCTATATCTTATTAAAGTCATATTATCTTCATTCCTCCCGTTTATGAAAGAAGCAATGATGGGAGCTAATGGACATCCTTACATGGATGGTAAAAAGAGAAAGTCGGAAGGAGGCATGGTTACAGCCTTGCTACCAATCTCTCTTTTATGCATTGCCTTTGTAAGTACAGATCTATTAGAAAAATATGACATGTTAAACAAATTGACATTGACAGTCGAGGCTACTAAAAAGGAGTTAGTCACAAAAGAAAAGAAGTTAGAAAGTCTAGAGGCTAAATATGAGACTCTAGAATCAGAAAATTCAAAGTTAGATACTGCTCTCTTTAGAAAGGATTATGACTATAAGGGTCTGAAAGGTGACTATATCGAAATGAAGGATTTGTATAAAACTCTCTTCACTAAATATGAAAACCTTAAAGATAAAAAAGAAGGTATCTGTTTTCCCAACGTCGACTATTCAAATGAAACTATTGACTTAGATGAACTGAATAGAAAACTCAACAATTACAACCGAGGTTCTAATGATTAACCGTATCGTACTCGCTGTGTTCTGCTGCTCTTATTTGAGCAGCTGTAACCTGACGGCTAACCAACCCCCTAATGAATACAGCCGTGCAATTGACACAACTCAAGTTACGGAGCCTATGATACATAACGCCCCAAAGCTAAAGGACTTCGTAGAGCTGTACGGAGACCAACAAGGAGGTAGGATCTATGTTCGAGAACTTAAGAACTATCATGAGTACTTATCTTATTACATCCAGTATCTGTCAAAACAATACGACATACCGGTGTATAGCGAGAAGTCTTGTATTTATCCTCCTACAGAAGAAGGGCTAATAATTCCTGAAATAGATGAGATAACAGACTCGTCTCCAGAAGAGATAATTAATCGGTTAGCTATTCATATAGGTAAGGTCACGCGTACTGTTGATGAGTACAATAAAGCCCTTGCTGATAAATACGATAAATACAAATCGTGTATTAATTAACCTAAATCCCTATTACTATAGACTACTAAACAATTAAGGATATTACGATGGAAGCTGGCGTTTTTTATACCGACGGTGGTAAAAGACCTATGGGTACAGGTTGGGGTGTTCATGGTTATACATACGCTATTGATGGTAATGTAATTAAAGCACCGCGCAATCAAGCACAGCCGACTGATATCGGTTATCTTGATAAAGTATTAAAGGTGTCTAAGTTTGACGCTAAAGGCAATGAGATAATCACAGATCAAATTAAACCTTTTGCAGAAGAAACGGCTGTATCTACAGAAGTGGATAAAAGCAAAGACAAAACACCTTTAAAGAAAGAACCGTTTAACTTTAAAGTTAACAAAGCTATTCCGGTTAAGCCAAAGACGTTCATCGATGCTTGGGGTCGTTTAGATTCAGAGATGTCTAATAACGTTGCTGAGCTATCTGCTATGACATACGCACTTGATTATGCAGAAGAGAAAGGACTTAAGAAAATTAAAGTTCTCTCTGATTCTGAGTACTGTATTCTAGGTACAGTCAATGCATTGAAATGGCGACGTGATGGATGGAGAAACTCTCGTGGGTTAGATGTTAAGAACGCAGAGCTTTGGGAAAAGACACTTAAGTCTATTGCCGATGCAGCACAAGCTGGTCGTGAAGTACAGTTTGTTTGGGTTCGTGCTCATAACGGTGAGAAAGGAAATGAACTTGCAGATACAAGCGCAACTAAAGGTTTAATTCTTAATACCATCGAAGGTAGTGCAGAAACAGTTCTTCAAGAAGAAGATGTTAAAACATACGGTAAAGCTAAACTTGAATATTCAAGACTACTTGCTTTTCCTATTTGGTACTTTAGAACTAACTGTGGTAATGAAATTAACTTACCAGATGGAACGTTCCAGTATTACGTAGGAACTCATAACAACGCACCAGAGATGGCAGGTAAAAGAGCCATTGACCATAACTTCGGTGTGGTTCGTTTGAATGAACGTGTTGAAGTATTTGATGAAGTATTAACTGCTCAAGAAAAGCTACTTAGCTCTACAGAAGAAGTCATTTCTTTTGGTCTGATGAGCAACATCTTTAAACCAGATGTATTAGTAGAACTTGAAAAGAACGGTGCTCAATACTTCTATCCAAAAGAAGAATCGTTTAACAAAGATGTTGTGATGTTTGATAAGCTAGAGAACGGCGGTGTGCAATTAACACACGTAGCTAGACCACCTAGAATATCGGCTCGTGTATTCGATTACTGTAAATTGCTGGATTATGTGCTAGACCAGTACTTAAGTAATGATGAAACTGTTATCGTTACCGATTTGACTGATGACTTTCAATTGAAAGAAACCAGTGCTAAAGGTAAAGTTAAATATTCATTACAAGACGCGGTCAAGTCAAACTTATCAATGATGAAGATTGCCGTTAACCATAATCTCAAAGCAGAAGGTAAGAAAGAATTTAATATAGCCATTGGCTTTACAGTTCCTTCTAAGAACCATCTAAGTAGATTAATCGGTAAAGACTTCAGCATCAAGTTTGTAACGTGGAAAGAATGCGACATTGCATTTAGATACGCTGCTATCGTTGAATCCTCAGATGGTATCGCTATTTATGCACCGCACTCTAATTCTGTAATCTGTAAATAGAGGTAGCTTATGACATCTAGACTGGAACACATGGTCTCAATGTTCTTCATTAGATCGCTTGCAAAACTACTCCCTGACCGAATGAAACGTTTATTGGTCATAGTTAGTCTTTACAATCATTTCCTAGAGAGTGAATCAATAACCGAAGAACAGCGCCAGCTAAAACTGACGGAACTTAATGAAGCATTAAAGCTTGCAACAACGAGTTCCAGAAGTCTAGCGCTTGGTTTATTATTCAGCGAACCTCTTTGGGGCGGAAGAACAAACATCACTATGAATAACTTGAAGCGTGAACGGGTTGATAACTTCCTACCGCACTTCTTACGTTATGGTAGAGATGTGGATATAGAAGCTGATGTAAGAAATCTAGATAAGTTTCTGTTAACAAAAAGAAATGCATAATAAGAAAGGGGTGTTAGCCCCTTTCTTATGTTTTAAGTTACACTTTTTTATTCATTTCAGTTAGTGCGTTATCTAGTGCTTGATAAGAATAATCAAGTAAAGATAAAAGACTAATTGCTTCTGCAACCGCATGTACATGTAAGCTAAGGTCAGATACAGCACGACGATTACCAGCAAGACGTAAAGCGTATTGTTCCATGAACTGATCTGCTAGCTCATTGATACGTTCAATGTCTTTAGATACCTTAGTGGTGTCTAACTGACTTCTTTTTTCAGTTAACTGAGAGTAATATGTACGCAACTCATCTAACTCAGAAACGCTACTAATCATATCACCAATAGTAGAGCGGTTACTACGAGCACTAGAACCGAACATGCTTTGGAACTTTTCATTGGTAGCATCTAAGGTAGTTTGTTTAACTTTACCATAATTACTTAGACTTTTGATTTTATCAGGGTCATTATTCAAAACAGCAAACAACGACACAAGGCCGCTGAGAGCTTCTGTAAGCTCACTAGACAATGAGGTATAACATTCATCCAATGTAACTATCCATGTCTTAAGGTTAACTTGTAGACCGTCCTGTATAGATACCGGATGCTGGCTAACATTAGCCAGATCTTTTTTCTGCAACTTCTTAAATAAAGTTTCTAGTAATTTAGAATCTGAGTTTTTAAAATCTTTAAAGTTTGTCTTTTTAGGGAACGCGCTTTTAAAACCAGATAATAAAGATTTAACGAAACCAGCACCGTCCTCAGCACTGTAAGTAAGTTTAGAATATGCCGACACATTTGTATACAAGATCATTGCCTGACTACCAACCCCACCAACCGTGGGTTCTAACGCTAGTTTTCTGTTTATTTTCTGTAACATTTTATTTAGTCCACTTTAATATGTAAAAACAAATTTCATAAAATAGGAAAGGTCCAACTTATGGGTATTAATTCTGTAATCGAGTCAACTCCACCAATCAAAGCTTTATTCAACATGGGCTGTCTGATGGATATCCCAAACTGCTCGGGCAGTTACCGCTATGGCAAGTATGGTGAAGCCATATTAAATGGGGGTCTAGCTCATTTCGAAGGTGTAGGTGGTAGACCGAATACGCACAAGTCTACGTTCATGCACTTTAGATCACTGCGACTGATAGACCGTTACCCAACTACTGAGGGAAGTAATCTAGATACTGAATACTCTCAAACTCCTGGTCGTTTCAATCTATTGCGTAAACACCATCCTCGCCTAGAAGCATTGAGCTTTGACTTCGAAGATGAAGATCAACAAATCCTTACTATCACAGATGGTCGTAAATACCGTGGTGATGATTACTGGGAAGAAGTTAAGAACTACGCTAAAACAAAGATGAATGATAAAACAGCTATCATGACTCTACCATTTGTAACAGCGAAAGGTCGTCACTTCAAAGGGCTTAAAGTTGATGTAATGGCAATTGACTCATTATCTCGAATGGGCACTAAGTCATTAGATAAAATCATCGACAACAATGACGTTGGCTCTAACAGCATGCAAACATTCGGTGCTCGTGACTCAGGCGTTAAAGCACAGATGTTAATCCAGATATCTGATTATGCACTGCGTACTGGTTTAGTATGTCAATTAACAGCGCACGTTGACGATGAAGTTAACTTAGAAATGTTTCCTACTTCAACTAAGAAACTAGCGTTCTTGAAAAACGGTCTTAAGTTCAAATACGTATCGAATCAGTTTGCGTTCCTACCTAATAACTTATGGTATGTTTATTCAGCTACGCCTTACAACAATGCAACAAGTAAGTACAGTGAATATCCTCGTGATAAAGACGATACAAACAGTACAGACTTAATGCGTATGTTCATTCAGAATCTACGTGGTAAGTTTGGCTCATCGGGTGCACCGACTGAATTAATCGTTTCTCAACGTGAAGGTATCTTACCTACATTGAGTGAGTTCCATCACTGTCGTAAAACTAAGAGCAAACCTACAGAAGCAGGTTTTGGTTTAGTGGGTAACAACACAACTGCTGCACTTGCATTAAAGCCAGATGTTAAGTTTACTCGAAATACCATTCGTACTAAGTATGTTGAGCATCCTGAACTGGTACGTGGTTTTGAAATCACATCTGAAGTATGTCAATTAAAAGAGTTATGGCATCACCTTCCATTAGAATATAAAATGATTACAATGGAAGAGATCTACGCTAAGTTAGTTGACCTAGGTTATGATGTTGACTTCTTACTTGGTAAGACTCGTGGCTTCTGGACACATGTTGAATCTGAATCTATGTTCGGACCGTTCTTATCAACATGGGATGTCCTTCGTATCGTTACAGATAAGTATTATCCGTACTGGTATGACAAAGCAATTAAAGAACATAAACTAGCACCGATTAAAAATCGTAAAGTTGCAATTGAAGCACTTAAGCTAGAATGCCCTTGGGTAACTTGGTGTTAATTTAATACCGTTCAGATATAGGGAGCAATCCCTATATCCTTATGAATAAAATGGAATCCTCCTATGATTAAAAACAAGCTAAAAGAATCAAGAGAATTGAACAATGACTGCAAAAAAGAAAAAACCAAAGATCTCGAAGACTAAAGTTGGTATCTTCGGCATAAAACAATTTGACGATATGGAAGTTGTTAAAAAGAAATTAGGCAAAGTAGATATCTTCAAAGATGAAGATGTTGCTGAGAACATTGAAGTCTTCACCTATGATGACGATGGTATCCCTGCTCTAATCCGTGACTATTGCAGTGACAACAAAATCAAATGTAGCGTTATTAAAACTAACTGGTCTGCTGACTCATCGGCAGGGGTTAAACGTAATACTGAAATATTAAACAAAGCTTCTCGAATCATCATCTTCACTGACAATAAAGACTCATACATGAAAACCGTCACCGAAGAAGCTAAAGCTAAAAAACGTCAGATCAATACCTTTTGCTTACAGAACGAAGATAGTAAATACTATAAAGCAAAAGAAGAGCGTCCAGAAACTGAAACGCTAACCGAACAGAGGATCTAATAATGGATTTTTTAAACGTACCTAAGAATAAACAAAAGGCTGTCCGTGAAGCTTTCCTTACCAGCTGGTTGTCATCATTAGAGTCAATGATTAAAGGAACCGATAACGTTCCCATGTACACTGAATACTTCGCTGCTAAGAGCGATGAAGAATGTATGGCTATCTTTGAATTGATTCGTACGGGTAAGTTTAAACTGCCCTTAATAGTTCCTAACCTCAAAGGTACTAAAGTAGATATCGAACGTCTTAATAAATTCGGTCTTGAACTAGGTCATACGTTCTACCAGAATATAACCATTACGGATCAGACAGTCGATGATGTTACTTACGCTTCTCCTGTAAAAGCAATGGTTGTTAAAGATTATGTACGTCGTCAGATACAGACGAGTGAAAATAAACTAAGCGTACCTAAAGATGCTAACGTAGTCGATGACTCAACAGGTCAGGTTACAGGTGATTCTAAGGGTGGTGCTTTCTCATTAGCAGAGACACGTAACTTAGAAGCAAAAGAACTTGATAACTGTATCTATGAATTCTTAGCACCATTGGGTGGTAATAACGAAGCGTATCAGATAATGGAAGATACAATCATTGAGCAAGGTACTGTAACTATTGCAGACATTCAGACAGATGAACGTCCTGGAGTAGTAGATATGGTAGATGTTTTATTCAGATCAGCACACATTAAAGGTAACTGGTAATGGCAGAAATTGCAATTGAAACTAACAATGATAAGATCGACATGTTCTGTAGAGAAGTACTTGTTTCTTCTAGACAGTTGTATGGGGAAAGTAAACTCTACGATACATTCTTCAAACGTTTAACTAATTTCAGATTAGAAAACATAACGTCTAAGCCTAGCCAGTTAAAGCTTGTTGAAGAAATTAAGCTACTCGATGCTGAGTGGACTAAAACAGTAAGTATAAGTTACATTGAAGTATTGCACGCTGCTACTTCTCGTCTTATCTATTTACTATCCGTAGAAGGGCTCTGGGAGATCGCTAGAGACGCTGTAGTTGAAACGGTACAGAATCATGTTCCCTTTCACACAGATCGCGACCACGTGTCTGTCAAGTCCGATTCTCTAAACTTAATGAATGCGGATAAGACTATTGAATCGACTGACCTTAACAAGTTTAGAAACGAAAGATGGTTAGTTGCTTATGTTATATTAGCGATGTACGTAACCGTCCCAGTTAACATTGCTAGACTATCTAATGCGGTTGATGAATGAATATCTTATTAAGTCTCGATGAGCTGCTCGATACTCGCCTAGGGGTACTTAACACAATGGATGTTAATTACCCTAAAAAGATGTTAGCTAACGATTGGCAAACACGAATAGGTGACAGTACCATTTTAGAATACTGCGACGTATCTAATGATGAGTACAATGAAGCATATGGTAAACGTACCGTTGAAGAGTTAAAGAATTCTGTCATTACAAACATCCCTTCTTATGTAGCAAATCAACTAGCAAGTGATATCGTTAACTTTCCAGAGATGGAAGAGCTAGGCGCTACGCCAGAGATATTCTTAAACGTCTGGCCTTATAAACTCAATAAAGAAGAGACGGATACGTTTGTACTTATACTTAGACGAATCTTTACGTTTGCTGAGAAAGTGACAGTCATTCAAGTGTCTCCTAAATACATAACGCCTAGATGGTTGAAAGATAAAGAGATTTATTACTTCTTTAACTATGATGGTATCAAGTGGATGAACATTCATTCAGAAGCGTTATTGGAATTCCCTATAACCAGAATGAAGTTTTATATGCCTGCTACCGAACAGATAAACTCTGAACCAATGACACAGGAAATGCACAACGAATATAAAGATGTTGATCGCTTTAATCTCGTTGCTGTAGCATGGGCCATGTATATAACCATTCAATATATTCCAGTTAAGGTATTCTCAATCATTGATAGACCTACAGATAAAGCAAAATAGAAGAGAGGCAACTGCCTCTCTTTTTCTATTATTTTTTAAGCGCTAAACGTTTAGCTTCTTCAGATTTCTGACGAGTAGTAAACTGGTCATATGTCTGACCAGATGCTTTCTCGTTTAATTCAGTTTCCAGTATTTCAAATTTACCAGACTGTTTAATGACTGGAGTTTTGTCTGCTTCAACTGCATTGCCTCGTAAGAATGGGTTTGAACCATTGCGTTGGATAGATTCTGAAATTGCAGACATGGCTTGTGCTTGTTCTGCGGCTGAGTCGGCTTGTTTATCTTCAACTTCTAAACGTAAGTTGGTCTGCGCTTGCTTGTCTGTATCAGCCAATGCTTTAAGATAAAGAGAGCCCATTTTAGGATCAATGAAAATAGTTGTGTCTTTTTCTAATTCATCAAGAAACTTATCTCGACGATGTAATGTTTTCTCAATCTGCTCTCTGTTAACATCTGCCATGTTAGCTTCCTTTATGTAAAGTTCTTTAAATATATATCATATAAATGATGTAAGTCTAGGATAACCTGCCAATGGATTTTATTAAACAACTTTTATTTAAGTGGCGGTGTAAGAATTTCTTATCTTCCAATAAAGAAATAAAAGAAAAAGTAATCTACTTGATAAACAATATTAAATATCTACCAGTAGTAAAGTTTGAAAATGTAGATAGTCATGTATTACTCGTACATACTGAAAACATAGAAGAGCTGGTTAAACTAATGGTTCAAATAAACAATGATGTAACGATAGGTCGTATAAGTAAACCAATACCGTCGACCTCTCCAGTAAACATAGGAGGTAAAAACTATTTCAGAGACAATACCTCTGAACAAGTACCGTTTGATAGAACTCACTGTAAAGAATTATTCAATAATGAATTCAATAAATATTTAAAAAAGCTTAACAAGATTAAGCATGATGTGTCAGAAATAGATTTCTATACCCGACGTCACGGTCAAGTGATTGAAGATATAGTTGAACTATTGAGAACCAACCTATAGGGAAAACCCATGTCAAAAGAAGATGACGAAAAAGAAAAGTCTAGCTCACTCAAAATTAGAAGACTTATTAATTCAAGAGATAAAGGCTCCGGCCAAACTAGCAATGTAATAGCTAAGTTATTTCGAGTCATTTTAATTGAACTTGACATAACTCTAGATAAGTTCACTATATTGAAATCGAAATGGTTAAACGATCCGAATAACCACATACGCAATACAAGGACGGCTAAGTCGACGGCTAGTTCTAATTTGGTTAAAGATATTATCAAAGATACGATGTCAATAGACGTGTTCTTAAAGATGATGTCTTTATTGAAAGTTGAAAGCATTTCTTTTTCAGTAAGTATAAAGCGAAAGGGACATCTCAGACCTACTGAACACACTGTTATGATCGACGACCTTCCGGGGTATATATCGACCAGAAAAACAAGTAGACACGCAGCTGAGAAGAAAGAGCCAGAAGAAAAAGTGAAAGAGGATAAAGCACAACCTAAAAATCCTAATACCACATTGGATGAAAAGACTGCTGAGTTTGATCTTAAAGTAAAAGAGATCATCGATTCTCTCAACATTAAAAGAAAATAATTTACTAGCGTGAAGGACTCTGGTCCTTCACGTATGCATTTTATGATTGATTATTGATTAGAGGTCATGATGAGTAAGTACGTAAGGAGTTTAAACATATCTGACCCCAGCGAAACAGTACTAGCGCTCGATGGGAATGGTGTCACACCTACAGAAAACCTCAGTAAGTTAGCAGAGAAGGATTCGCCTGAACAAACCACAGATAAAGTACAATCTTTGGTAGATCAGGTGAAGCCGACTAAGGAACTTGAAAAGGTTGCTTCTGTAAAAAATGAAGCTGCTAAAAAAGCTGAGATTAAAGAAACGTTAAAGAAACATCCAAACATAAAAGAGTACTCTCAAGATATTGACGGTGCTGCAGATGAATGGGATTATTTTGAAGATGAGGAATACGGTACATGTGAAGCTGTGGATGGTACAGTTAAGGAATTAGGTTTCTTTGACAAGCTCCAGAATAAAGTTAATTCTTTAGCTGCTGAATACGGCATACCGTTTATAAACCCACAGTCTCAAGATGCTTTAGATAGAGCTAAAGCTAAACGTCTTTTAAAGACAGGCTCTGCTGAAGAATTGACAAGTGTATATTCTAAGTCAAAAAATAAACCAACTATTGAAAAAGCAGTCGATGATGAGTTTGACGCGACTGCTTCTAGAGGTAGTTGGAAGACTGTATTGGCAGCTACTAAAATACTAGGTAAGAACTATGTGCGTAACCGAAAGAAATTAGGTTCTAAAAACCTATTAGCATCTTATAAAAAAGACCCTTTGTCAATGTTCAATAAAGAAGAACTCACTGGACTGTCAGGTGCGTTAACTGAAATGGACCCTACATGGGGCGGCTACGTAACTGACGGAGTACTTAAGTATCAAAAAGGTAATTTCGATACGTTATCTACCGATGCGGCTAAATTGCTAGGTGTAGATAAAAGTAAGTATTTTCCTAAAGTTATTAAAATAGCTAAGAAGAAGAAATGGGACCGAAAGGTAAACGATAGAATTAATAAGGCCAAAAAGAAAGTATCTGATAAAACAGGTATCTCTTCTGGTTCAAGTGGTAGTATATATAGCGGTTAGGAGTAATTATGAGTGATTTAATATATAGAGACGGATGGTTACATTCGGTGGAAGAAATTAATTTAATACCTTATGGGATAGTGACTCCTGTTCTGGAGGAAGGAGCAGAGGAAGTTGAAATAGTTTCTCCTTTTGATACGTTATTTAAACGTTTCAATAAAGAAGAAATAGACTATGATAACCCAGCGGTTTTACCTACTTCCATTGCTGAAATATATAAACCCAAAGAATATTCAGCTTCTTTTTTTTCAAGGTACTATCCTAAATCGGGCTCTGAGAACCTCCAACCTTATGTTGATGCAATGATCGAAGCCGGTTGGAATACGAGCAACCCTAGTGAGTTACTGCAACCAAAAACAGATGCTGGTTTCTTTAAAATGTATATCGATAAGGCATTGTTTAGAGACGATTCATCCAATCGAATAGAAAGAGTGTTTGCAATGACCGTTGACCGCACTGGCTATAGCAGCAGGGGTTATCCATATGAAACATACCAATTATCTGAACTGGAAATTGAGCGCGTAGGCGATTTAGTCCTAGCCGATACTAGCAAGATAAATCGTGTTCATGGAGTTAGAATAATATTTGGCTTCAATGTCGTGGACAATACAATGCCGCTGAACCTATATCAAATCTCATATATTAAACGAGATCTTGTTAGAGAGATGGCGGATATAGATGCCACCTTACCACATGAGTTAGTGTTGGTCGACGGTATTTAATTACATCCAGATACATTCTATAGACAACTAACTAAAAGGAATGTTTATGATTTATAATATATTCATCATTTTAGCTCTAGTGTCCTCTACATGTCTGAAGGTGATATTCGAAGTAGTGTGGTTATTAATAGACGCCATAGTAGTTTATCTACCTAAAGAATTGTCAATTACCTTCAATATAAAGAGCGCAGACTTTTGGGGTTTGAAAGCTATTATGTTACTGGTACGACATAGAGTGACAAGAGGGCTAAAGACTAACCTGCCAATTAAAACAGGCACAGACTTTTGGGGTCTGGGTTAGCACCTAAATTAAAAACTCAAAATTAAAAAAGTCATTACAATGACTTAAACATAATTTGATCTTTCCTCCTGATCTACATAGAAGCTATACTTAGTCGACTACTAGGGATGGAGGAAGATTTACTAAACAACGCAGAACCATCTACTCTCTCTTTGATGTTTCTATCTTGTTATGTCGATATGTCATGGGACCTTCGGGTCCCTTTTATTCAAGTTAAAGGAGCATGTGATGTATTCGTTCCCACTTACCTATGTTACTACGATAGCAATGAAAGTACGTGGCGACAGTGCTGACTATGCTATCTTAGAAGCTTTCTTAGCCATTTCAGGAGCAGATTTGGTAGTCAAGGTCGATAGCCCTGAACGTAGAGACTGGACTATAGTTAGAAAAGTGTACAATAAAGAAAAAACAATTCAAGCATTAAAAACTCTAAACTCACAATACTTAGATGGGGAAACACTCAGCCCTTCTACTGTATTAAAAATATATGACGATTTGGTCAGTTAAGGAAGAAACGATAATGAAGATCGAATATGTAGTTAATGGTAAATCTATTGCTTTAAATGATAAAATACAAAAAGCTATTGATAATAGATCTATCCCTTTATCATTATTTCGTGCAACATTACTTAATGCCGTCCGCAAGATTCTAAACGGTCGAGAAAAAGAAGTAGACTACGATGCACTTGCAGATGCCGTAGTTAAAAGCATTGATCAATTTAAGAGCCGTGTAAGACGCCTCTCGAAGCTTGTACGATATTCTAATGAATGCCTAATGAAAATAAAAAACGCCTTGGAGAATCGCACTGAAGATAATCTAGAGCTACTTAGAAGTACAGTGGGATATATCCCTGCTGAGAATATACGAAACTATCGTTTCTTAATGACGGTACTCAAACGAAGAATCTTTGATTTAGATGAAATAAATGAACTTGAAAAGATAGTAGGCGGTTTAAATTCTATCTACGGTTCATTAGCTTCGACTGAAAAACATTTCGTCCCTGGAAATAAAGATCAGTTTCCAACACCATTGGGTGAGTGTAAAATACCTTTCGACTTACTAATCAAACATAATTGCGAAAGACTATCAAAACAAATGTTAAGTCTTCTCTGTAAAAATGGCAAGCAGACGCTAACGGACCTTGGTTTTAACTTACGTTCTCGTGAGATGACGGTAGATGGAAAATACTATGTGTACCACTTTACCTTCAAGAACATTACAATTCCATGTAAGGCAGCTGTCATAACCCCCAAAGAGAGGAAATAAAATGAAAAAAGAAATACATGTAATCGCCCACAGTCTAACTAAACAGATCAAAGACATCATAGATACTTTAGAAGCTAATGGTTTCTCCACTACCGTTAAAGCTATGGATTGTGAAGACATCACAATAGACGACTTCAACGGCATACGTCAGATGTTAAATGAATGGGACAGACAGGTAGAACAACTTTTAAGAAAAGAAAGAATAGCCCAAAGTCACTATCTCTTAAACTTGGTTAGAGGAACTACTGGTTACGTATACAGATATAAAAAAGAACCCAATTCCAAACTAGGTTTATTGACGCTAACAAACCAGCGTCTCGGTAACGTATATGAAATTAAAATCCACCCCTATTAAAAAGAGTTACTTACCATGACATTAGAGCAGATGCGTCGTTTTGTTAAACGTAAAGAACTATGTAGTCTAATAAAGCTTTACTCGACAGTCGACTTAGATTATGGTCGTATAGACGATCCTGTTAAGTTCAGGAAAGAACAAGCTAAGTATGGACGTTATGCGACTGCTTTAAAAGCACTGTCTTCAGAAAACACCGAGCTTTTCAATACGTATAAAAATACTGAAAATGAAGAACATCGTATATATTCTTTACTTGCAAACTACAGTACCATTCAACAATTTGTTACTCATGGTAAGAACCAAAGAGAAATCATCCAGTTAGTAGCGGCTAAGGAAGAACTTACCTTCTTTCAATCTAGTAAGATCGTTACTCGCATATTGGACATTTCTCAGTTACTCGAACGTTACTGTAAACTGTTAGAAGACGATAAAGAAAAGAAACATCTACTATATCGTCTGACAAGTTATTTTACCGACTACTTCAAACTGTTCCATAAAAAAGAATTTGGCTTACCCTATATCTTACCGTACATTCCAAAGCTTAAGATGGCTGACGGTAAGTTAGAAGTAAAACATAGCTTTACTGAATTTGGTAAAGAACCGCCCTATGCAATACAGAACTGGCGTTGTAACTTCATTGTAGTGCTTTGATATCATACATACTAGGAAGGCGGCTGCCTTCCTTTATGTTTGAAATGGAAAGGTTTTGACATCTATATAGTAAATATGAGATAACTAACTTAAACAATTATAGGAAACGAATCATGAATTCAATTAAACTTAAAATAGCAGCCGGCCTTGCAGCAGTATCAGTAGTATCTTTAGGCGCGGCTTATTTTCTAAATAAGTCAGATCAGAAAAAAGAAAAGTCAACTAAGCGTAACAGCGATGTTTCTTTCTTTGACGGTTATACCCTTTACTTTACCAACGATGCAATCGAAGGTATCGTTACAGTAAAGGACGGTGAGTTCGAAACAAACGTCACTGCTATAAAAGAAGTAAAAGGCAATACAGGAATGAGCACAGTAAACTTAGGCTTAATGTTTTTAAAGGTAGCGGCCGATGCTGCTAACATAAAAGCTGCTAAATCATCGCTGTCAAGAGCAGATATATTTAGAGTAATAATAGCTGGTGACAATGATGTCTTCTCTATTGAAAACACAGTAGCTTAATTAACCCCCCATTATCAAAGGAAACAACCATGAAGATTTCAGACGCACTATGTATAGCAGCGGTAGCAGTGACAGCAGTAGCTTTAGCATCTGCAAGTGTAATAGAAGTTAGACGCGAGCCTCTACCTAGACGTAGAATGAATCGTGGTTCTACTCACCAGATAAGAGGAAGTCGAGTTCGTGCTACTGTAATATTTAACAGTGATCGCACATTTAATGTAGATGTTAGAGACGTAGGCGATTTCTACGGTCGCTATAGTCTAGCTCAGATGTTACGTAATCGTATCGAACAAAACCTTAGATACGATCATTCAATGTCTAAAAGATTGGCAGTCAGTAAAGCTTGTAATGAGGTTTCTGACTTTACCGGTTTACCATTGTACAATATCAGTTAGGTATTGTACAATAAAAAGAAGCTTCCGTAGCTTCTTTTTTTTATTCACTATTAGGATTAAATTATGCATTATAGTTATAACGAAGATGAGGCGATTTATTTACGTACTCAATTGGCTAAACGAATTGAGCTAGAACGTAACGCTGAAAGAAAAGAAAGCATGTTACACCTACAGAAATGCATGGGTACGGAAGGTCCTATCGAAACAGAACTGGCTAATCGTTCTGACTGGCCTGAGATTATCAATACCATCATGTATGGTCCAGAGGCAGGGGATACGTATGAACCAGGAATCCTTTAGCTTTACAGAAAGGTTATATGAAAGCACTATGAAAGAGTCAGATAAAATAATGGACAGCGCTTTCTTAGTTGATAAAACTGATCATCACGACACTCTACTAGACGATATAATCTTTAGACTGTACAGATATCAACGCGAGTTAAATGTAACGCGTAAGATACTCGATACTGGTAAGGTTCAATATCGTTTCTTATCAATGGGTGACGTGCCGCTTACAATTCATCCAAGACAAGCAAGTCAAATGCTATTTACTAAACTGGAGAGTTTGCTACCTAAGCATCCAGAGAAAATGGATTTCATTGACGCTGCAATTCTACTAGATGATTTGTTAATTGAATACAACAAAGAACCTAAACGTGGCAGCTTAAGTATAAGTAACTAACATAAACAGCTCCCATTATGGGAGCTGTATGTTTTTTCTTTTTTTAGTTTCTAACCACCACGGTCACTAGGATCGGCTATAGCTGCTAGCCAGCGACCAGGCGATGCTCCAAATAACCAACCAGCATTCGATGCAACACTTGCCCATTTAGCAGGTGAGCGCCATTGTTGGAAGTCTAGCATTGACTTGTGGAAGTTCTTCTTCAGACGCTTAGTTGTATAGATCTGATCTACTAAATCTAACGAACCCATGATTGCCATCAAATCAGTAAATTGATTTTCATCTGATAATAGATATTTAGATATACCACCTGGAAGTAGAGTATCTAATGGATTGAAACCAGCAGTTAAAGGCATGTGAGTAATTGATGTTAAATCTAATAGCGTAAATTCAATATCAATACCTAGTGGTTCACTGTCTTTAGTGTAACCGATATTACCAGTACCTAATGTCATAGTGAATGAATCAATTATGCCCAGTCTAGATTGTGCTCTACCTTTACAGTAGTATTCACAAATGAATGGACCTGTGTATGATTGGAAACCAGTTGATCTAGGAATAGCACCCGCCATTACTGAGATAGCAGGAATGAATAAGTTCTGCAGTCTTGATACTGGATCAGATGACCATGAACGACATTCCATCTTAGCACTTATCTTAGGCGCATTTGTTATTGTCTCTTCCCAGTACTTAGGGATGTCCACTAACGCATTGCCCATAAGAGCAGCTAGACCGCTCACACCGACACTTTCAGCAACGCCGCTAAGCAATGCCCCTACCGAGCTAGTAACGGCTCCTATAGCGTCTCCTACGAACCCACCAATTAACTGACCATCTGATAGATTGAAACGAATGTCTTTAGCACCCGATGACATACCGTTAATCATACCGGCTACACCAGATTCTTTAACCGTACTATTAGCAGAGAAACTTGTAGAGCCAGGCTTATCAATTCTAAACGATACAAACTGACCACCATCATTACTTTCTGCTTCTAGCGAAGTAAAGAACTTAGACCACCAGCCTTCATCTTCACCGTAGAGATCAGAGGCTGTTTCAGCAGGTTGATTAGCAATGTTAGTTTCAACATCGTTTGCGAACTTAGCTTCCTCATTTGGGTCTTCGGTTTCCTTTTCCTGTAATGGTTTATACGCATCGAGAGAGAACCAATCGTCAATGTACGTTCCCATATCACGCCCTTCGGCGATAACTGGATCATTAGGATGTCCGGTTTCTTTATAGACTCTACTTACAGCAGCAATTGCTTCATCAGCTGTTTTAGATTCATCGAGGCTCTTCTTCAATAGCTCATGGCGTTTATTAGCAAGACGTTGATAACGAGTGGTTACGTTATAGATATCGATGCTGCCATTTGAATTATAGATGTCAGGTAATAGTTTACGGTAAGCTGCTTTATCATCATCACCAAAACCTTCTTGTTCTTTATATCCCTCAGTACGTTCTGAGTTAGCCATACCTGCTACGTTACCCATATTTGACATCAAGCTATTTAGAACACTTGAGCGAGCATCGTTGTAGATATGCATTGCAGGTTTCAGATAGAAGTATTTAGTAGAAGGCATGTCTGCTAAGAATCTAAGCGTCTGTGCTATTAGAATATAAGGTAATATTCTAAAGGTTGCTACAGTCCCTATGATTCTACCAATAGAACGTGCTATTTGATTACTACGTCCTTTATTGGCTAACTGTGCGGCTGTTGGGTCATAGAAGTTACCAAAGAACCGAGTCATGCTGTTATAGGTTGGAATACCGAAACGCATATGCATGATAACTTGAGTATCATCGAAACGTTCGCTATAGTCACGTCCCATACCGCTAGTTGCACCCAAGAAACTATATTTAGTTGTAGGGTCATCTACATATCGTTCTTCATTTAAATCAGCAAAGCCTGTAAACTGAGGCAGTGGATTTATTGCTTTATTGCCACCAAGTGTAGTGTCTCCAAATTTGAATAGACCAGACGGTAGCTTTCTAAATTTATCTACGCTTGTATCGAATGAGTCCGGTGGAAGAAGAAACGCACTTCTCACCCAACTACTGACAGATGCATCGCTTAGTACTTCGTACATAGACACTCCATTAATAAAAAAAATCTTCATTACATAAAATGCGCAGCTAGGATTAACTAGCTGCGCATTATGTTTATATACTCCGTCTCATTGATATCTTTCCAGTATCGAGTGGGGCGGATGTTTCAGGTTTCTTAAAAGATTCCTGCTGGCCCGTAGAGGCCGATTGATTACCAGTAGGATTCACTGTTGCTTGAGGGGCTGTATTATTAACCTTACCGTTTTGCTTTATAAGGTCTTTTAGTAGAGCAACACTTTGTTTGTGATAGCTATTACTCTCAGCTAGTAGTGAGTTGGCACGTTTAAGCTCTGTAACGGCTTGTAACGAACTCTGGCTACTGTCAGCAGCGTATTGGGTTTGTGCTTTCGCACGTTGTTCAGCGGCTCTCTTAGACGCTCTCTCGACTAACTCTTTCTGTTCTTTAGTATCGACAACATCAGACTTTTCATCTTGATATTTAGACTTGTTAACAACATTAGCAGTATCGGCCACGTAAGAACTAGAAGACGATTTCTTAACAGCAGGAGTTGTGGAAGCTTTCACTTCATCTAGTCTGCTAGATAATCCAGAAAAGAATTCCTTCTTAGTCATCTTCGCAGAGAGTCTATCTTTATCAGCTGTGGTTTTAGGCTTAATGAATTCAGATACATTGGCATCGTCATCTGCTTGTATTAAGCGGATTGTTTCCTCAGTACCGTACATCATAGCCGATAGATTTTCTTGAGAGGTTGGTTCTCTTCCTAAGATAGAACGCATTCTAGCAATTGACACCTTAAGGAACTCAGCCACCGCAATGGTTGCATGTTGAGGATTCTTAATGTCTGGCTTATCGATACTGTATCGTTCAGCATGCTTATCCATTAGTTTCCTAAAGGTAGCAGCATCCATTAGATACATACCCGACCTAGCACCTACTCGTTTGTTAGGATTGAAGTTAGTAGCTAGTTTAGCAAGTCCTAGTATTGGATCAGGCTCAATGCCTACTAACATGGCTACTGACATTACCATCTTGCCATATTCGCCCATTGTAGCACGAAGCGGTTTATAGATAGCACTTGCATCAGCATCACCTACAGATGAAATCTTAGCATTGATTTCTTTCTCAGAGATACTAGCAACTGGATTAACTTCTGTAGGAGCACCAGAACTAGGAACGTAGCTAGTAGTCTGACCCGAATTTCCACGAGCCTTCATCTTATCTATTTTCTTCTGCACCCTACGTAAAGTTGGATTGTCACTGTTACGTCTACGCTCGGCTGCCTGTTTTGCAAACTCCTCACCGGTCATCGGTTTATCAGATGTGCCTTGTATAGGAGTGACACTCGCTGGTTTATCTGGATCAGCAACCTTAGCTACTTCTCCCCGAGCTTTCATTGCATCGGCTTGTTTCTGTGCTTTGCGTACAGCAGGGTTATCGCTATTGCGTCGTCGTTCGGCAGCCTGATCTGCAAACTGAGCAGCTGTTGATTGAGTAGCTTTAGGATTAGGAACATCCTTCATTGTTTTAAGTTGTTCATCGGTTGGATTGAGTGCTGGATCTTTAGGATCTAAAGTGGCTTGCTCATTATCTTTCATCTCAATGACTGAACGCATATGTTGATCATATTTACGTTGCAGTGAAGGGTTGTCAAAATGTTTACGGACAATGTCGGTACCTTTAAAGTATTCAACGCCGTCTTTAACATCAAACTTCTCTTCAGCTGGACTATCGTTAGCAGCCTTCGCCACCGTTCCTTGCATCATTAACATGTTAGCTTTATTGTCGTTAGCTTTACGTGCATCTTTCATTACAGCTTGACCGTACTTAGCACTGTAACCGTCATCTGGTAGATCGTAGGTCTTCTGAGGGTTCTTAGAAGGCTGTCCATTACGCATGTTAATCATACGTTTCTCAGCAGACTTATCTCTAGGCGTGTGTTTCTCAACAACTAAAGCAAGTGCTTCTTCGATAGGTTCCATTCGACCATCCATCACTATATCAGAATCCCCAAACGGAGAAGACGTGACTGTATATGGACTAGGTTCAGTTCTTATCATTGAAGCTTTTGCAAATTTAATCTTATCTTCTTCTTTAAGATCTTTATCTACTGTCATTAGGTTAGATGAATTAGCCATTGTTTTCAATAGATACATGTTCTTCAAAAAGACTGGTTTAAAACGTTCACTGAACCACTTGTTAAACATCTTAACCTTCTGTTTATTTTTAATATCAAACTCAAAGATTTCAGGTATTTGCTCAAACGGTACTTTACCAGATATAGATGCAGACTCTCCAGAGATAGAAACATTCTTAGAAAGGATTTGCTCAAACTTACCTATGGTTTGAATTAAATCATAGTCTAAGTCTGGTACACCGTACTGAGCCATCCGCAGTTCAGTTAAAGGATCTAACAGTTCTGAGAAGTAGCTATAAGTAAAGTAACTAACAGCCCCAACCGCAGCAACCGTCAAGACAACAGGAGAGAACACAACTGCGGCTACTGTACCAGCAGCCGCAGCAGTTGCTGCCGCAGCAGTAGCAACACCACTTGCAATGGCAGGAGCAGCCGCCACAGCCGCCGTAGCCACATAAGGTATTGCTCTAGCCCCCATTGCCAAAGCTCTAGCAGTTAAAGACTTCTTACCACCACCTAGGAACATATTAGCGACACTGGAACCGGTTAAGAAATTAAGTACAGTTGTTAACACTGACCCTATTCCCATTATACCACCAACCACTTTACTTAACATGCCAAACGTACCGCTCATTAGTCCTAATACTTTCTTGGAGAATGACCCTCCTTTACGATTAGCCTTAGCCGCCTTATCTTCCCTTGCCTCTTTACGCTTAGCTTCTTTCTTAGCTTTACGTTCTTTCATGATATTGACAAAAGAACCTACTCGGTCTTTCATGTCACTGGCTTCGTTCTTAAGTTTATCTTTGAAGCTAGGACGTTTCTTGCTCTTGTCCTTTTCTTCTTTGTTTCTAAACTTCTTGAACTTACCAAATAGCGTATCCATGTAGCCATTCATTTTAGCAGCAAAGCCTTCTTTAGCTCCTTTGGCTTTATCTTTAAGAGCGTCTTTCTTTTGCTTCAACTTCTCTTTAAGATCTTTACCTCTAGAACTTGCTTTGTCTTTAAGCTCAGATGCTTTATCTTTCGCTTTATTGTATTTCTCATCGACACCAGAACGTTCACGGTAATCTTTTGCTTTGTCTTTGGCTTTATCTATCTTGCCATCAACATCGTATTTATTACGTAACTCATCTGCTTTAGATTTGATCTTATCTTTAGCAGTCTTACCACTAAAGGCATTGTACTTGTCTTTAACTTTATCCAGTAAACCAGAACCCATTGAAGTAGCTGAACTGAAAGCTGCTTTAGCACCGTTAACGATACCACCAGACGCTTGAGCCAATTCTTCTTCTTTAACATCGAGTCCTTTATAGGCAAAGTATTTTAATAAGAGTGCATAGATACGTTTAGTTATACTTCCCGTACCAATTCCAAATGAACGTTTCTCACCGTTGCCGTCAGTGCCGAATCCAGGTATCTTAGATGTTAACCATCCTAAACTTCCTTTGATTGCATCGGCTGCTGTACCAGCGCCCTTCTTAACGAGGTCAAAGGCTTTCTTGCCACCATTTAATACTAAGCCAGCACCTTTACCTATAAGTCCAATGGCGCTCGCTATAACGCTCTTAGGCAACCCTATCTTTTTACCGTCAATAGTAACAAGGTTCTTTAATTCCTCAGCATTAATTACAATGCTCTTACCTTCGTATATAGGACCGGTTAAATGTTTCTTGTGAGTGACCGTAACCCCAGCAGAGTTAACGTACGCTCCATTATTCATTTTAACAACTCTAAGACGAGGTTCACTTTCCCCTTTCACGTAAACGTCTGGTAGTTTAGTGAAGAAGTCTTTAGCTTTGTTATAGGCTTTATCTATCCCTAGCATCTTAAATGGATTGACTAAGTTAAATGGTTTTTTGATTAACCCTAAAAGGAAATCTTTACCTGCTTTAAAGTTTATCTTTTTACCAGCGAAACTATAAAGGCCATCTCTCCATTGTTCAGGACTGATAGCGTAGTTACCAGCTAAGTCTTTTATCGGTCCCTTTATTTGAGACATCTTGGTAATTATCTTACCCGTAATAGCATCTTTATATTCACCAGCTTCTAATTTAGCTTTAGTGATTAAAGGATTGATCTTATTGGTAGCTGAGTAGAGATCTATATTTTTAAGACCTAGAACAGTATCTTTAATAGCCCCGCCAGCTCTACGTGCTAGACCAGCTGCAAAGGTTAATGGTTTAAGTGTATTGCCAAATACTTTCTTACCGATGTCCCATGGCTTCTTAATGATGGTGTTAAACGCACCTTTACCAAGACCTTTAAGTTTACCGTATTTACCTTTAAGGTAATTCTTAGCTCTGGTTCGTTTACCTTCTTTAGGCGTACCGTCATTGTCACCGTAGGCAAACATATCGGGTAGATCAATTAAGAGTTCTTTTATCTCACTTAACAGATCAACTTGCTTAGACGCATGTTCTTGGCTTGAGAACTTGCCTTCAATCATTTCTAACTGATCATAGTCGATGGCTAATTCACCGCCTGTTCTACCTTGTAAAGATTCAATCAATTGATCAATACTTTGAATTAGTTCACCTGCTTCAATGGTAGTGGAAATAGAATCACCAGCGCCACTTGCGCTATCTGGACCGACTGGAGGATTCCAAGGTTTACCTGGTTCTTTATCAGACGGGTCGTAAGGCTTTTCTGCTGCTGCTTTATCTTTACCGTGCTGACGATAGCGTTCAAAGATATACTCTTCATTGACATGATCATCACCATCTCGGTCAACAGTAACACCACTGCGTCTGAGAGCTTCTCTATTAGCTGTGTTAGCGTAAAGATTAGCTGTCTCATAAGTGTTAGGCATTGCTTCACGCAAACGTCTTAGATCACGATTGGCTTCTACTTGAGCAAAAGAGCCTTTAACATTTTCATCGCCTATTGTTCCATCCATCTCAAGTTCGAGTTTGGCATGAACAGCATCGGCAAATCGATCGTACTCTTCCATTGATAGTTTAGACTTATCTAGATAGTCACCATCAATTAGTTTCTTAGTGTTGAAGTCAGTATCAGTACGAGCAAACCGAAGAAACATCTCTTCTATTTTATCTGCTATATCATCAACTGAACCATCTGTAACAACAGACAGTAGATTTTTATTGATGTCTTTCAATGCGTCGAGTTCAGTGTCTCTAACTGCATCGCCTTCTATTCTAGCTGAGAGGTCAGTTGTCTGTACAAACTTATTACCAGCATGATCAAAAGTAACTGAGTCTTCTTCCGTACCGCTTACGCTATGCCATATTTTAGATAACCAACCAGGTATTACTTCAATGATTGATTTACGAGTAAGGTTGTCAAAGTCAGCATGGTCGGTTGAGTTAGCTATTTGATCATAACCTACTCTAGACTCACGTCTATTCCTAAGGGCTTCTAAAGCAGTCTCTTGCAACATACTAGAAATGTTACCAGTATACGTCTTAGACTCTAAATGCTCACGTAGCATCTTGTCGTAGTTCTCACTACCGTTTAGAAGCTTATTGCCAAGCGTTGCAATCTTTTTATTCTTAGCCATATGAGGAGCTAAGAACTTACCCATCTTCTCACCTAACCAGCGAGTTAATGATTCAGAACCCATCTGAGCACCGAGTTCAGTTTTACTGATACCCATCTCTTCAAGGTCAACGCCCTCTAACATATCGCCTGCAAATGAAGCAGTGGCTACAGCGTCTTTAAACTCAGCTACCTTCTCTTTAACTCGTTTACCTAGAATGTCCCCAAATGTATTGAGGAAGTCTTTAGCCATTGGAGCGAACTTATCTTGTGCTTTACCGATAAGTTTCTCTTTGGTTAACTGCATTGCTAGTTCACTGTTTTGTATTTTAACAGCTTCTGGCAAACCAGTGTTCTTAACCAAAGAGCGGAAGTGAGTAAGTGTTTCTTCCTGAGTTAGTTTAAATAGTTCGTAATGGTCTTTAGCTACAAAGAAATGCTTGTATTTTAATTCAAGTGTTTTACGTTGCCATTGCATCGTAACGTTATCTTGATACGCATTGTGTTTAGCCAATTCGTTACGTATACCCTGAGAGATCTCAGTATTGGTTTCGTGACGTTTAGACTCAACAACTTTGTACATCATGTCCTGAGCTTGATCTTCTTTCTTCTCTTGTGCTTGCGCTTCGAAAATAGGAGCTAGTTCAGACGCTATACCTTGATTGCGAATTTCATCTTTGGTCATTTCAGCAGAGTTGGTTTTCTCTTCTTTTAGAATCTCTTCTAACTTTTTAGAAACCGCATCTGGTAAAACTTTATCGAGCATTGTGGTTGCACGACGACCCATTCTTTTAAGATCAACGATGGCTGGTCTTAAATCATTTGTTACTTGATTGTATAGTCCAATACCTTTATCAGTCACGTCATTCGTTACGTCAAAAGCTGCACCATAACCTTCTGGCAAAGCCTTACGTAAAACGTTTGCTTGAAATGAACGATCGGTTATTGTTTCTTTGAAACCGCTATATGCCCCTTTACCAAAGTCTTTTGCAACACTTCGGTTATTACTGGGCGATTCGGGATCTTGGAACGGATCATTGAAATCGAAATCATCCATTTCAAAATTATCAAAATCATATTCTTTATTATTCATAATCCAACCTATTAATTGAAGGTGAGAGTCACATGATTAAAAACTTTCAAAAAGAGCCCTTAAATTTAAAAATTTTACAAGTCAATAAGGAAGCTATTAAATTCATGACGCCTGTTACGGCTCCTGATATATTTGAAAGAGGTACCCATCATTTTCATCCAGATGGTCTATACTCTACAGATATATTTGGACAAGTCGGTTCAGACGAAAGGAAAGAAGTATTTTCTTACATTGACCTTAAAAATGAAGTATTACATCCGCTACTGCTAGAAGCCCTAAATGATCTAAAGAAAAATCTTTACTTAGGAATGATGGCAGGTACAGTAAAAGCAATCTGGGATGACGAAGAAAAGAACTTTGTCAAAAACGATTCTGATGCTGCACAAACGGGCTATGAGTTCTTTATGTCTAAACGAGCAGAAATTGTTCATAAGCAAACTGGTTCTGATGAACGAGCAATAAAGATTAAGTTACTTCAACTTTATGAAGAACAGTCTTTAATGCGTTATCATTTAATCATGCCTGCCGCTTATAGAGACATGGAGATAAAAGACAATCAACAACGTGTTGATAACGAAATAAATGATTTATATCGTCGTCTAATCTCAGCTACTAATGTAATGATTGCTACACAAGATAAAGCACCTTACGATGTACCTCGCTGGACTGTACAGAGAACAGCTCGTGATATATTCGATATGATCATGCGAATCCTAAAAGGTAAGCGTGGTGTGATGCAGAAGAAGTATGGTCGACGTACTACCCGTAACAGTACACGTAACGTGGTAACGGCGATGGACCCATCTTCTCGTTATTTAAAAGACCCTAGAAACCCAACGCTTAAAGATACAAACATCAGTTTCATTCAAACTTTGTTTGGTGCGTTGCCATTTACTCTTCGGGGTCTAAAATTAAGTATCTTAGAAGAAGTGTTTCCTTCTGGCATTGAAGAAGATGATGTTTGGCTAGTTAATGCTAAAACGATGAAACGTGAACTGGTTGAGCTAGATGCTGATACAGTAGATAAATACGCGACAACAGAAGGTCGTAAGAAACTATTGCAGCGGTTCTTTAATAAGAAGCTTCGTAATAAACCGATTAAGATATCAGGTTATTATTTAGCCCTTGTTTATGAAGATGAGACAACCTTTAAAGTAATTCAAGATATCGATGAGTTACCTGCTGGTTACGTTGCATCTAAAGTTACTCCGATGACATTAGGCGATTTATTATACATTGCCTGTTATCCTCAGTACGGTGATAAGTACGGGACAATGACTCGTTACCCTATTACCGAAGATGGTTCTGTATTTCCAACGCGTTACCGTGTAACCACCACTGTAAAAACTAGTTTAAAGCACCAATTAAATGATAACTGGGAACCGGATGTTGAATTCTATAACTTCCCAGATAGAAGCGATCGTGCAATATGGTTAAATGCTCTATCACCTCATCTATCTAGACTTGATGGTTCTGGCGGTGACTTCGATGGCGACCAATACACTTCTCCGTTCTTATTAATGGAAGACAGTGTGAACGACATTAAACGTTATTACAATACCCGTAAAGCGTATACTCGTTTAGATGGTAGCTTCTTAGCAAGTGCTGGTAACAAGAGTAATGGACTAGTAGCATTTAACTTAACACGCGATATGCGTTTTAGTAGACATGAAGAGGAACAAGACTTTGGATACTTCGATAAGTAATTTAGTTGCTTCTATGGAGGCAATACGTTATTCCGACTGGTACAAGCGTCGTGGTATACGTCGAGTAGATGAACTCAAACAACTCAAGTTAATTAATGAAGAAAGCTTTGAATTGCCAAGAGAGTCGATTGTTCATTACATGACTAACAATCCAAATGAATTGGGTATTCATGTTAATAACTTTCTGATTAGACAAAGCACTGGGTTCATTGGTATTGAACATGTTAAGAAATACACAACGATGGAAGGCTCGCCTATTAAGGTTCCTATCGATGTTAACGGTTTAACGCGTAAATATAAAAATGCTAACCGTGACATTCGTCCTATCGTGAACTTTGATTCGATTGTTAAAAATCCAGAAAACGTAATTATCATTAACTACGCTTTACTGAATCAATTGTATTCTTATCGCCAATCGTATTTGTCTAGCTATTATAAGTTTGAAAACATTACAAACACATTGATAGATAACATCAATAAATATTCTGAGCTTAGTACACGCAATCAGTTTATCAATTTATCATTACCTGACCAAGTGCCGACCTACGTACAGTTTAAAGCATTGAAAGATTCAATGAATAGTACATCACTTGCACCTTTCAACCGTCAGTCTACATTGATAATCTTAGAGCTTTATAAATGGATATCTGAGGATAGAGAAGATTCTATCTTTAACCGTTTAGATGAAGCTGCTATTGATAAAGTGAATCTTGTATTTACTGAATCGGGTAAGTCAAGTATTTTAAATCTAGGTAATCTTAATAAATGGCGTAAGTCACTTGAGAACCCAGATGGTAAATTTGCACCTACTCAATTGAACCATATCTTTTTAAGTTTCATTCGTGCCATGGCAGCGATTCGTTTGCTAGGTAAAGAAGATGTTAACTCTATTGATATCTCTGACGATATCTCTAAAGCTGAGTTAGCTGATTTAGATGTTGTTCTTGAAGAAGAGGTTGAAGAGTACGATGAAGATGGTGAGTTGGTATCTGACTCATCTAGTGACTTCACTGACTCAGGCGACATTAGCTCAACCATAGACAAAGAAGAAGTCTATGAAGATAAGTTTGGTAAAACAGCAGGGGACTTAACCAAAGGGGTTGATGAAACAGAGCTAGTTAAAACGCTACTGCCTTCAATCCGTGATAAAGTATCTACAGGTGAGATTACTGAGAAACAAGCTAAGCGTTACGTTAAGCTTGCGTCTGAATCACTTAAGATAGCTGACCCATACGGCGGTAATGAAAACATAGGCGAGTTACTAGCTGGCTATAAAGACACTATCAATAAATTATCAGTTACTAAAATTCCTGATAAGAAAACAGTCATTGATAAATCTATGCTTGAGTCTAAACTACCTAACATAACTAAAGACTATGTTAAGTATAAGTTAAAGTCTGACATAGTTGCTTCTGTATACGCTCTACAGAACGATGGTTACATTATCCGTGATTACAGCATTGATGACATTAAAGATGTTCACAATGAAATAGAGATCCATACAGTTCGCGTTGAAACAATTGGCGGCGATGTATCTACTATCAAATTTAAAGTACCTGTCATTCGTGAAGATGGTACTTACTTCATAGGTGGTGTTAAATACTATCTTCGTAAAGGTCGTCGTGATGTTCCTATACGTAAAGTAAAACCATGGAAAGCATTTCTTACTAGTTACCATTCTAAACTACCATTCATTAAATCACAGAAAGTGGTTGATGACTACGCTGGTTGGATGAGAAAACAAATAGAGAAGCTTTCTCGTAACGATGAACATCCATTAACGATACTAGAGTCTCGTGATGTTTTTGATCATCTGGTTAAACTCCCTCGTTTCTATACGATGATTTCTAAAGGTATTGTTGAAGTAGATGTTGCTGGTTTAAAACTTAACTTTGAATATGCGGATGCTGTTGAGAAATACGGTGAAGCAGTAGTTGAGAAGTTTACTAAAGGTGGCGAGATGATCATCGGTAAACGTGACGGCGAATATATACTGGTTGATGATGCTGGTCTGGTACGTTCTGCTCAAGTGGGTAAGAAAGGTACAATGATGGGCAGTCTATTAGATGTTCTACAGATACCAGAAGAAGTTCAGCTTAAAGCACCGGTTGATAAAGTGCAAGTAAGTATCGTTGGTAAGAAAGTTCCTGTCTGTGCACTTATAGCTTACAGATTCGGACTTGAGAATCTTATCAATGCACTGAAGCTTACTTACCGTCGTGTTCCTAAAGGGACGCGTTTAAAGATGGGTCCTGATGAATACGCTGTTGCTTTTGCTAGCGATACGCTTATATTCAGACGTGAAGAATACTTAGGTCAATTAATCATGGGTAGCTTGAATGCTGCTAAAGATGCACTTAAGTTATTTGAGCTAGAAGACTTTAATAGTCGTGATGAAATCTGGGGTGATGTTCTACAACGCATGGGTTACGGTCCACGTGTATATCGTGAGTTCGAAAGTCTTTACAACATTTGGTTAGATCCAATGACAGTTCAGGCTCTAGAGATTATGAAAGAACCAACCAAGTTCCGTCCTCTAGTTATACGTGCAGTTGAAATACTTACCACTGATTGGCACTTAAAAGAAATGCATGGTTCTGGTTTCATGACTAAAGGTTATGAACGTGTAGCTGGCTTTATCTATAAGAACCTCTCAGACAGCGTGAGAACGCAAAAGGCAAGACAGACGAGTAAGAAGTTGGATATGAATCCAAATGCCGTCTGGGAAGAGTTTGAGAAGGATACGTCTAAACAGATAGTTGAAGAATCAAACCCAGTGCAAAACTTAAAAGAAATGTCGAACCTTACGTTTAGTGGTACGGGTGGTCAAACATCTAGAATCATGGTTAAACATAAACGTGAATTTGATCCTAACGATCTAGGGTTGATTTCAGAAGGGGGTGTAGATAATGGTGACGTAGGTGTTACAACCTTCCTTACTTATGATCCTAAAGTGACTAATCTATTGGGTATGGCTGATGAAGCTATTCCTAGTTTTGAAGACGCTGCTAAGTTCCAATCTACTAGTTTCTTAGTATCTCCTTTTGCAGACCGGGATGACGGTAAGCGCGCAGTATTTATTGGCGTGCAAATGGCTCACGTGGTTGCATGTCAGGGTTATGAAGTATCTTTAATACGTACAGGTGGTGAAGCGGTTATTGGTAACTTAGTAGATGATATCTTTGCAGTAAAGGCTAGAAGCGCAGGTGTTATTAAACGAGTAACTAAAGATCTTATCGTTATTGAATACGACGATATCAATCTTAAAGATGACCATGTATTTACTGGTAGACGTTACGGCGTTGTTACAGGTAAAACTATCCCACATGACATCGTAACAGATGTTGTTGTTGGTACTAAAGTATTTGAAGGTTATGTAGTTGCATGGAACGTTGGTTTCTTTGAACGTGATGTTCTAGAGCCGGGTGGTGTTCTTTGGAAACGTGGTATCCCATCAATCATTGCTCTAGTGGATGGACCTGAGACAATAGAAGATAGTTGTCGTGTAGGGTTAGATCTATCTAAGAAGTTAACTATCAATACGACAGGCATCAAAGAAATAACAGCGACGTTTGATCAGGCACTTACCGGTCTCGTTGAAGTAGGTACTGATGTTGCTACTGATTCTGTTCTTGCTTTCCTAGAAGACAGTGTTACGGCTGGTACTGATTTGTTTGATGAGTTTAGCATTCAATCCCTTAACTCAAATGCTAGACTATCGCCTAAGGCTGGTAAAGCAGGTAAAGTAAGTAAGATTGAAGTTATCTACAACGGTGATATTGAAGACGCAACTGAATCAGTTCGTAACTTGATATTGAAGTTTGATGGTGAACGTGCTAAAGATGCTCGTAAATATAAAGATGGTCGTGTAACTATTGGACAAGCTGCTGATCTACCAATTGATACGGTTATCGTTAGAGTGTATATCGATAGTACGAATGATGCAGCTGACTGTGATAAAATAGTTGTAGGACATCAGTTGAAATCAGTTATCGGTTCTATACTGGTAGGTGAGAATAAAACCATCTACGGTGAAGACATTGACGTGTTCTTTGCACACATGGGTGTTAATGATCGAATAGTAATGAACCTTACCTATAATGGGATGTTAACGGTACTTACTGAGAAATCAAACGACCGAGCTATTGCAGCAGCTTTAGCGGTTTTAGAAAAATAACCACCATAAACAATTGCCTAGGACTTAGCTGTCCTAGGCAATTATATGATTTCTAAATTTATAGAACAACCATTGAGAGGATACTCATGTCAATACATACAAACAAAAAAACCGTTACTATTGCAGCGGTTACAACTATATGCCAAGTGGCATTTCACGTTGTTACTACAGCAGGCGGCAATGAAATTGCAATGCCTGAATCGCGTGATGTTCTAGAAGACATTGCTAATGAAGTTAAACTACAGTTAGCGGAGAAAGTGTAATGAATCGTTTCCTCACATATGGTTTAACAGTTGCAGAATATTCAGCAATTGATATCGCACCTGTTCCAGGTTCTCCTTTAGCTCAAGCAGTTAGTATTATTACTCCTAACAAGCCAGTTGAAACAGTAGAAGAAATAGCGACTGGTTTAGAAAGCGCAATTGATCAAACACTTATTGATTTCGTTGGTGGTTACGGTGATATCTCTGAATCTATGATTCATGACTTATTAGAAGTGTCTGGTAAACGTTTAGAATTTATTCAAACAACAGTTGCTCCTTTATCTGCTCGCTTTGCTGAAATGGTAGCAGGTAATCTTAAATCAAATTTAGATGCTACTAACATTATCGACTATGACATTGCTACGCATGAATTGCCTCGCATTGCAACGTCTGGTAATCTTGAAGGTATCTGTAAACAGTACATTGATACTGAAGGTTTCAAAAACGTAACTTACTCTCCATCTGCTTACTTCATAGATGAGTCAGAAGAAGTGTTAGTTAATACTTTAGAATCTGGCATTGCAGCATGGGATGAAGAAGTAAAAGAAATCCTAACAGCGGCTGGTGAAGAAGGGATGGTTAAAGCTTACAACCGTTTCTTAAACAATGTTCGTGGTACAGAAGTTGATAAAGATGGTAACAACATTGTTACTTATCCAAACAACATCGAATACCTAAACGATTACATCCTTTGTTTCTTATTTGTTAACTCTGCTCTTTTAGGCGGATACGAAAACAAAGACAAGATGTTACATGGTCGCTACAACATCGATACAGTGCTACGTAGTACTGCTGGTGCGCTTGGTACAGTGATTAAATCAATCATTGATATCTATGGTCGTGCTGTTGAAACTAACCGTGTGATTCGTTCTATCGATCATGAAAACAATGTTATTGAAGTATTCAAAACTAACTTCAACGACTACGTTGCCAATGGCGGTGAAGCGGAAGTACTTAAGATGGGTGCATTACTCGCATCTGAAGGTCATGGTGGTTTCCTTAAAATGACTACTGAAGAGTTGTTACAGAACTCTGAAAAAGCAATTGCCATGTTCAATGCTAAGATTAGCAAGATTGAACTAGATGCAGCTACCAAAGCACTAACTGCGTCTAAGATGCAAACAGCGGGTATGTTCAAAGAAATGATTGAAGGTATTTCTGAGCTTGAACTTCACATCGGTAATAAAGAAGAGATTCTTTCTTCTTCTAAAGTTGCTGATTTACTAGCTGAGATTTCATTAGAAGACTTTGAAAATCGTCCTCGTGAAATCGCACTTGAGATCTTCTGTAAAACAGTATGGCCTCAAGCTAGCTTCTGGTCTTTTATTAAGACTATGAATACGGCTGCATTGAACGACCCTCATTTAACACCTCGTGAGTCAGCGTACAAAGCGTTCGTTAAAGAAGTAGTTGCTAACTTGTTAAAACAGACTACTGTCGTCAATGGCTAGAAAGGACGCTGTAGTACTAGATAGCTTTGAATTGAAGAACGGTAAGTATATCACTAAGACGGGTTGTAAGATCATCTTTCCAGCCCGTTATAGACAGAAGAATCTGGCTAGCTTTGGTGAGTATACTGAATGTCTTTCAGTTTATAAAGTAGTACTACCGGATGGGACGTTTTCAGTCGCACGTGATGTGAGTCGTATCCGATTGGCGAAAACAAGTTATCAGATTGAAAAGATAGACGATGAAGATATGTACGTCTTTAATTATGATGCAGGTGATGTTGTAATTGATTCAAGCGATATCATCGTTGATAAACTTTTGCCTTATTACACTTATGAGTATTTCATAGATAAAGGTTACGTTCCTTCATTTTTAGAATATGACGATATGTGTTTGATGTGGGAAAATGTAGAAACTACGACGGGTAATAAAGTAGGGTCAACTAAAGAAGTCATTCGCTTTATCATTTCTTTAATAGCTCGTTATCCAGACGACCCTACGTTGTTCTACAGACAAGCGGTTAATAAAGGATATAAAGGCAAACCTAAATGGATTGCTTTCTCAAGTGTTATCCACGGTCCTCGAACTACAACTGCTAAGCTGATAGGTGCACGTTTTAACTCTGCATTGATCGCTGCTTTAAATACTGAGAATGCTAAGCCTGAAAAGGTTGAAGACATTCTAAGGAGAAATTAATGTTTGGAATAGGTGGAACACAACCTATGCGTGTTGGTAAACAATTCAGAGTTGGCTGTGAAGTAATGTCAGCTCAAAATAAAACCGGCATATTGCGTAAGAATGAAAAAGGTGAGTATTGTGATTTAGTACTTGGTGCATTAGAGTTCCCTAACAGCGGTGGATCAACATATTCACTTAGCTCTGGTGAAGACATGTTACGTGAAGGATCTCTCTTTAGAGATTGTTTGATGAACGGTCAAGCTAAAGGTGAATACTGGCACCCGTCTAAAGAACCAGGTATGACAGATGAAGACTGGTTTAGACGAATCATGTATACGGCTGAAAAGAACACATGTCATTTACATACATCAATGTGGATTGATTTTATCATACCAGCAGGTAGCAATAAAAAAGTTCCTGCTTTTATTGGTAACATCATCCCAACTGGTCCATATGGTGAGACATTAGATAAGCAATTAAATCTTCCTCAAGATAATGTTAGTTTCAGTATACGAAGCATTACGGACGATATCGCTTTACCTAATGGTACTTATCGTAAAAAGATATTAGCGGCTAATGGTTTCGACCACGTTACTCGTCCAGGTATTAAGATAGCAACTAAATCTAATTCAGTTAGTTTAGAAAATGCTTCTGCTACAATTACATTAGCAGACATGGTTCGTTTTGCTGAGCGTACATCTGAAGTAGGTGTAAGCTTTGAAGCCTCTCAACACTTTAAACGTGTTATTAGAGACATCGGTAAGCGTTACGAAACTAAAGTCTATATCCCTGCAAGTGCTAGTTGGAAATAAAACAATAATAAGAGAGGGTTTTAAAACCCTCTCTTTTATGTAAAAAGTTACAAAACTATATTATTAAGATGATATAAATAAGGAAAACATCATGGCTATTACCAAAACGACTGTATACAGAATGCCTCATCGTAATGTTACGTTAGACGGCTCTATCACTAGAGAGAAGCGACATGCTTTTGACATGTTACAAGACATCGACATCTCTACTCAGTTGCGTGCGTTAGTATTTGATAGAGATACTCCATTCCAATACTTTAAAGATGCAGTTGCCTTTAACTACGGTAAAAATAAATTAGCGCTAGGCATTGAATTAGAGATCGATCCTTCTACTCTGGACGAAACTTATTTCGAAGCCATCTGCAATGCTTTATTTGAATCAGCATCTACATCCCGTTCTATTAGCCTGCGTACTAAATCTGGTTATGTTACAACAGCAGTAAATGCTTATGCGTTTGCCTGTTTCTACATTTACATGGATTCAATATTACGCACTGTAGAGCGCTCTAGCTACACGGATCAGAAATACCTAGCATCGCTATACATAAAGGTTAAAGACTCTATGTATGAGCTCGTGGCTCGTTCTCTGGATAAAGAGAAAGCTTTATTCGTAGGTAGTACGGTAACTGTATTTGCTGCTGCGGATGATAGTACTCCCGATACAGAAGAAAGAACTATTTATGTTATTGAAGACCTCGCCTCTAGCTTTAGCGATGCGGAAATAAAAACTAAATTTAACAAACTATAACCTAAGCTTGACCAGCTTATCACTCAAGGAATACTAATGGCATTAACTATTGACTTACTCAATCAATATATCGTAAAGCAAAATGAAGTAAAGCACGAATTGAATGATGATGAACGATTATACATGAATTATTGTTTCTTCTATCTGGTATGTGATCGCTGTAAATGTCAGTACAGCGATAAGTACGATGCATTGATGGTGGTAAATAATGATTATAGACCACAATACGTTGTAAGGATTAGTGATTTATCATTAAAAGATTACGTAGATGGAGATGGAACACATAGACGCGATGCGCTGTATCGTCGAATGAACTCAGTTCCAATCACTAAGGGAAATAAAAATAAAGTAGTGGACATGCTACAACTTATGACGTCGGAGTTTAATCGTAGAGAGAAAACTTCACTTGAACGTTTGTTTAAAAATCATAGAGTTAATATCAACAACTAAGGATTGATAATGAGTGAGAAAGAAATAAAGAACTATAAGTTGCGTTCCAATGGCATAACGACAGATGTTCTAGAAGATACGGACAGTCGAGATATCGATGGTCTTGAACCAGCGGTTCATTTAGCGGTTGATGAAGACGGTCCTCGCTTTAAACGCAAGTCAGGTCACTATAGAGATGAAGTAAAAATCTATGGTTCTAATGTGCAGGAGCGAACTAAAGCGGTTCTAGAAGATCTAAGAGAGACGGAAGTTCCTCTAGGTATAATGATCGTAGGTACTAAAGGTAACGGTAAAACAATGCTGGCAGAAAATATATCAAATGCCTGTATTCGTGAACTAGCAATGCCTGTAATTGAAGTTAAGTCTATGATACGTGCTAAGACATTGGAAGCAATGATTCGTTCTGCTGGTGACTGTGTTGTCTATATCGATGAGTACAGTAAGTACTACTCTCCTCGTTATTCCAATACAACAGGCGGGTCTCAAGATGTCGATAACTCTGATGAACTATTAACTCTGTTCTCAGATAAGACATTAGGTAAAGTGCTGTTTATCATCACTGATAATAAGATGCAGAACATTAGTGAGTTCTTACATAACCGTACTGGTCGTATGATGTATCGTTTTGTTTATGATTACGTACAAGCGGATGTAGTTAAAGATATCTGTAAAGACTTTAAAGTAAATAAAGAAATTACAGAGTTCTTACTAGATCATGCTAAGAACACAAAAGAGTCTATTGACAATATCCTTACGCTGGCTCAGAAAGCGACTAAACATAAAACGTTAAGTTCATTTCAAAAGATATTTAGTTACTTGAATGTCAAGCCACCTATGTTCCGTTCGTATTACATTAAAACGGATACGCCACATAAACTTTCTGCGCGTGTTGAAAATGATGATATCGTATTCACTGTTGATTCACCGGAAGAAATTAAAGATGCGGAAGGTAATTTAGTCGCGTCTGTTGGTAAAAACATTAGTCGATTTAAAATATCAACTATGAACTATCGTAACCGTCGCGGTACTGTATATGGTGTTAACTATATATTCGCATTCCGCAACTTACCTGAGAAACCAGACGATGTTTACGAAGCTGAGATAACAGGTGTACCGCCTGCTGAGTTTACGAACACTGGTTACTTCTTCTAATTAAAACAATCAATGGGACTCCGGTCCCTTAGGAAAAAGAAATGAAACAATATATTGAATCAACTACTCACGTTTTAAACAGCGGTATCATTAGCCCTACTCGTGGAACACCAACAGTTGCTGTACACGGTATCATGACTCGTTACGACTGTAGCAAGTTTCATCCAATCACTACCATCAAACATCAAGGCATGAAAGACATGACTACTGAGATGGAATGGATGATGAAAGGTCTTACAAGCAATCTGTGGTTATTAGAGCGCGATTGTAAAATCTGGAACAAGTGGGACGTACTTCCTTTAACAGAAGTGGATATTGCTGATAAGTTAGCAGAAGTAGGCGTTAGCGTAGATTTCTCTTTAGTTGATCAAGAAACACTTTCTAAACTTACAGCAGCATTGAACATCTCAGACAAATCTGGTGAGTTAGGTCCAGTGTACGGTGAGATGATGGCTAACTGGCCTACTAGCAATGGTGAAACTATTAACCAGCTAGATGAACTAATCGATGGTATTCGTGAGAACCCATTCAGTCGTCGTCACATTGTGAGTATGTGGAATCCTGAATTCTTACCTAATGAAAAAGCAGACCATGTTGAGAACATTAAAAACGGTAAGCAAGTTCTACCTCCTTGTCATATGTCTTTCCAAATACTTATTAGAAATGAACCTTTCTTTGCCGGCATTACAAAAGAACCAATGACTGATGTTGAAGCTGCTAAAGCAATGTGGTCAGCGGCAGTAGGCAATGGTCACACAGATAAAATATTCCATGAATGGGTTTCTTCTGTACTGGCTAGTGAAAAGACATATGTTGAAATGGTAAGTGCTTTATATGAATCGGGTTTTGTTTTCAAAACAGGTGTATCAACTGATAATTTAATCGAGCGTTATAACCGTCGTTACGTAGATTTACTATTTACTATGCGTAGCAATGATAAACCATTAGGCGAACCGTATAACGTATCTAACTATGGTACTCTATTAGCCGCTGTAGCGCACCTCACTGGCTTTGAACGTGGTGACTTGATACATTCTACCGGTAACAGTCATATCTACTTAGATCAGCTTGAGGGCGTTGATACAATGCTTTCACGTGAACCTAAAGAAGGTACTCGTTTACTGATTGAAGATCGTGGTCAACGTTACCTTAAAGATTTCGCTGCTTCTGATTTTACATTAGAAGATTATCAATCACATGGTAAAGTTTCTTTTAAAGTAAACGTGTAAATGCGTCATCATAAAAGTTTAGGGCTGAGCGCAATGTTCGGCCTTGTTAATGCCAATTCATCTAACGCAGTCATACTGCCTAAATTGAAGCCATCAGAACCACTGGACTTCATGCCGGCTTATGAAAGTATATTGATCGATAAGTCTATAGAAGGTCTTGGTTTAATCAAAGGCCCTTTCCATCAAAGGAATATTTTAATGAGTTATGTCTCTGCTAATGTAGAAAAAGAAAACGGGTCTCGTAAGTTTGACTTTAGAGTACTTCATCGAGAAGAAGTAATCGATGCAGTACATCTTGAGAAAGATGCTGAGCCTAGTAATGAAGATTTAGCTATACTTTATCTAACTGAAAACAAACCGGTTAATGATGAAGTTGAAGCACCTTTACTTGTCGCTGGTAAGTGTCCTGTAACTCAACATGACGCGACTGCTAACTTAATGTGGCACGTACATTCTAAAATACCTTCTGAGCGCTTAGCACGCATCCTAGCTAAGTTTCCTGAACTTGATCCTAAGTTTAGCACTGGTGGCGTAATGGATAAACGCCTTACATTAAGCGATCTTGTCACTGCTAATATCTCATACGCTATTATGCCTACCTTCGTTGGTAAAACATTGAGCCTAAAAGATAAGAAAGCATTTCGTGATTATGCGGGTAAGTCTATTTTCATTAACGACCGTAAACTAAAGAAAGATTCATTAACCGTGATTATCTTTCCAAACAAAACGTATACCGCTAACCCTACGTTCTGTAAGCAGTTAGAAGACTCTATCATGAGCGCTCTAACTTATACTCATTCATCTAAGGTATATTTATTTAATGCACCTACCAATTTACTTGCACTTACTAATCTACCTACTTTAAAAGTAACAGTAAGTGAAGATGAAAATGGTACATTGCATACTTTCTGTTAAGGGGAAGATATGAAAGAACACGACCTACTTAAAAGATTTAAGCTGAAAGCTAACGATGAAAGTCTCGATCCTTTATTTGAATTAGTTTTACTTAAAGTTGAAGGAGAATGTACAGCGGCAATTAAAGACCATGTAAATCGACTGGGTCGCTTTTCTACTACTATACTTGTAATGATCAATACCATTGTCAATCATGGCTTACGTGATGCTACAGGTGCTGTAATGGCAAGTGATTTTATAACTCAAGGTTTAGATGTAGGTTTTACTTTAAGCTATATCAGTAGTGATGCTATACAAGTAAAGTCTGTAGTCTCGTCTAACGGTATGTTGAAAAAAATCAAGACAATTTAACTAATATTAACGCGGGTCTTAGCAATGAGACCTTTTCTTTCTACCAGAGGTTTATATGTTCTATATGACTTTTATTTCTTTACTACCAACTTTCTCAATTGCCATCTTTGGAATGATTTACATTCTAGTGGCGTTTAAACTATTTCTATCTTTTAGCTCCACTTATGAGAATGAGTTTGGAGTAAGTAATTTACCTATAGGACAGTCTTTAGTTTTAAGCAGCCTGTGGTTTCCTCTAACCGTATTAGTAGTAGCAGCAATAGTGTTAGTAATAATAGGTGCTAAAGTGGCTTACGTTAAGTATGGGACATAAATAACAAGAGAGGACTTCGGTCCTCTCTCTATGTTTGTTTTTTGTTTAAATGCAATTAATTTGAGATCTATATAGTAAAAGGGAGATAGATATCATAAACAATATATTAAGGAATTACAATGAACGAATTAAAGATTAGAATAGGTGTAGTAGTTGGTACAACAGCCGCAGTTTTCATAGGCTTTACTGTAGTGGATAAAATCGTAGCTCGTAAGAAAGCTAAACTAACTAAACAGGAGAATAAATAATGTCATATTTTAAAACAGGCGTAGCACTCGGCGCAGTACTAGGAACAGCACTTACAGGTCTTTACTATAAAGCAAGTGTATCAGACATGCATGTTGAAATAGCTATCGATAAACGTAGAAAGGAATACAAGAAAGCATTTGAACAACGTCAAGCAGCAGCGGCTAAAAAGAGAGAACAGTGGGAACGTGACTTGAATATATAGTAGGATATTTGTAAGGGAGCGAGAGCTCCCTGCCCTCTTATCTTTTTTTGTTTTCAAATAGTTTTTAAAACTATATCATACTAGTGAGTTATCTAATATAAACTCCTGTACTTAAACGTAAGGGACTTTATCAATGAAGATAATGAATCGTATTGATATATTATAGAACGTCTTAAAATTGATTATGGAGATTATAATGGGTTTAGGGTATGTATTGTTTATTTGTGTTTCTTTATACCTGCTACATGTAGATAAGAAGCACAAGAATAAATTTAAGTTTAAACACATTCATTACTTAGTAGAGACAGCTGCTGATACCGGTGAACTAATCACCATTACACTCTTAAGTAAAACAGTAGATGCTGTTCGTGAAAAGGAATGTGTAAGTATGATGCAGCGTACTATGACCACCTCTACCAATAACTTTGCTATCATTAGCAGAGCCTTGCCTGACGATAATAAAGGTATACATAAGTGGTATACCTATAACAAATCAGTTACCGATGAGTTACTATTAGGGTATTCATTACAGTGTTCTAAAATTGATGTGGTATAATTTTACGTCAGGTCATTATAGTTTGAGGAATTTATTTCTCCCCATTGTTTGTCAAAACAATGGTAGAGGGAGGAGCGAAGCGACAACAACAGAACTAAGTTAGATACTAGGAACTTAATGAATGATAAAAGATGATAGTATACGAGAAGTAACAGGTTGTATCTATGACAGTAAAGGGAGGAAGATAGAATACACAATTAAAGATATCGATCCATACTACACGACTGAGTTATATTCAATCAAGCTACCTAACGACCCTATAGTCTGTACTAATGGGTTCTATCAAGTAGATGGGTATGAATACATCATCATCGGTGCTAACAATGAACTAGCTAAACGTTTTATGGAACAACATACTTTATTCAATGGTGTTACTGACTATGAAGATGGGTTAGCATTTACACTCAACTTTGAAGATAGAACACAAATACGTTATACAGTTATTGATATCGGTAAACGGTTCGATAAACAAATTATCTCTAAACTTTATGTAGGTAATATATCTAATAAAGTTAAGGGATTCAGACAGATAATCATAGAAGGTTATCTCCACTATGTTAAGGAATTATTCGATGAATGAATTACCTAAAGAAGCTCTATCAAATAAAGAAATGATAGCTAAGTATATCGTTGCTTTAGTCAATGGTCCGTTAAGTCAAATCAAACAAGACTTGAAGGATGGGGGTTGCACTATCCATATTGGATTTAATGAAGACTTTGAACGTGAGCAAGTAGCTGGGTTTGCTGATAAAGACGTTCTGCTGAATGCACATAAGCAATTGAACTTCACTATATTAGTTACAGGTTTAGAAGCGGGTGGTCGTGATTTCTCTGCTAAGACTAACGTACCTACTTTATCTAGCGATATTAGAAGCACTGAATTAATTATTCATTTAAGCCATGGTGATTTAAGAGGATTCGTTCCAGAAGTTAAGATTGAAGAAAGCGATGGATTTAAAGTAGAGATCTCTAGTCTATTTTATTATACGGTAGATCGTTTCCTAACCAATCTATCCAATGGTGTTGTTCTAAAGCAATGCAGCGGCGCTGAAGGACGTAATCGTTACCATGTCTAAAGATACGCGCCATATATGTGATGTGCTTCGAGAAGAGTTCTTAGAGCCAAATAACCTTAGCCGTATAAAAGCAGTTAAAGCAATGCAGATGTCAAATACGGTTTACTCGCATACAGCTAAAGGGAAACAAATGCCAAGCATAACGTTCTTCTCTAAGCTAGCTCATTATACAAATACAGATGTAGAGTTTTGGATAGAGCAACATGCAAGATGGTGTGTAGAGCGTGCTAAGGATCTTTTAGCTGAACTTAAACCTCGCCCTTGCTTTGAAGATAAAGTCTTGACCTGTGAAGAACCAGAACCCTATACAGATAAAGACTTAATCATGTTCGACCTCAATGCATTAGTACGTGATAATAAGAAAGTAGCCTATAATAAGAAAGCAGAAGGTAAGTTCTCTGCTTTTCCAGCTCCACCAACAATGTTAAAATAAAAGGATATTCCAATGTCAGGTTTTATAAAGTTCTCAATCTATTCGTCAGTTCTATTTATAATGATGGTACTACTTCTATTAGCGTTTAATAATAACGTAGAAGAAGCTAAGGTAGCATTTGTTATTATATACTTAACAGGTACACTTCGATACAATGCAAGTGAAGATGTTAATTACGGTTCAGAATGTTTTATCTGGTTCTTACTCAAACCACGTAAATACTTCACCGAATGAAAACGCGGTATTATTTTACACACATCGCTAATGATTTGACGAACAGCTAATACCTGATTCGAAAACAAACCAAGTATATATCATCCTAGTGAGATTTCAATAAAGAAGTCCGCTACATTAAACCAATAAAGGAAATACCATGTCTTTAAAAACTAATACTACAGATCTTTCAGCAATCATCAAAACTAAACTTGCGCTAGTAGACGGCGAGATTAACGATACTGTAGCATACGAAGATTCATTACCAGAAGGTCTTGATCTAGATACAGTTAAATCAGTTCGTTCACATGACAAAGCATACGTGCCAGCATTTACTCACGCTGCACAAGCTGTTGTTTTCGACGCAATGAAAGCTGACTCTGAAGTAACTTCTGTTAAAGCAACTACTGATCTACATGGCGGCGATAGCTTCTCAGCAACTATCAATCGTTCACGTAGCTTCCCAGTACCTGGTGAGAAAGACAAATCAACTGTAACAGTTTACGGCGCTACTTCTGTATCGTACGCAAGTGCTGCTGGCAAAAACGCTGGTGAGCTTAAGAAAGTATTATCTGCTGGTAAAGAACAGTTCGCTGCACTAGCTGAAAAGTAACAATTAAGAAACAATAGACAATGCTATGCAGGTGGAAACACCTGCATAGTTTTTATTTTTTCTCTATAAGGATCTACACATGACTACCCAACAACGATTACATTCGCTTTCAGATGCACTTACACTAGTTGTAAACCCAGGCAGTAAAACAGTAGAGGAACTGTTACATTCACTAACTCCTCAAGAACTTAAAGATTTCGACGAAGTATTAGACGATAATCTAACAGAGTTATTTTCATTGATAGTAACGGATAACGGTTCAATCATTCCAAATGCTGCTAAAAACTTAAAGGGTGATAACACACCTGTGGTGCGCACTAAAGCTACTGACTCAATCGCTATTGTGGTAGAAGGTATTAGCATCTTTATTAAACAAGGCGAGTACCAAATGTCTCAAGCTGACATTCCGGTTAAGCCAACTTCTTTCTTCTCTCGTATAGCCAACTGGTTTAAAAATCTATAAGGATTCACAAATGTCCAAGTCTCCAAAGTCAAACGATCGCAACCTTCGTAACTTATCTAGCGAAGAAAGCGAAATCGTAAAATCAAATATCAACTGGAGTTACTTCAACCGATTGTTCTGCTCTTCTTTTATACGTCAGTTACGTAAAGGTAATTTAGATGTACGCGGTACTACTTCGTACGCAACAATAATTAAAGAAACATCGCCTCGTCAACCTTATTTACAAACGTATATCAATGCAGCGGTACTAGGTCAATCATTACACAGAACATTTACTCAAAGTTCACTAAAAGTAATCGATACCTACTACACAGCCATATACAAAGCACTTGCACCGTTCATTAAAGAACATGGTACTACACCAGCAGCTTTCAATGCAGCCTTTGATGCGATTGAAACATTTGATGATGTAACACGTGATTACGTTGAAACAGTTCGTCAACGTAAAGATAACACCGCTACAATGGCAACTCTATTAGCAGGTTCAAAAGACCGTATAGTTTTAGTTGCACATCTGCTAGCTTTCAAATCGATTGTTCTAACAGAAGGTTACTTCTACGAAGATCAAACGGTAGAGCTAGAAATTGAAGAAGCAGATCCAGTAGTGGCTGAATAAATTGCATAGATAGAGAGGAGCATTGAGCTCCTCTCTATTGTGTTTTCTTTTTTTTTTGCTTAAGAAGTAACTTGCTCTGTAGAGATTAAGTTTAATGCTTCTTTGTAACCTGTTTGAGTGATAGCTTTGATGTTTGCATCAACGTCACCAATAAACAATTCACGGCTAGATGGATTAGCACCAACTAGGTTTAACTCGTCAAGTAATTTCTGAGCTAATTTATTTACGCTATAACCAACGATTGTCGTAGCAGTAAATGGAATCTGGTATTCAAGCACTTGCTGACCAGTGAAGATATTACGCTCACCTTCAACCAAACCACCTGTCATAGGTTGTTGATTAAAACAAAGGAATGCGTGTACTACTTCACGGTGAGTAGGATCTGGTTCGATATGAAGCGTTACCATTGATGTATTAGCAGATACTAAACGATACTGTTCAACACCCGGTAATGTAGATACTAATGGAATACCTGTATCTGGATCTTGGATACCGTAACGAATCCAGAATTCGAAGAACTTATTAACCGGCTTAAACATTCTTTCAACGAATGTATAGTTAGGTTCAGTACGCTCACGCTTAGACATTGACACGTCTTGCCAGAACTCACCAGAACGGTTAGCTTCAACCTGTGCATATTCAACATTGATTGTAGAACGGAAGCCAGTGGCTTGTTTACAGTTAAGTTCAATAAGGTCTTTTAATGTACCGTGAAAGATTTCTGGATTTTCTAATAAATCAAAGAAACCTGGAGATGATAAAAGAAGGTTGATCAAAGGCTGTTTAATGTAAGAAGCCCAGTTCAAACGTTTTTTGAAGTCAGGTGTAAAACCGTAAGGACCGCCGTTTAATTGTAGACCTGGTGTATTACCGTTAACTTCATAACCAGTACCAGCCTGGTTAAATAGAGCTGAGATGTTTTCCATCTGTTTCTCCCAATTGGGTTACTAGGGGATTTCACTCCCCTAGGTTAAATTTAAATACTTGCTTTTAATAAGTCGTCGTAGCTGTGAGTAACAACAGAAACCTGGTTAGCAATACGTTGATGTGGAGAACCGATATGGATCTTAGTATTCCAAGTAGACGCAGAGTTTTCAAAATACGTCTCAGGACGAATTAAGATGTTACGGCCAAACTTGTTAAGACATAGTTCAGAGATACGTACGTTAGAACGCTCAATGAATTGTTCTTCAGTTAAGGTATCGTTACCAACTAACTCAACCCACACGCGGAATGCAATACGTTTCACTACACCAGTGATGGTCATGATACGTTCGCTATTAAGCGTTGATTCAGAGCTATCGTAGATAGTCTGCCATGCAGGTACAAAGTTATCTTTAAGACCAGCTGAATGGATGTTAGTTAAACCAACAGACCATTGTTGATTGCGCACTGCATCTTCTGTCCAAACATCTGAGATGTCAGATAGACGAAGGTACTTGATCTTGTTCAACGGACTAACAGTGTAGTTCATGTTGTCTTTACGAAGACCGTCTTCTGAACCCATGTATTTAGCACGGTTCATCATTAACTCATAGTTAGCAGGAACAGGTGCTGTCCAAGTACTATTAGCAATACGAGCTGACTGACCCATGATAGTAACACGACATGTCGCAGTGCCATATACAGTACTTTCAGGCACTAAACGGTAACGAGCACGTAACGCCATTGCTAAAGAGATTTCTTCACTAACAGATGGTTTAGAGATTGAAGAAATAAACGGAGTAGCAGAGATGTCCATGTCACTACGACCAGCTAAGATTTCAGCCATCGCATATTTAACATCTAGACCGAAACCAGTATCGTAGAAACACGACATTGGGAAACGAGCCATATCTTTGTACTTATCAGTCAAGCTACCAAAGTTACGTAGTTCATTTGCTATCTGTGCTTCAACAGCTTCGATAGAAAGATCACCATCATCACCACCAACTAAGTAGTGAGTATTGATTTCAGTAAACTCAGGGTAGTTGTTTAAACTATCCGCTAAAGCAATCGCACGGTAAGGAATACCGTTATGATCGTTTGCAGTGAATAAGTTCATCAAGTACATGTCTTCATCTTCATTAGATACGCGAGAGTTAACGTTAGACTCAACACTTTGCATTAATGCTAATAGCTCATCGACGTTATCTTGGTATAAGAACATGTCACCGAATGGACCATCTACGTCATTGTCTTCAGATACATATTGACTTTCATAGATGTCAGGTAAATAAAGATCTTGTTCGTATATTGGATGGTACGCATCTGGTTTTAAACAGAAGTCGATTGAACGAGAACCATAAAAAGTATTCCAAACGTTCGCAGCGTATTTAGGATTTTCTTTTAATACGATTTCAAGACGGTGGAAATAAGCTTTTTGATCAAGCATTGAATCTTCATCAACTGGGCTAATACTGTTCGTTTTAGGAGAAGAGAAACGTAGACCGATGCCGTCACCTAAAGAGCCAGCCCATTTAGCTGGAATGTCTAGGATCTTATAGATCTGAGACGTAGCACCTTCTTTAGTCTGAATGCCTGGAACTTTAGTACCATCGCCCATTGAATCAAAATCAAGATTCGTAAGTACTGGGATGATTGAAAGACCTGGAACAGCTTCGCCAGTTGGAACTTTATCACCTTGGTCAGTAATGAAGTGACCTTCATCATCAACTTCGTATAAAGGAATTTCAGTTTGTAAAACGTCATATGCAATTGTCATACCAGCAATGGCAGAACCAGGCATGTCTAAACGTTTGAAGAAAATTGGATTTGGCGCACCTAAACAACCCTTGATAAAAGGAGTTGTGTGAGTAGCGTATTTACCACGATAATCTAATGTATTTTCATGATAACGACGAGTAAATAAAACACCATCATTATAAGTTGCTTTATTTGTTCCCCATGCAGCAGGACCCATGAACCATGGTAAATGCTGTGGTGTATTCTCAGCTTCCGGCACTTGCGTGGCGATAGACTGATCCTGAATACCCAAGAAGGTAATTTTAGGATGTACTTTCATTGCTTACTCCTTTGACGTTTTATAGTCGGGTTTATGTTATGATATCATATAATCAAATAAGCTAAGGATTACTACAATGAAAACCCCTTCAGAAACAACAGCTGGTGTCATCTCTAGCAAGAGATTTAAAGACCTAGATTTTAAACTTAAACGTGCATTACTTGAGGGTGCGTTACCTAACCTAGTAAAGGGCATTAAGTTATTCGGTTTGGTCGACAATAAAGATATACGTATTGAAGACATTCCACCTTTTCTTGATCCAGTCAAAGTAGATGATTCTTGGATAATCGATCTAAGATCACTTAAAAGTAAGGTACTTTATCAGGGTAGTAATATTTCATTACCTGATGATGGTTCTATAGGATTACTGAAAAGAACAGCATTCGCATGTATGCATTGGGAATCAGATGCTAGTACTTACGATAGCTTAGGTAACTTCGGTATTATTTGTTTTGGTTTTTGGATAGGCAATATCATTTCAAACAGTGAAGGTTTACAGATAACTGACCGTAACCGTTTAATAGTTGCTGCTATGTTTTGGGCATGGACACAGAAGAATATCATTGGTAGAAAGCGTGATGATGAACTATCAGCCGATGAAGAAATGACAGCGGTTAGCGTTATCTCTGGCAACGTAGGCATTGAGCGTTCTGAGATTTTATCTATCGTTCGTTCATTAGGTCACATATCGGATATCTTTTCTTTTATATCTGCAATCAAGAAACTGAACATCAATCGTTTACGTAGCATCGATTCAGGTACATTAATTACACTGGTAGGTAACAGTTGGTTTGGCTTCATTGACAATAAGCATATGTTAGCTATCGCACTGGAGTACCCTCCGTACTTCTACTCAATCGTTTATGAAGCTCTTGAGAGTCCGCGTCTTTATAAGAAGACAAACATTGCAGGCGTTGTAGAGAACCAGCGTACAAACCATACGCTTCGTTCTTTTAAAGCTAACTTCAAAGACCTTATCAGTTCACTAGACGATAACTAAGGATTAAACATGAAAGAGAGCGTTTTACTACACGCTCTCCAGAATGCTTGGGCTAACCCATTAGTCGATCAGCCAGTACGTTTAAAACCGGCTAAATTAACAGGCATTAACGGAGAGTTGATTTCATTCGATTATTTCAATACTCGCTATCCATTACCTAATAGAACAGAACGTTTTCATATCTATCACATTGGTGTCTATTCTAGCAACGCTGTACTCCTTACAAAACTAAGTCAGTACGTATGGACGTCTATGGATGATTTGGTAACTAAGCAAGACTTTATCTTTCATGGTTATACAGACGATGGGATGTTCATTCCTAATCACGATGTATTTGTAATCCTATCAAGTGATAATGATTTAATCTTTGCGGTGCGTGAAAGAAAGCAGTACGACCTTTATAGAAAAACCTTCTATACTAGATTCCAGCAAAACGCATACTTTGCTTCTGAGTTTTCGACAGCTCCACTAGATTCAACAGCTAAAGGCAAACAGATAACTACTGATAGCGAACTGATTTCTTTAAGACAAGAAATTATTAAACATCAGAAATATGAAGGACATACCTTTATTTATAAAGATGGTTATTTGATTGATTCAGATACAATGCAAGATGTTAAGATTGGTAGTAACTTAAGCTTTGTTTATGACAGTTCTATAAAAGAAGTTATCGACTTTAAGTTAGATGAATTAGATACTTACCTATCAGCTATCGATGTCAATACCAAATACGTGCTACATCCTAATAAAATAACGAATCCTGGAACGACTGTCGACTATGTTGACGATGTCGATTTCTATCTGGTACACAAAGATCCATCAGGTGGTGAAACGAAAGGCGTTCTTATTTACAGACATAAAACTACAGACTCTCGCTCATTGACGCATAGAGACTGGGGTCTTAACTATGATCAAGTTCAGTTCTTATTAGATATCACTAAAGACATAGCTGATTATTACATTCGTGCCTATGTTCGTCACAGTGGACATGATAAGCGTCTTAATTTATCGGAAGATAGGATTCATGAGTTCTATAAAATGTCTGACGACGCTATCTACGAATCATTAACTGGTAAATCATCTTTAATGCCGGAATGGACTGCTACTGGTTTAGAGTTGTCGGATTACATGCAGTTAGTTGCTAGTCCGTATAAACAGCTAGACGTCAGTGACGTCATACGTGGTTATGGTTATACCTCTTTAGCTAAAGCACTGGGACAGGCCAGTATAGAGGCACTCGAATCTAATATCCCTTTAGGTCACGCTCTAAATGAAAACGTTACTGTTTTTGAATATTCAGTAATTGGCAATTTAATTGGTTTCCATTATCATCCAGCTGGCAGTAGCTATATACCTAGTTCATCTGAATGTTCTTTCATAACCGTTCTTTATGGTAAGCCTGGAAGTGAATATAGCTATGTCGATTACGATTCGTCTGAGAAAGCAGATCCTAATCTAGACATACGAGTATTTGACTGTCCTATTATTGACGGTATTCCAGACAGAAAATGGAAAGAGATTACTAATGAAACTAATAAATATCGAATTGAAGACGGTGAGATAATTTGGACGATTGATAAAGATGGTCGCTATGCTATCGTTGTTGATAACTCTATCTTAAAAATACACCAAGGTTCAATGACTGTTGATGATGGTATTATTGAAATAGACATACCTAGTGAAATGGGACTGATTCCTGAAAAGGTAGACGTGTTTATTAACTCTAAGCACTTAGCCGCCGATATAGACTATAGACGTATAGATAATGAGATAGTTATTTTAAACACTCGTTACTACGACTCTAAAGAAACTATCAATTTCATCATAGTCTGTAAAGGCATTGAAACTAAAATGTCTAAATATGAAATCCAAGAGAAAACGGGTTTTGTTATCAATGGTAAGATGGCAGTCGATAAAGAATATGACTTAAAAGATGATAAAGTTCTTTTCTGTTATATGGATGGTCGTTTAATACTTCAAGAGAAGATAGCGTGGGAAGAAGACGGTACTGGTATGACTCGTCCTGGTTTCAATGGCTTTCCTTTCTCTATAACGGAAGCTTATGTCACGTTACCTAAACTAGTTGATTATGATCACTACCCTCGTCGTCAATACAGTAAAGAAAGAGATCAGGCCATCACTGCCTTATTCTCAGGCATGGGTTTATACGATAAACAAGACAGTCCTTCTGTAATGACGGATTACGTACTGTACTCACCATTTATGTCATACATAATCAACGACATTGTCAAGGGGCTGAGAGAACCATTAGAAGCTCATGACTCTATCGATAAATATAACGATTGGTGTGAACGGTACTATAAATATCTTGACTATGATCCATGTGTTAAATTCACTAACCAACAGATGCAGTATGTCAAAATACTTCCGTCCATTCATATTAGTGAACGTGTATCTGAGAAAGAGTATTCTTTCTTTGCTCGTATCATTGAGATTTATTTAAAGGACCGCATCATATTGCGAGATAGTGTGGTGATTCAATAGAGGTACAAAGAACATGTCAAACCTTTTTAGTCAAATACATACTGACGTTAAAATTGTAACCTCCTCTAAAGGTAAAGTAAACGTACCGAGTGAAGTAGAGGGCGGTAATGTTCCCGTGCGCATTTCAATGCACGACAGTGACGGTACCAACGTAGCAACAGGCTACTACGATGGTAAAAAGATTTATTCCGTTACTGATAGTACTGAAGGTCTTCGTGGACGTGTTGGTATTAAAGTTAGATTAAACGATGCGGATGGTGATGGTAAAGTATCATTATCTGAATTAATGCCTAATGCAAGATTGGATGGTTTCTTCTATCCAATCAATCCCCTAACAGTAACTGTAGAGGTATGATAAATGGCCGATAAGATTCCTAAAACGAATCCCGAGCTCTTTAATAAAGTGATAATGCGTCATGAATTATACACAGGTCCAGATGGGACTGGTGAGATAGTAGGTGAGGTAGATGATTTTATTTTAGACTATAGTACGGGTTTCTTTAGAGTTGTCGACGTAATAGATAACATAGCTTCCATACGTCCATGGACTCCCCCTGAAACTAGCACTATTCGTGAAGATCTTGGTTTGATTGGTTTATTAAATGCTAACTCTAATGAATTTTTATTCTTAGACACGACAGTGACTCCACATCGCGTAAGTATTCCTAGCTCCGTCACGTTTGCAGGTAGTCAAAAGAAATATGCTAAACTATTCTTCGGTAGTGATCTGACTGAAGATAATGGCATTGTCATAAGTACGCATTATGAGAACGGTCGTTACGTTAGTGAAAATATTCCATTAGAACGTGTAATTGTAAGTGACTTTACTAACGAAGCACTTAAGACGATGAAAGAGTCGTACGTCAATACTAAACTTCCAGACAATGAGCTTGTAACCTTAGTGGTGTATAGCGAAACTGGAATGCCTACTGATATACGAGAGTTCCGCGTCTATAATACAAACTACGTTAAGTCTTTAAATGTTCGTGAAAGCTATATCACATCCATTGAATTGAACTCTAATTTCTTTAGTGAAAATGATTCATCGTTGCTTGAAATACCAATGAATGTTTCTCTACGTGATTTAGACCTTACTGCTACTATTCGTTATCGCAATGAGCAAACTCGAACCGTGGCTATTGATGGCAATACAATGCGTATCGATGGTTTAGATAACTATATCAGCAATACCGACGGCAAACAGGCAAACATCAACTTAGTTTATTCTTTGAGCGATGGTGAATATACATTAAATGCCGGTGGTCAGAATAAACGTATCGTTAATCAGAAATATAAAATCACCACTGTCGAGACAGAAGGTAACTATACTGTTAAGTTATACGTAGTTCCTAACTGGGTAAGTGACGATGTAGGTTATGTATTAGAATATTACCTTTACGATCTAGATCGCGGTGATTATTTCTACGCAACTCCTTTTGTTGAGATGGGCAGTGGTTCACAACCATTCAAATCTAAACAGTACGGTACTGAGCAATGGTTGACAGTCGTAATCGATGTATCTAAAGCTAACCGTAATTCAAAGCCATACAGACACGTACAGAAGTTTGCTGTTAGCTTGTTAAGCAATGGTCGTTCAGATCAAACACCTTGGTTAATTCGTTATGAGGACGACGGTAAATTGGAATACGGCTATAACCTTGAAGCAGTTGCAACCTATCAAACGATTAATGATTGGAAGATTGATATTTCTAATAACCTAGAAAATACAACTAACTTCCTAACTGCGTGTTTTTACGCATCAAAACCATTAGTCAATACAGCCATTGAAAAGAACACTCCCGCTCCAACTCACTTCATTATGAACATCAATGGACGTGAGACTGAACACGTATTATCTGAATGGAACAATACGCTTAACAGTACTGTAGGCGGTACAGAAGGTAAATGTATTCTTTTACATTGGATTCGTAAGATTGGCGGACAAGTACTTCACCTAGGTATGTCACCCCTAATAACGCGTACTGAAATAAAATCATTGGCAGTCAGTTCTTCTAATGTTTCATTTCAAAAACCTGAAACGCTAGCCAATAACTTTTTAGAGCTACAGTCAGGTAACAGTACGGTCAATGAGTTTGATAAGAACACGTCTATTAAATTCAGCGCTGACGGTACGTACGAATTGTTATGGACGTCTGACGTAGATACCCGTGGTGAAGTCATTCCTAATACTGGCTTTAAAGGCGAGTGGATAAATGGAACGCGTGACGATAACAATCGTTATCAGGTATCTGTAGCTATCATATCTCGTTGGGAGGCAGGAGACGGAATCAACTTCATCGACCTTAATCTCAATGGCGCCGATTACGAAAACGGTAAAATAGTGGATATTGCAGGAGATGTAATCTTCTCAATGGAAAGTGATTTTGCACCATCGGGCTCTGAGATTTCTATTTCAGTGGCGATACGTAACAAAGACGTTCAAGCTTCTCGCGTCATTGATACATTAACGATAACTAAAAACTAAATAAATGAGGAGGGAATTAGTCCCTCCTCATTATGTTCGCTATTTTGTGATATAACTTAGGAGCTAACTATGAGACAAATTAAAATACCAGTTGGTCAAATCATTGAGGACAGGAGCTTCATTGTTGACTACGTTGGTCAAAATACCGGAAGACTGGTTGAGAAAGTAATACTCGATGGGACTACCGAAATTGAATATACTGGTGATGAAAGAGAGAAAGGACTTAGAACCATTCTAGTTAAGAACGATGTTCGTCCTTCTGCCGATTCAAGCACTTTAAACATTACTCTAAACATCTCTAAGAAAACCCAGAGAAAAGTTAATATAAAACTAAAAGGTAATTATGAAATAGAAGTTAACTGGGGCGACGGTTACGTGCAGGCAATCTCTGGGGATGGCGAAACTGTAGTAGAACATACATATAGTCAAGACGTCGTTAATCGCATGTCTATATCAGGCAGTGCCGAAGATATAAACGTTTCATCGGACTCCATTGTAATTGTAAGTAGCTTCGGTAAACTCGGATTAAATAAAATAGATTTTAGTAACTGTACTAATTTAATCAAGATTCCAGAGTCTTTACCTGAATCAGTAATTGATCTTTCTTATTGTTTCAGTAACTGTCATCGAATCGATACCGGCAACTTAAGTCTCTGGGACTTCAGTCACGTCATTGATCTGACAGGTTTCTTATCTTTTGCGGAAGACAAGTTAGTATCGTTCAGTAACATGACTTTAGAAAAACTCGAATCTATCGATAAGTTTTTCTATAACTCCACTCGCTGTACTCTACAGTTCAATAACTGTAAATTGCCGTCTCTTAAATATATGGACGGTGTCTTTGAAGCTGCAAATACTCCCACATTCCTTATCAGTGAAGTTAAGATGCCTGACCTGACTACGTTAAAGAACGTTTTCCTTGAAGCATATACTGTTACTGAGAACCGTGGATTGTTTAAAATCACCGATAGTATTTTAGGCATGACAGTTGTAGAAAATTTGATCTACGATTGCTCTGGCATTGATGTAATTTTTGAAAATTTGTCTTTCCCAAATGCTATAAGTGCTAGACAATTGGCAGTAGACATAATAGATACTGACATCAAGATCGACAACCTGACGTTTGGGGTAGAGACATCCGTAACTCGATTGTTTTCAAACGTCAATGCCTCGGTTAGCAATAAACGTTCTTCTATTTTTGTTCTAGGAAACACGTTAGGGAAAATAACAGACTTCTATAGATTAATAGATAACGTATCCGATACTGATATTGTGTTTAACTTTAAGCAATTTTCACAAGAAACTCTGATTGATAATTTTACCGGAATGTTATTTAGTTTATCTAAGGTAGATATCAATTTAAATAATGTTGATATATCGACCATAGACATTACGGAGATGGTGGAAAACAGTAACGACGTAATGTTCAAGATGAATTTGACAATTGCTGAGCCCATAGTCTTCACTCGCATAGCTACAGATTCTGATCGTATAACGATAGATCTTTCAAACAGTCTGTTTAGAGATACTGTCGAATACCGAACACTCTGTCCTGGCGCTAAAGAAGTTAAGCTAATAGAGACCAAAGTAACTTACGAGAAAGATGTTACATATAGCCGAGTCTTGCAATCACATGAAGTTATCTGCTATGAAGCCATAGATAACATCTATAGAGAGAATGTCTATATCGATGCCTTAGTCGATGATTGTGGAGTGGATGAAATATATGCTAACAACTGGAAGATCTTTAAAGACCTTACTCTAATATGTCTATTTAAAAGGACTGAATTAATAAATCAGTTTAAAGAAATAACACTCAATGGTTGGTACATCGCCGGCAATTTAAATTCTAAGACGCTTTCTCGTTATAAATTAGAAACCGAAGGCTATCTAGTAAGATGGTTTAAGAAATGTCGAATAGATCTAGTCTCTATGAGAAACTGGACTATAGATAAAGTAAGTAATTTGGAAAGTAACTGTTCTGATATATCAGGTATAAATAAATTAGATCTAGAGAACTGGACTGTCAATGATATAAACATGAATTTTACGTTTAGTAATTGCGGTGCAAACATTAGCTTGAAGCGATGGGACTTTAGAAAAGATGTTATTTTACAAAATACATTTTCTAGTAACGTTAATTACAATCGTACCATAGATCTCAGCGGTGTCCTGTTTTCTGCTAAAGTATCTTTCTTAGAGACTTTTAAGAACAGTAATGTTAATATAAATTTACTTTCAATGAAGTTTAGAGAGCAGACGGTATTTAGAAATACTTTCGAGTATTTAGGTAGTTCGCCTGCTGGTAAAGACATTGAGATATTAATTACCGGTCTCGCTAGTTTAAATGTAGATAATGTAGTCCTCATAGATTCATTCATGATTGGTCTAGGACGAGAAGTTAAAGTAAACGGTCTGGAAGGATTGATGTTATGGAATCTTAATAGCGGCACTTTAGTCATTACTCCATTTACTAATACAACTCTTCCATTTGATCCTCCATTTTAATAAGGTTTAGCAATGGCGCTTATAAAGGATATTTACGATAGTAATTTATCGCAACTTAAGATAGATGCGGAACTATGTAAAGACATAATAAAATATGAACATTCGTTTGTTCGTAAAAATCAAGAACATGTAGATTTCTTTGGTTCTGCTTTACTGGGAACACATCGAGTTATCTGGGGAAATGAAGAAAGGAATAAATGGTTAGATGATATTTTAGAAGTGGATGAGATAGCCCTTCGTAAAGATATCTACGACTTGCCACCTGAGCTCAATCCTAAAGACGGTTCTGGTAAAATGAAGATCAAAGTAGGTCTGAACTTTATTAACCTTAGCTTTGTTTACTTGGCGTTTAGAATCAATACGTCTAAGTTACCAAGACAGTTAAGAACAGATGCGATGGAATCTATATTCAGAGTAATACACTACAAGTTTATTACTTCTCTTATACAGAACTATTTTAAAACGCATATGTCGGAGCGTCGTACAGCAGAAGCAGCATTCAATGAATTGAATGACCGCTTTGATTTAAAACGTTACGGTAGTTGGAAGAAGCTAATAGACATGCGTGCTGAAATGCTTTCGTCTACTAGAACAATCCATAAAAACACGCTTGAAAACTTCAATGATGATAAATCAGTAATCTATGTAGTAACTGATATACAAACTCGTATTCGTCGATTGATACAAGTGTACTTCGGTGTACTGGATGACGTTACTCGCTCTAAGCGACATCTAGTAACTACTTCAAGTATGGTAGATACAGACGATGGGCAAATGGTAAAAGATATAGTTATTGAAAAGAATAACTACTACCGCTACCTGATGCAAGTACTGCCAGACAAACGTTCTTTGATTAAAGACGATATTCTCTACCCGTTATTAGACATTAACCATTCTGCCTCTCCTGATAAAGTAAGAGAGATATTGGGTTATATATCTGAACACGCTAGGGATAAAGAAGTGACTGTTCTGTGTAATGAGTTATTGATCTTTGTATTTAGTTTTATGAAAGAGAAGAAACTCAAAACATCTCAATTAGCTGAACTAGCAACTCGTCTCAAAGCAATGTATACAGGTTCTAAAATTAAAGACCCTGCTATATTGAATCTAAGAACCAAAGGTGATGCATTAGTACGTAAGGGCAGTAAGTACTCAAGAACCGCTCCTGTGTCCACTGAGCGCACTGTAGTGCTATTATACTTAGCCATTCGTACATTGTCTATAAACCGTTATAAAGCGTAACGTGCATAAGGGAAGGGACTTAGTCCCTTCCTCTATGTTTAGTCTTGGATTTCTTCCACTACCACTGGCTGCTCAGCGGCATCGGTTGTAGTTTCCATTTGTTGTTTTTGCATTGAATCATGGAACTGCTTTTGCATCACGTGTAAAACTTGTACAGTGATTAGATCGAATCTAACAAGGTCTTCATCGATAGAGAACCCAACCACGTGGCTAAGGATTGATACCGCATGTTCAAATGATACACGAGTAATGTCACTACCTTCAGTTGATTCAATAAACTTAGGAAGATTATCGTCAAAGAACTTTTGAGCGTAAGTGATGAACGTACGATTATAAACTTCTGGAATTAATGTTTCGTGTTCAATGCCTACTGTTTTAAGTTCTAATTTAAACTCACCCAGCACTGCCATCATTAGACGGTTACAAATAACACCAGCTGTTTGACGAATTTCATTTACGATATTCATTTGCTCAGTGTAGTAATTGCTGTCTATTGCAATTTTACCAGCAGTTGGTTCAGCGTCTGTCAGACCCATTGATGAAAGGATAGATTCAACTTCCGCATCTTGCTTAGCCAGTTCTTCAAGTTCTTCTTCTGTATAAGGAACTTCATCGACTGCTTGAATTGCTTTCGTTTCACCACGACCCTGTAACTCTAAATCATCAACGCCCTGAGTTGTTTCTACTTCAACTGCTTCATTAACTTCTTTCATTTTCATTGCCTTCTTTTTTAATGTATTTAGAGATGAGTTTATTTCGTTTCTTCTCGACCTTGATAGACTCAAACATATTAGATACTGTTCCTGATTCTTCATCAGTTACTTCTAGCTTATCTAACAGTTGTTCTATACTCGTTTCGAGTTTATGCATAATAAAAGGATTGCGTGTAGAATTTAACCGTTCGATTAAATCGTTTAGCTTTTCTTTTAATGCTATTTGTTTTTGCTGCTTACGGATATCAACATTAGAACCAACGAAACCATCTTCGGCTATGCGAGTAGGTATCTTCAATGCATCTATTCCGTAGTTAGCTAAGTTCTTACCACACATGATGAACCAGCTTGCTAGTAACCATGCAAATACGGCATCGTCGTGTCCAGAGGCTGCGTGATCTATTCGACCATTCTTAATAACCAATTGACGTAACTGACTAGAGAGTACTTTATCGTAAATGTGATTCTGTACCTTAGTAGCCATTGTAGAGAACACAGTGCCATATAAAAGCTCACGGCTACTACCTGTCGTATTAAACCCGAAAAGGTCTCTACAGCGATCGTAGAACACCACATCACGTCTAGACGGAGGAGTCTCTTTAAGTTGCTGAACCAATGCTCTATTCTTACCTTCATTTTCATGAACGCGGTTGAACATACGCTTGAATGGATCTTCACCTAGTTTAACAAGTTCTGCAATACACGCATCGATGAATGTCATAGCAGATGATTTCTTCTCAATAATCATTACTGACTTAGGAAGTATAACCAATAACTTAGATACGAATGTTGCTGCGGTTAAAAGACTCGAATAGTTAATACGTGCTGTACCTGCTACTTTCAAAGTATACGGGTTAGTTATATTTATATCTATTGAATCTCGACCAATCGCATCAGATGTATCAATCCCTATTATGAAAGGAATATCTTTTTTCATTGAAGCAAGGTCAGTTTCTTTTATGTACCATTCAATGATGTAACGCCATTTAGTAATCTCAACGTAATCAGGAGAACGTTCAGACTGTAGAATAGCTTCTAGTACAGCAGTTGATAATGGAGATGAGATACCACCGGCAGTCCAACGGTTAAAGAAATCTCGGTCAGCTGCTTCACCTGTCACCTGTGTTTCAATTATCTTCTCTTCTAACCATTCGTTCGTTTTACCTAATTGTAAATGATCGTATTCTAGAAGAAATAGATTTGCATCTTTACGTTCACCAGAGCTATTGAATTTTACAACTTCTTCTAGTTCTTCTATATTTTTCATATCCATGAATTTCTCATGGAATCGAGTAGCGTTCTTATAGTACTTAAACATGTAAGCACCGCTACGTGAATCGATCTTACCAGCCGTTGTAGTGAATAGCGTACCGCTGGGTTGATTATTCTTAATCGCATGTTCACGAGCCACTGAACCAGATGCAATGGCTGCTTGTAGCATTAACCAGATGAAAGGTGTGAATGGTGGCTCATCAGAATGTAAGAAAGCAGAGGTAATACCACGACCTACGTTAGAGGCAGCGTCTTCTGAGTTTTGACCTACCGCAGTAAGTATCTTATTGCCACGTGTATTATAAGTGAATATAGTTTGGTTAGCCGCATCTGTTTTATCATCGAACACCATCCACTTAGGTAGTAGTCCTCGCATCTGTCGATACCGCAATATATTCTCTACACGTAACTGGTTATCTTTAGTTATTAATTGTTGTTTAAGATTTCGAGCACCGAAGAGTTGTACCCACATACTTAAGCTATCTGCACCAACTGATTTACCTGTCTGACGAATCTGTATTAACATACAGTCAATGCGGTTTAAGAAACCCCAAAACAAACTCATGTTGCCACGGTGAGCTTGGAAGTGTGGATGCGTTACAGATGAAACAGCAGGTATGAGCAATACTTCACGTAAGAAGTAAAAAGGATTGTACTCACATTCTAGATAGATCTTAGTCTTTGTTTCGAAGTCTAAATCTGGTCCATCTTTATAAACGTCTATTCCTGACAATTCAGGTTGGAATAACTGTAGAGGCCAGGCATTGTTTTCAACACCCATTCCATCTAAGATTTCACAGTACTTTAAAAAGCTTTCGTTATTTGTTTTATAGTCAACGACTGCCGTGGGATAATCTTCCCAATCTTTCTTAAATAGTATCATAGGGGATTGTCACAGTTAAAAGGTTGGATTCATACTATCAGACATAAATGAGGGCTGGGCCCTCACCTATAATTATCCTGCCTTATTTAAAGCAGATTGTGAACGCATGCAGTATTGAATTATTGCATTTGTTACTTTTAGATTGTGTCCCAGCAATGGAATGGCTGGAGAATAAATCCATCGATTTAAAGAATGAAGTACTTTAGATATCTTACGAAGATATACTTTACGTTCATCATTCTGATCTTCTCTACCAAGTGCATTATAGGCATTTCTATATTGCTTTATTTTATTACGGTATTGAGTGACACGTTTATAGTAGCGTATATGGAACTGTATCGCAACGTTAAGCACTTTAATACATTCTTCCAGTAAGACTGTCTGTTCTCGTCCGGGTACCGCTAGGACCTTGTGAGTGCTCGTATCGTAATCGCCAGAAGAAGTTAAAGAACCTCTTGTAGTTATAATAGAGTCGAGTGCAGAGGTTAACTGGTAGTTGGTTGTTTTCAAATCTGATTCAGTAACTGGTTCAGCTTTGTATTCTATTTCTACAGTGCCTAATAAAGGACCCGTACTATAGACATGAGGCGTATTGGTCGCTTTAAGGTGTGGGCTAGATAAATACTTCTTACGTAGCTGATATACATCACTAGCAATGCCTTGGGTTAAGAAAACAACTTCTGGGGCGTTGAGTGAATTAAAGCGATTAAGTAACTGATCTGTTTTAGGAAATACTTTGTCGATTAAACGAACGCTGTATTCCATGTTATCAATTGCTTCTGTAAAAAATACATCTCTTAACTTCTTAATACCTTTTAAGATATCAGACGAGTTAGGAACATCGCCGGTAGCTGTTAAGTATTGAGCATCGGGTATTTCAATGATTGCTTTACTAGAACCAGATGGCAGATCAGGTATTCTAGCAAGTAACTTTCGAGCAGTGATTATTCTGTTCTCTGCTTGGTTTCTTCCAGATGTCATTACCGTTAAGAATCTGTCAAACGAGCGATAGATTAAATCAAGTAGCTTTTTAGCCACATCTTTGATTATATCTATAGCACCTTCTTGGGAAACATTGATTCCTTCAAGCATTGTAGGACGACCGTTAAGACGCATTAGAATGATGCAGGTATCCATTTCCTGATGGAGTAGATCTAACTGTTGTATTTGAGAATCCATTTTAACTCCATAAGTAGGGGATTCGAAAATCCCCTACAGTTAATTGAATGTATTAAACAACAGCTGGTAGGTTATCTTCTACTTTAGCATCTGCGCCTTCAGACTTATCGTCGTTTGCAGCAGTTTGACCACTAAGGTGGAATTTAGCAGAACGCTCAGCGTAACGAAGGTAATCGTCAGTTACTGATTGGAACGTAGACGTCAATAGACCGTGAGGCATGACTACAGAATCACGAACGATACGACTCATTGCAGTTAGTTCACGACCAAGTTTTGCAGTCTGTTCAGTACCACCAAATTTTTCAACTACATTGCCTTCAAAAAGACGATGTTTAGCAATGTTTTCAAGAGTTTTAAGTGCAATTACTTTACCGCTGATAGCTTGTTCAATATCAGTTACAAGTTTACCTAGCTCATCTACAGTAAGTACAGGAGCCATCATTGATTCAGGCGTGTTTTCATCTTTGACTAGGCTAAATTTCATGCTCTGGATATGATCCGAAACTCTAATAGCATCGACACCTGATTCGCTAGTTATTGCAGTAACTGCATTTTTAGTTATCTTGATTTTCTTTTTGCCAACTAAAGGACTAGTAGCAGTCATTTCATCATCTTTACCGGCAACAAATTTAAGCTTGAAAATAGACGTATATGAAGTAACTACTGAGTCAGCTGCTCTGATTACGCCATCTAAAGCTTTTCTGTCAACATTAATCTCGCCTTTTTCTTTATCTACTTGAACTTTCGTTGCTACCGCCGCTGCTTCAACGAAGGTAAGTAGTTCAACAAATTTAGGATTAGCACCATTCAACATTGAGAATACTTTAAGCATTTCACTGTATTCGCCAACTGTACCTACGTTAGCTACCTGCGAACCCGTAAGACGAATTTCATCACCCGCTTTCGCTTTTGATTCAGTTTTCGCTTTATCGATCATTGAACGTAAGTTTTTAACGCGTGTTTCTTTACCACGGAACATGTTGAAGATTTTAACAACAAGCTCATATAACCACTTACCTGCTTGTTTAAGTTTTTCACCAACAGCAGAAGCCATATCTTTAAGTGTTTGACCGATTGCTTCTGCACTGTAAACAAGACCAGCTTCGCTTTCAAAACTTTCAGTTACTTGTGATTGAGTTTTACCAAGTACGTCAGCGTGGATATCAAGATCAGTACCTTGAACCGCGCCATAAGCAACAGCCATTGTAAGACTTGCTTGTTCAAAAGAATGGATTGGTTTACCAGCAAAAGATGCAAGAAGATCAAGTGCTTCCATACGAGACTCTAAAGACGCAACAGTTGTTTCGCTTTCTTCAATGTCTTGTTCAACAGACTGATCTAACATGTTAGATTCAACTGCATGTTCTGCAACTTGTTCCGCGTATAAATCATCTGGCATTGCAACTGACTCAAATGATGCTACTGGTTTACGGATTATTAAAGTTCTAGCCATTTTACGTTTTCCTTTTATACTAATGTTTAGGGTAAGATAATCCTACCCTTAAAGAATTAAACTATTTTTAACTTAAAATATTAAGCATCTACCGTGGCAACATTTTTTATATGTCGTTTAGTAACGCTCAAGATATTGAAAGCTTGAGTGATTAGGTGTTCATAAAGATGTTCAGGTAACGTTGAGTAAATCGTATTGAACGAACCCATCGCTGAAATCATTTGTTTTTGAGCAGCAGCACGTTTCACTGTATCTGCCTGTTCAGTGTCAGCTCTTTGTAAAGAACCTTTCATTGAATCAACTAACTTATTAAATGACTCGACCTCAGTAATACTCTTTCGCATAATATCTGAGACTATACCGATGCTAGCACTTAGATCTTTAGCAGCATCAACTGCACCTGCACATTCAGCACTTGACCAGCGTTGCATTTCAATTTCTTTAAAATCAGCATTCACTTGATCTTTAGGTGTAACCATTTTAAGCATGAAACGATTAATGGCTACGAAGTGATCGTTGTTACTGTCGCTTGCTGGTTTTTGATATCGACATGTAATAACTTTACTACCAAGAATAGGACCGGTGTTTGTCATTTCAGCGCCACTAGAGTCATCTTTACTTTTAAATGAGTCAATGGATGCGATTACATTATTGTTCACTGAGTTTAGATGCTCGTCTATTTTCTTAACCCGCGTTACTGCATCGTCACCGATTGCTAGCTGCTGTTCTGAATACAGAGCAGGTTCGCCTTTACCGTTAGCTTTCATGCCTTCAAGTAATGTAGTACTACCTTTTAGAAGATTAGGGAAAATAGATTTATCCAATGCTTCTATTAATACAGTAGTGCCGATTACATATTTGCTAAGTTGAGAATATGTAACGATTGTTTCTTTACGCATAACGAATGAGTTAATGCCTTTTTTCAAAAGGATCTTGGTATTAGGATCTTTTGAATATTGCTTTTCATTCATTGCTTTAACTGCAAGAATCTGCTTATCTAAAATGTTCTTGCGATCAGTCAGGCTCTTGAACCAGTTCTTTAACTTGTCTAACAGACCTTTAAGTTTAGCTAGTAAAGCGGCTATAAATTTAACGATAACGTTACCATCATCTTCGAATGAAGCAGTCACACCATCTGACTGCATGATATCTTCGCGACGCATGTCAGTACCTTGACAAACTAGATCAATACATACTTCAATATCTGCTAATTCGTTAGTATCAATTTCATTACTGCTTTCTACTTGAACTTTTAAATTTAATAAAGACGATATCTTGCCGGTTAAAGCATTTATATCGTCTATGTCTAATTCATGTTCTTCAATTGAATAAAAATACATTTTACATTCCTTATCGAGGACTAATCATTCGGTTATGTTTTGCTTTTCTTAAAGGATCGTTTACACGCATTGCCTTTTTGAATAGCGACATTTCTTCTTCAAACTTTTCTTCAGATGCTTCATAGCGACTTACTATCTCACGCATCTCTGAAAACTCTTTACCTGCTGAAAGAGCGTTCTTAGATATTTCCATATAGCTATTGGTATATATGTGAGACTCAGTTAATAACAAAGCACATTTAGCAAAACGCGTATATAGTTGAGGTATAATAGAGGAGAAGTTTTCATCAGTAGCAAATAGTCCTGTCATTAAGAAACTTTCAATGTTACGATTAGGTGACTGTACTACGAAAATGTTTTTACTGATTATCTCACAGTCAGATGTTGAAAATACCTGGGTCGGAGCAGATGCATGCATTACTTTTTGGTTCTGACTACCTAAACCACTTGAACCCATAGATGAACCATAGCCTTGGGTATTCGAACCGATAGCTGATGTATATGCGGTTCTAGGCATTCTACCTAATGTCATCGCCTGTATAGACATGAGACGACGATTCTTAGTAGCTTCAATAGGTAACGTCACTGTAAAACTAGAAGCGTCTATAATACGTTTCCAGCTATTCTTAAGAAGCACCTCTTGTTCTGTAGGGCCTACGATATCAATCTCAGATCTAAGACGACCTTCGATTATTTTTTCAATTATGTTTTGCTCTATTAGACTATCTTGATTTACAAAAGATCTTTGTGTACCACCAAAGGCATATTTTAAAACTGGCTTAGGTATTGTATTGATCTTCGTTAAAGCGTGTGTTACCGCACTCATCACACCACCTACCTTTAATATGTTAAACTCATATCATTAAAAGTATTTTATTACACGAAACCCAATACTATGTTAGAAGAGTAAATATTTCCGTGGTTTGAGTCATTTTTAATGTCATTAGAGGAGGGGTGGTTCCCTCCTCTGCTTATGTTTGAAATAAATTAAAAACTATATTATAACTGTAGTAAATACTTAGGAGACAGTTATGCAAATGGTGGCAATCACATCCTTATTAGATGAAGCTGAGATGGGAACATGGTCTCTTTTAACGTTACGTGAGAAGTTCTGTAACTTCTTATTGAACTATGGTTACTGTAAAGAAATAGTAGATTGCCCTATAGATAATTCTTTTTCAGATTCTAAATTTGAAGACTTTGCCTATGGTGTATTTATTAAAATAGATTACTCATATTTTGTTGACACGCTAGTTGTCGATGTAATTAAATTAGGACCAGTTACTTTTCTAACACTGGGTACGGAGAATGAAGATGCAACACAACAGTTACGCTAAGTCAGCAACGCAGCCTAAAGAGAAATATGCCTTATCGGACTTCCCAGAGTTCACTAGATTCATCGATAACAAAGATATGTGTAAATGGTTTCTCATCATTCTGAAATACGGCTTCTATAACCGCTACCATTCAGAAGATGATTTCATTACCTTATTAGAAATTGAATTTAATAAACTAGCAGATAAGCGTGAAGACGATGAATACATAGACCTTGTTAACGGTGACTATGGTTTAAACGAACGTCTGCGAACACTGGTAGAAGAAAGTGAAATAGCACACATCGATGAAAAGACAGGAGAGGAATATTTAGAATCTTACTACTTATCCCATTTTGTTGACATCGTGTCAGAACAATTTGAAGATATTCAAACTTACTTCTCAGAACATGAGAGGAACGGTTATACGAATGCTACATTTCCTAAAGGACAAGGTAATAGTAGAATTCTTTGGATGGGTAATACCGTAGATGAAAGATAACGCCATTGTATTTCCAATTGAAACAG